TATAAGATAGATAATAGATTAAAGTTATTATGATAATAATTTAATCTTATCATGTGTATAGGAAAATTATTTTAATTATTCTAAAAAAGTTCTTGACATTCATTTTGATGTATGCTAAAATAAGAAGCGTGGAGGCGATAAATATGAAACAGAAATTATTAACAGCGATTCAAACATATAAACAGTTAGACGCTAAGGCTACAGCAATGGCAAGTACAGTTACATGCAGTGACCCTATGTATTTTGCTGCTGATTATGTTGGAATGGTTATTAATGTTTATGTTTACAGATTTATCAATTGGTTAGAAAATAAATTAAAGTAAAATGGAGAATATCGCAAATGAGTAAAGTTGCTTCTAAAGAGTTAATTACAGGGCTATTCAAAGAAAAGTTAAACATTGATATTACTGGACTTAGGCAGACGTATATTGCCCCTAGACCGATTATCTGCAAAGAATGTAATTTAAGATTTCAGTCTACGGATGTTATGTGTTTCGATTATAATACTGATCGCGTTCTTGTTCATTGCCCTCAGTGCAAAGAGCAAAATCTTATTTTAAAAAGGAAGATGTTAAGCTAATGGCTTCTTCTCTTGACATTTCATTAGGTAAGATCAAAAAAGAATTATCTTCGTTATGGCCTGGTGCATTTCCGGCTACGTTAGATGAATTTTTATATTCGTCTAAAATACCAAAAACTACGCAGATAGATTACGAGAAAATATTCAGAGATTTATATACGTTTCTGCGTAATATTAAAAAGAGAAATGAACCAGATATAATAGTTTGGATATTTGTTCGCGAAAAGATGTTCGATATCTATCAACAATATGGCGACCACCCCAGAGATTTTAATACTGCTATTAAACGTGCTTTTGGCTATGATAGGTCAAGACCGGATGAAGATTGGGCAGGACAAGCTGGTAGAGACGCAATACAGGATAGATTAGATCGTCAGACGGATAACATAGACAAAATGGAACGTATCGAAAAGAACGCTCCTAAAATTGATAAGCAGCTTAGTGATTTAAGGGAAATACCCAAAGAAGATTTAGATAAGATACTTTGCTTAGAGCCTGATACGGAGGCAATGATAAAAGACCCTGAAACATTTGACTATGTGAAGGAACGTGATTATTATTTTAAGCGCAAAAGAGACTATCGTGATTCGTATAATCTTAATAGTAGCGCTGACGCTCCTCTGTTAAATGAAGTGGTTATGCGCGAAATACAATTGGCTCGTTTCGATGAATACATGGCCAAGCATCATAATCGTTTCACTGGCGATGCTCGTGATAAAGTGTTTGAAGGGTTATGTAAGGCGCAGAAGTCGCTTGGCATATCCAGAGAACAGCGTATAGATGCAGAAGGCGTTGCGAAGGATACCATAGCTGATCTTGCTGATACGTTTGAAGCATACATACAAGAACACCATATTGATTTATCGAATTTGTTTGCTCTTGAAGAGATAGAAATGTTATTACAAAAATATGATCGTGGCGAATTTAGGGGGACAAAAGAATTATCAGAGCATTCATTTAAATATTTAACAAAAGGCACATCAGTTGAGGAGGCGCGGAAAATATTAGCAGATAACAAGGGGTTGATGGAAGATTTAGACAAAGAGGCAAGTCAAATAAAGTTTTAAAGCAAGGAGTATGAAAATGGCTAAGAAAATAATTTGCGAGGACTGTAATCTCGATATTACCAATGAAAACAAATATAATGTCAAAAGGCTTGGCATCAAAAATTATGTATGCCAGAAATGCTATACGAAGAAACTTGATAAACTTAAAAAATCAGAATTAAAGAAAAAATCGAATTAAGGAGCGATACGAATGTTCAAAGCTGAGGTTAAAACCGGAGAGTTACTGAGACAGTTAAAAAGATGTGCTGAGGTTGTTCCTACGTCCGCAGCATCACCGATGTTACTTAATGCAAAGATATCATTCGAAAAAGAACAGTTACGCTTATACGCTACAGATATGGAAGCGTTTGTTGACATATCAGTTGGACTGATTGGCGATAACGCTGTTCAATATTCTGCATTGTTCAATGTTAATTTATTATGCCAGATATTGAACGGCATACAGGCGCCTAAGACCGAAGTATGCTATGACCCCGAAACGATAACGCTTTATCTTTCAACTCCGAAACAAAACTATGAAGTAAGAGGATTTAAAGCAGATGATTTCCCTGCTACGCCGGCTATAACCGGAAACGAAGTATTAGAGGAAACCGAATACGACGTAGATGCATTCCAGAGGATGATTAACGCCACCGCCTGGTCATTACCGAAGAAAGAACACATAGAGTTCTGTTGGTTCTATTTTAGGGGCGGAGATGGCGTTTTAACATGCTATACTACTTGCAAGGAAGCAATATCTAAATATTCGATAAACAATGGTTGGAGTGGAGAAGCTGTTGAGTTTATCCTTCCTCCGAAGATATTACTTAAAATCGCGAAATACAAACCGCATGAAAAGAATATTATTATGTCGATATTTAGCGATTATACATGCTTGCGTTTTGATAACGCTTCATATATAATAAGAACATCGGCCTCTGCATTTCTTCCGTTTGATAGCATAATGGAAAAACAGATGGAAACGAAGAATATCGCAATAGTTCCTAGCGTTTCGATTAACGCTGACGTGAAGTCGATACTGCCCTTAACTGGCAATGGCGAGTTCTGTTGGATTGAGCTTGATAATGACGGCGATGACAAGTTGGTTATGAAAGCTACGTCAATGTCGCAGAGCCATGGAACAATAAGAACAGCAGCTAAAGTTAGCGGAGAGTTTAAAGGTAAATACTCTGATGTTAAACTAAAATCTTCCCTTGAGAGTATGTCGGCTAATGAAATAAAACTTAGACAAGGCCCGATTGCTCTTATATTAGAAGCTGACTACGGCGATGGTGCTGAGAGCGCTGTTAATATGATCGGAATGAAAAAATAAATAGGATGTGAATGGCGGGGTTTCGGCCCCGCCTTAAATGGCAATACTAAGTCAATTTAAAAATCATTCAGTTAAAACAGATTGGGCCACTAAAAAACGATACCTTCGTATGATATGGTTTTTTAGAACATATCCACATATGGCTGCGCGTATGATGTTAGGTTTGAGGTTAGCGCCTCATCAACGTATAGCAATCAATACGGCATGGCAGACCCCAAGATGTATATGGCAATTCTCTCGCGGTATGGCTAAGACCTTTACGGAAGCCGTACTGATTTCGCTTTTAGAAATGTTATATCCTTCATATAAAATACAATCAACAGCCGGCGGTTCATTTAAACAGACCGAACAGACTTTTGACTATATTGAATCTATCGTTAAGAGTGAAGTATTAGGACAGAGCGAAAAGAATTATGCAAGAAAATTACTGCCAAGAGTTGATAAGGTATTAACGCGACAGCCCTCTAACTGGTCAATGAAGATGGCCAAGGGTATAAGTAGAGGCTTAGCTATCAAGGGCGGTAATCGTGGATTCCGTGCTAATCAGTTGACGGTTGGCGAAGCTAATGATATAGAACGCGATTGCATGGATAAGGTATTGCGTCCTTTCCTTAACGTATTGTACGACCCGATGAATTTTGATAGACGAACTGCATATTGCCCTGTTCCTGGCTTTAGAGATAGAAGAAAAGAGAAAAACTTCTTGCTATTGTCTGGAACTATTTCATATGATTTCACTTATTACTTCCAGCTTATTAAAGAGTATCAACAGCAAATGCTCGACGGAAATGACGAATATGCTGTTATCTTTTTTGATTTTGAAGATAGTTATATAGGCGAACAGAGCATTGACCCGAATGTTCCCATAGTAATTTATAAGGTTTATTATGGAATGGATTTGGGCGAAATAATAGCGCCATTAAAAGAAGAAAATGTAAGCTATGAACATTGGCTTGCAGAACAGAAAAATATCCCTGTGGCATCAGAGGGCAAGTTCTATCCACCTATTCTTGTTTATGATAGTTATAAATTGGCTAATGGCAATGACTCGATGGCATGCCTTAAGTTTGAATCAAGTGGGATTTGCTTTATGGGCATTGACCCTTTTTACGGAAGCGCTAAGGGCCAGAAAACACAGAATAAAAATGCTGAATTTGCTTTGACGATATTAGAACTATTAGAAGATCATGCACAATTGGTTCATTGTATTGGCGTTAGAAATATAGATTATGGTGGAGCTACAAATATAATACTTGATTATCTTAAAAGGTTCCCGCGCACAACACTCATAGGCATGGACGCGAGAGGTGGCGGTATTCCGATAAGAGATAATTTAAGATCGAGTAATTTTAGTCATATTCCTATAATAGACCCCACCGATCCAGATAATGCTCCATTCCTTGACCCTACAAGTTGTACCCCTTATCAAGATATGTTACGGCTGTTGTCACCAACTGATGAGTTCAACACGATACATAATGAGTCATTAAAAAATATGTTACAACGTAGAACTATTATAGTTCCATTTACAACACATGGACATTTTGATTATGATAGAGACAATCGTATCCCACAATATGAGAAAAGACCAGAGGCAGATATTGATAAGTTGTATAGAGATTTACATGTATTAAAGACACAGTTGACATCTGTTGAAACAGAGGCAACGAGTAATTATTTAAAATTCTTTGTTAGATCGGGGCAGAAAGATAGATATTCATCTTTCTTGTACGCCGGCGCAATGTATTGGAAATGGAGGCTAGACCATCTTAATGTGACACAACGCTCAAATATTCCAGGTGGGGCTTGGAGATAAAATAAAATATTTTAAAATAGTTCTTGACATGTCCTATCTATTAAATTACAATATAGATAGGACATTCTTAGATTTGTAACAATGTTTTATTATGTGTGGACGGAGGAAAAATGTCAAAGACAGTTAGAATAAAAAATGTAACTCCTAATGGCGATATCGAAACTGTAATTGGAAGAGTTACGGACATAACTATCACTCCGTCTATTAGTTATTTGAATACTTTGAATGATTTCAATGTATCAATTACACAAGGAACATTTTCTGAGCCTATTATTCGCGACTGTATATTGCTCTCTAATAAATTATATCTTATGGGTGGCGTTGCTTCAACCGTGGTAGATTTGCAAGTTATCATGGCAAATACTATTATGGAGATTGAAACAGATAATGAAGAACTCAATAAGATAATGGCACATATCATGGATTTTGTTAATTATGACAATCCAAGAACAATGATGGGCCGCAGACAGTTGCATGAGGAAATGTTTTTAAGTTTGTTACTTGATGGCAATATATTCCCTTATGAATATTGGGAAACCCGTAAAGTTAAAGGGAAAGAATATTACTTGCCGATGAATATAATGCCATTGAATCCATTGTCGATCTCGATAAGACCTACGAAAGATTTAATGGGCGAACAAGTTATTTATAGAAATGGATATAATAATTATTTAGGTAATTCAAATATAAGCAAGAACGCCAATGGTGAACAGGTTATTCGTAGGAATAATATGCATAGATTGACAAGAAGAGGTAGACAATATTTCTTTTGGGGAGTCCCCTTCTTAACAAGAGCGTTCGCAGCATTAGCAGCTAAAGAAAGAATTAAACAATTAGATGAATTTACAACCCAGGGATTAATTTCTTTGATAACAATATTTTCGCTTTACGATGATAAAGCCGGCTTAGTAGCAGATACACAAGTAGTTAATGCATTTGCAAATATGTTAGATGGTCGTCCAGGACAGGCTCGTTATATGACATGGGGCGGTCAGGTGAAGATGATACAAGCTGGCCCTAATGGTGAGATACTTAAATATGATGAGAAGTATCATAGCAAAGACAAAGACATAGCAGAGGCGCTTGGTTGTCCGATGTTCCTTGTTAATGGGCAATTACAGGGTGGCACTAATGGCGCAGATTATTCTGTAAAGCCGTTTAAGACTAACCTTGAAGATTGCCAGAATACGATTGGCGATTGGTGGAAATATTTAACTTATAAGATCGCTGAATTAAATAATTTAGAAGTCAATATGGTTGAATATAGATTCTCCGCCGTTAATCTTGATAATGACGCAGTTCTGATAAGCAAAGTAGACAACATGAGAGATCGTGGTATATTGTCAGATACAAGCTCTGCATTGAAACTTGGAGTATCTTCCAAATTGGAACAGACTCTGGTTAATAAAGAAAGAAAAGAACAGGAAGAAAATCCAGATTATAAATTTGGCACTCCTCCTTCGGTTCCGTTCCAAGGTCAGGGCGGATTAAATGGCGCTCCTGCACAGACAACTAAAAATGGTGGAAATGGCAGACCTAAAGCGACAGATCCAAGTAATCCTAAAGATAAAGTGCAGAAGCAGAATGATAGCCAGAAACGAAAACTTAATGTTAAAGCCAGCATTATGGAGATTTCTGAAGATTTAGTGACAGCAATGCTTAATGGTATAGAAGCACAAAGCGATTTACAGAAGAAACTTGAATTACCTCTAATTACTGCATGTCAAATTACAAATCTTTTCTGTAATAAAATAGCAGATGAAATAGATAGCCCCAAAGAATTTTTTGAAGTAGCAATGGCACAGTGTAATGAGTTCTCGATTGACTTACAGCAAGATGTTATTAAAGGCAGTGTTAATACAGATAAAGCCAAAGATATGACTAAGAAATTAGTTGATGATTTGTATATTAAGTATTTACAGAACACGATTGCTCATGAAGTAGAGGTAAGATAATGAAGATAGATTTTGAAAATTATGAAGTTACGATTGCTGATGGCCTTGAAACCCATTATATAGATGAAGCAAAATGTAAAAGAGAAGAAACTAAAGCTAAATGCAAAGAATGGGCGAAGGGCAAAAAGAGAGAAGACATAAAAGAGATACTTGAGGAATCAGACGCTTCAGTTAGCGAAGCTATGAAAAGCATGCTTCTTGACATGAAAGATGATGAGATAGAAGAGCTATGCAATGCAAATATTTTCAATTCATTATCGACCGATACAAGTGCAAATTCAACTATGGACGAGATGTTAACCCAAGTGAATTATGGGTTTAGTCCAGTTGTCGGTTCTTTTACTGTTGGTCACTCTTTATTAAAGTTTGGAGAACGGAATCAAAATAAAGACCTTGTTCCTATGGATAAAATTGATTATTATTTAAAATCCGTGGTTGGGCAAGGGTGTACTTGGAAGCACGATATGGAGATACTAATCGGATCAGTAATTAACGCGACAGTCCACTATCCGACTAATATTATGCTTTTAAATACTCGGTTTTGGGAAGCTAGACCAGAATGTGCTGGCTTTGTAGAAGAAGTAAAAAATAGGTATAAAAGAAGAAATTTAAAATTTAGTTTTGAAATAATAGTAGCAAAGGTAGCTTGTTCAGAATGTGGCAACGAATACCCTGCTTTAGTTAATATGAAAAAAGATCATTATTGTTCTCACTTGAAGGCTCGTTTCGAGCCTGGGTCACAAGTAAGCAGAATAATGACCAACTTTATTCCTATTGGCGAGGGCGTCACAGATAAGCCGGCATTCGGAGAAAGCAAAGCATTAATCGCGGCCAGCAAAACAGAGGTTGTGCGTTTAGCACAGGCAGTTGAAGAACTGAATAAATTAATTAAATCTAAAATAAGATAGGTGATAAAATGAAAGACTTTGAAGCAATATTAGCTAAGATAGCAGAAAATACAAAACTGCTTGACGATAAAGTTGTCATTGATCCGATTGTTCTTGACGAACTTAAATCGGCAAACGCAGCGTCTGTAGAATCTGTTACTGCTGCTAATGCTAAAACCGCTGAATTAGAGGCAAAATTAGAATCTGTTTCTGCAAAATGCGATACTTTTGAAACGGAAAAAATCATAAGCGAATGTAGCGCCTATGTTGAAAAAACAGAAAAAGAACTCGTACAAGCCTCTATAAGAAAAGAAGCTGAAGTTAATCGTAGAAAAGAAGAGTTGGCTAAAGCCGGAGTGACTAGCGAAAAAGCAATAGCTATGGCCGTTTCTGTTAACGAAGAAGGGTTCGAGACTATGCTCGCTACGTTCTCCGAAGTTGCCGTTGCTGAACAGAAAAAAGTTATTGAAAGTAAAAAAGTAGACATTCAGAAAGGCCAAGAGGAATTAGCGACTATCGTTGCTAATACTGGTGGCGCCTCTGAGATGGACTTAAGCGAAAAAATGTCGTTCTCTGAGAAATTCAGAACCGTTAGCAAGAAAGCTATCGATAAAATATCAAAGTAAAATAATTGAAAGTGAGTGAGAGTAATGAGACTTTTAAATGAACCGAAAAATGAAAAATACGCAGTAGCACATGCCGCTATGATATCTGGCGATTTCGTATACATCAATTCCGATGGCGAGGCCGCAACTCCGACTGATGCTAGCACCGCAGCAACCGCTAGATTTTTAGCTGTCAAAAACCCTGAATTTTCTTGCCAGTATGCTGGTTTCTCGAATGTAATCGCCGCTGGCGACCAGGTTCGTCTTTCTAACGCATGTCGCGTAGAATTTAGCACCCCGAATTTAAATCTGCCTACGGACAACTTCGCAACCGAAACCGTTGGCGCTTACCTTGGCATAACCAATTCTGGTAAAGTAGCAAAAGTTGGCTCGTCTGCCGCTAATACTACGACCTTTATGCGTTTCGTTTCCTTCGTGGGCAATACCAATTCTGGTATCCTCGTAGCAGACGTTGACTTCATGATCTAATTAACGAATAAAATGAAAGTGAGTGAATAGAATGAGAACCAATTATTTAACCAAAAAAGATAAAGAAAGCATCGAAACCATAGTAGCATCTTACAAAGAAGTTTTAAAAGATGCAAAAGACGCATCGCACGATGAGTTAGTTAAAGCCGGCACGTTCGTAGTTAACGACTATATCGAATCAAATCCCTCGCTGTTAGACCTCAGCTCCTTACTGTTTAATCCTGGCACGGTCAATGGCGACATCCTCGACGTAGAACTCGGCTACGGCGGAATCGCGTATATGCATGAAATAGGCTCCTCGGCAATTCTGTCTCAGGCGTATATTGATCGCGTATCGACCAAACTGAATCGTTTTTCGTTCGCATCCAAAATCGACGTTAACGCAGTTCGCACTCAGAATGTTGTAAAACTTCTGGAAGACGCTGCTGAAATTCGTTTCAAACTTGGTCTGCGCAAATTCAAATATATCTGGGAACTCGTAAAAGCTACGATAACCACTGGCGACCCGATATACATATCGGCAGCTACCGTTAACAAAACCAATCTCGACGCCATCATGGCTACCATGCAGGATGTATCGGGTTCGGTTAACACGATAATCGGTCGCGAATCCTTAATCACTCAGATTATGGGTTTCTCTGGCTGGTCGGAAGCAACCCTTCGCGAAATCGAAATGGGCGTATTCGGTCAGTATCGTGGCGCGAAACTTATCGGTCTCAAAGACTATAGAACGACCATAGTTGACGCCGCTGGTGCCAAATTTGAAACGGCTCAAATTCCTGCCGATCAGCTTATACTCCTTGGTGAAAAAGCTGGCTACGATGGTGAAAATCCCGTTCAGACTATGTCCGGCCAGGAGGTCCTTTTAGGCGCAGAAGTTAAAAATACGTTCTTCGACTATGCAGCGATAATCGTTGATGAAAAGAAAGTCGGCGTATACAATATATCGTAATTTCCCCGATAGCGACTAAACATCGCTAATTTCACCCGATAGCTCTATGGGTTTCGACTCATAGGGCTATTTTTATTGGAATTATATAAATATGACTTGACATTCAATAAAAGGTTTGATAAGATAATAGTATAAAATGAATATTATGAAGGAGACAAGATACATGAAACTCTATCAAGACATGAACCCTAATTTAACTAAATCACAGAAGAAATGGTATATGTTTAACCCGAAGGCATCTGAGAACGATATGGTTGGTTTCTCGAAATCAGACGGCAGGGATATTACGCTGAAACCTGGCGATTTCATTGAACTTACCGATATTGAAGTTGTAAGCAATCAGAACCGCTCAATCATGATGGATGGCACAATGGTGCAGATCGATGACAAGAGATTAAAAGAATTAACGGCGGTAAGTGTAAAGTCTGCTGATGCACTTGACTTATCAAATAATGATGATTTAGAAAATCTCATGGCGCTTGATGATGTTGAGTTCCTTAATAAAGTAGCAGAGATTAAAAAGAGAACCTTCCTTAAACGTATTTATTCACTCGTGCAGGAAGACAAATACAAGAAATTACATAGCACAATTAAGAAAGTAGAAGAACTTTTAAAGGCAGCAAAAGTCAGATAGGAGGGCGTTATGAGCGGGGAATGGGTGAAAGAAGATCTGTTTATAAAAGACAAATATGATAATACTACTAAAACAAATAAAAAGTTCCAAGAAATGTTTCCATCGTATGATAAATTTTGTGAGACAATCCAGCCGGCGCTGAAGAAAGAAGAAGTCAAAGAACCGGAGAAAAAAGAGGAGGGGAATGGCGATGGGGACAAAAAGGATTAAGGTATTATGGGTTGGAGATTATAATTGCCCTACGGGATTTGCAGAAGTAAATAAGAATATATTGCATAGGCTTGTTGGCGGGGATGATTTCGAGTTCCATGTTCTTGCTGTTAATCGCGAATGCCCTGACCCTGTTTATCCTATTTATTTTCCTATTTATGAATGTAAAACTACATATGCATTAGGGGAGATTGCAGAGGTATTTGATAAGGTTAAGCCTGATATATTATTTACACTTAACGATGGCCATGTTATGCCGTTGTATCAGAAGATACTTGGCGCAAGATTAGACACATGTTCATGGATAGGCTACATAACATTTGATGGTACTCCTATAGCAAGGTGGAGAGATGCCCTTAATCATATGGACGCTGTTATATTCCCTACGGAATGGCAGAAGCAAGAAATCAATAAAATAATGCCAAGTCTTAAATGTAAAGTTATAAGCTATGGCGTTAATACAAAGATTTTTAAACCCGTGGAAAAGGACATAATTAAACACTATAAGAAATATATGCTTGGAGACCAGAATGAAGACGCTTTCATATTTGGGATGGTAGCGAAGAATTTCGAACGTAAAAGATATCCCGAACTGATACAGGCATTTACGATATTCAAATATAAAAGTGGAATTAAATTCACAAGAGAACCTATTCTTGTTTTATGTCCTACGCATGCGCGAGGCCAGTTTAACTTAGAGAATATGGCTAAGGTAGCCGGCGCCAAAGATAACGATATTGTTATAATTCAGACAAACTCAGCATTTGGCTTGCCCGATGAAGAAATGAACCTGATTTATAACATGATGGATGTTAACTGTTTAATATCAATTGGCGAGGGCTATGGCCTTCCCACGATTAACGCAGCGGCCTGTGGTAAGCCTACAATTGCAATGGATAATTCAGTTCAGCATGAGTTAAGTAAGACATTCCCTATGGTATTGGTTCCCACGGATGGCCAGCCTCCTACATGGTTTGGCATGGATATGGAACAGATAAGATTTACGCCGAATTGCAAAGTATTAGCACAGGCGCTTGCAGATACATATTATAATTGTGTAATGGAACAGGACGCGGATGAATATAACAAAGGCATTTATGATATGGCATTTAACGCTGCTAAAGCGTTGGATTGGGATAATATAGCCCCTCAGTTCGCGGATGTAATTAAAGAGTGTGTGGGTAAAAACAAGAAAGTCCAGGTGGTAGAATAATGAATGTTTTATGGCTTTATGGAATACATGAGCAGTCAGGATATGCGCGTAACTCTCGTGAGTTTATAAAGGCGCTTAATGCTAATGGAATGACAACTAAGTTCTTAACGCTTGGGCATAAAGATTATCCAGAAAAAGATATAATGCAACAGTGGGAAGCAGCAGAAGGATATGAGTATGACATTATAGTGCAGAATGTAGTTCCGCCCTGTTTTAAAAGACTTGGCACCAAGAAAAATATACTGATGACATTCGCGGAGACGGATAGCGTGGCGCCCGATTGGGTCGCTAAATGTAATGAAGCAGATGAGGTATGGACTACAAGTTATTATAGTCAGGCTGCGTTTATACATTCTGGTGTAAGAGTTCCTGTTAGGGCAATTGCAATGCCGGTTGATACGAAGCAGATCGTTGAATCATCAAGATTTACGAATAATGATACGCTGCAAGAATTAATTAAACTTAGAGAAAAATCCAGCTTTGTATTCTTTGCTAATTCAGAGTGGACCCCACGCAAAGGTTGGGATATTCTGCTTAAATCATTCTATGATGTATTTGCTGATTACGAGGATATATCGCTTGTTATTAAAACATGTTGCTTTTCTCAGGTGGAATCAACTTCATCTATCTTGGCGCAAATTAATGCAGAGAGACATCGCACTGCCGGCAAGTGTCCTGTAATGCTTATTAACGACATTATGGACATAAGAGAAGTCTGGCATTTATATAAGTTTGCTGATGCGTTTGTATTGCCATCCAGAGGTGAAGGCTGTGGCATTCCTTATTTAGAGGCGATGTCACATGGTCTACCTATTATATGCCCTAGCCGTGGCGGTCAAATCGACTATATAAACGATAATTTAGCTGTAACCGTTAAGTCAACATTAATTCCTGCGTGGAGGTTCCCGCATAATCCTCATTACAATGGAAATATGATGTGGATTGATACAGATGCAAAAGATTTATCTTTTAAGATGATGAACATGGTAGTCAATCAGCAGAGAGATAAATGGGAGATAGGCGCTAAAATGTTTAAAGACCAGTTTGATTTAAAAGGTGAAAAGATAAACGAAACTATGAACTTAATAAAGGCGGTGGCACAGGGATGAAAAGAGCTTTAATTACTGGTTGTACAGGCCAGGACGGAAGTTATTTAGCCGAATTATTATTAGAAAAAGGATATAAAGTATTTGGGTTAGTTAGGCGCTCAAGTTCAGCAACTAATGTTAATCGCATTAAGCATTTACTAGATAATGAAAACTTTGTAATTTTAAATGGAGACTTGTCAGATACGCCATCATTACATGCCGCGATTAGGGAATCTGACCCTGATGAAATTTATAACCTAGCGGGGCAGAGCCATGTTAGAGTTAGCTTTGACATGCCAGAATTTACAGCAGACGTAACTGGCGTTGGCGTAACAAGATTATTAGAGGCAGCGAGGCAACATAACCCTAAAATAAGAATATATCAAGCGTCATCTTCGGAGATGTTTGGGAAAGTTCAGCAAGTTCCGCAGACAGAGAAAACTCCATTTTACCCTCGTAGTCCATATGGGGTTGCGAAGATGTACGCGTACTGGATGTGTGTCAATTATAGAGAGTCATATGGCATGTTTATCTGTAATGGAATCCTGTTTAACCACAGTAGTCCCAGGCGTTCCGAAGAGTTTGTAACTCGTAAAATAACAAAAGCAATTGCAAATATAAAGCTCGGCAAGCAAAAAGAACTGCTCCTTGGAAATTTAGATTCTAAAAGAGACTGGGGGCATTCACTCGATTATATCCTTGGAATGTACTTAATGTTGCAGCAGGACAAGCCTGACGATTACGTTTTAGCGACTGGAGAAACACATAGCGTTAATGAATTTTTACATAAAGCATTTGAATACGCTGGGCTTAAAGTTGAAGATTATGTCAAATTTGATAGTAATTTAACACGACCGGCAGAGGTAGATTTGCTTATTGGCGATGCTACAAAGGCAAGAACTGTTCTCGGATGGACACCTAAGATTTCTTTTAATGAATTAATTAAAGAAATGGTAGATCATGATTTAAAGGAAGCGGGGTTATAAAATGAAAATTGCCCTTACTGGCCTTATATTTGGCCATTTCTCATATAGCAATGTTAATACGCACTTAATATATCATCTTATTAAAAAAGGCCATACCGTCCATGTAAATGCCATGGAGACTAAAACGGTATCTATAGAAGAACAGTGTAAGAAATATATGCCTCATCTAAGCGATGCGGCAGAAGTTATGAAAGGAATATATGTAGAGAATCTATATTCCGATGAGTATGATATGGCGATATACTTTCCTGTAGGCTCTATATTTAATCGCAGAGATGATAAAATAAAAGCAAAGAAACATATATTTTATACCGTATGGTCACATGCGAACTATCCCGAAGAATGGGCCAAAGAATGTAATAAATACGATGAAGTATGGACGCCATCTCAAGCTAACGCTGATTCAATAAAAGCAACTCGCTTATGCGATAAGCCTATTGTTGTCGTGCCTCATGGATATGAAAAAACTTTGTTCTATCCTAAACCGAATAATAACAAAGTATTTAAAGTAGGAATGTGCAACGCGATATGCGATTTCAAGGGCGCTGATTTAGCCATTGATGCATTTATTGATGAGTTTATCGCTGAAGATACAGTTGAGTTATGGCTTCAAACAATTGAAAGAAAATCCCCCAGTGATAAGCATGGGATGTATTACCCATTTCTTCTTAAAATTATGAATAAATATCCTGAGAAGCAACTAAAGATATTTTACTATGAGAAGAACTGTAACGTGCAGGAAATGGCAGACTTTTATAGGTCATGTAATCTAATAATGTCTCCTCATCGTGGAGATGGATTTGGGATGATAGGATTAGAGTCGTTGGCATGTAATGTGCCGATTATCATATCTGAATATCATGGACCACTTGATTATATCAAAGAGGACTACCCTTTCTGGGTGGGCGGTACTATGAGCTGGACGAATAAGAAAAGTGGGAGACATCATTTCCCTGACGGTGGCGGAGCAGAAGGCACTGTATTTAGATATTTTGAACCTAATATAAGTCATATCAAAACTTGCTTGAGAGAGACATATAGTAATTGGCAAGCAGGAACAGATATAGATTGCAAACAGTATTTAAAAGGGTTGACTTGGGAAGATGTAGTTGCTATAATAGAGAAACAAAGATAAAATGGAAGGTGAATTAATGCAAAACATAGGAATTGTAACATTTAAAGATAATATTGATAATATAATAGAATCAAGGCGAAATTTACCATACGATAATGTATTTGCTTTTGTCAAAGAAGAATATGAGCGCGACATTCAGAGGACTACAAAGGGAACCGACGTTCATATAAAGTTTATGCGCGAATTAAATGATTATCGTGGCAAACTTGATATGCTTATATTTATAAATGCGCCGGTAGATTTTATACAAGATAGGCTAACCCTTGCAAAAAAGATTGCCGTTACTAATAATGTCTTATTGCAGTTAGGCAATTATATGATTAACTCTACAATTACTATTGGCAATCATATGTGCTTAGTGATTGAGCCGTTAAATGTTTTTAAGCCGGCACTGAAACCAGTTCCGGTTCAGATCGTAGAAATTCCTACAATAAAAGAGATATCAATAGCAGAAGAAGTTATATCGCCTGTCGTTGCTCCAGTTGTGGTAGAAGAGCCTATCGCTGAACCCACGAATCACTATGTTTATATAGAGCCGATTCCGATAGTTGAACCGGAATTAAAAATAGAGTCAGATTTTGTCGAACAACCTATTGTTATTTCAGAAGAAATAAAAGAAGAAGCAAAAATAGAGACGAAAGAAGAAGCAAAACAAGAAGAACAAGTTAAGCGTTTTGCTAAATCGAAAAAAGGAAGGAAATAATAACATGAAGGTTGCCGTTATTTTGCCAGCATATAACCCAAATTCTAAGTGGTTAGATGATGCGATTATGTCTGTATTAAATCAAAAGACAAGTCACGATTTAAAGTTATTTGTTTGGTTTGACGGCGCTGACAATGGTTATATCCCACCAGATGATTCACGCATTATTATCTTGAAAGATAATACTCGGCGCGGGCTGTCTGGTGGGTTAAATTATATTATTAACCATGTAATAGGACTATCATGGAATTGTAGATATGATTACATTGCAAGAATTGATGCAGATGACATGTGGCACGAAGACAAGATAGAGCGCCAGATTAATCATATGATAGATAAAAAGATTAGTGTATGCGGAACTTGGGGCATTCTAATTAAAGACGATGGGTCGGTTAAAAGCAATACCTGGGAATATGCAAATCATACCGATGATATTAATATGTTATTCATGAAAACCCCCACGTCTGATTTTTTTATTGATCCTTCCGTTATTTTTAATGCTAAACTTGTTTATGATGGTTTAGTTCACTATAATAATGCTATGCTTGGTGGTGCTGACTATGAGTTATGGCTCAGATTGGCAGCAATGAATATTAAAATGGGGTCTATCCCTGAGAGATTATATTTGTATAGGACTCATTCTGGAGAACAAAACACTCGTTCGTCTCAATGGCAACATACGATGAAAGCATGTTTCTCTCGCATTGCTGAAATGTATAAAGAATTAAATAAGAACATGAAATACTTCGTAAAGAGCGATGATTGTATATGAATGACAATGTATCTATTATTGTATATTCAATGAATAGAGCGATGCAACTACATTTGTTTTTAACATCTATTATTGAAAAAACAAAGCCTATGCCGTATATGTATATTATCTATAGAACGACCGATGAAGCGCATGAACAATCCTATAATGAACTATTATCTATATGGGCGAAATATCCCATTAAGTTTATAAAACAAAATTATATAAGTGAATTTAGGCCATATACGCTAGAATGTTTTGATAGCATTAAAACAGATAAAATGTTCTTTGCCTGTGATGACGATGTTTTTATAAATGATATCGATTTTAGAACATGCCTTAATTTTAATCCAAGTGAATATATATTTACATTACGCCTTGGAACTTGTTTGACCAAGTGCTACACCAGACAATGTGACCAGAAACTCCCATTGTTTAAAGACGAAGGGAACGGTATATTATCGTGGGAATGGTCAAAGGGAGACTGCAACTGGAACTATCCGCTATCGGTCAATGAATTTATCTTTAGCACAAAAGAAATTAAAGAAATGTTAAATAATATTATGTTTACTGCCCCAAATCCCTTAGAGGCAACTATGCAAAAATATTTTAAGGATTTCGTGTCAAGAAAGGGATTATGCTTTAATCTTCCGGTCGCCTTGAACCTACCTGTTAATAGAGTGCAAACTGCAAATAATAATGTTTGCGGTCATATTCATCAAGATTTCTTGTTGTCCAAATGGCAAGAGGGATTACAAATAGATAGTAGTAAGATATATGGCATTATTCCTGAAAGCGCACATCAAGAAATAGACTTTTCATTTATTAAAAGGGGGCAGATTGATGGATAGTGACGGATTAAGAGAATTATGGGTGTCTGAACAGATAAAAAAAATACCGAATGGTCATAGGGTTTTAGACGCCGGTGCCGGCCAATGTAAATATAAAAAGTATTGCAACCATCTCGATTATGTATCACAGGATTTTGATGGATACGATGGTTCTGGAGATGGAAAAGGATTACAGGTCGGGGCATGGGATAAATCAAAAATTAACATTTTATGTGATATCGTGAATATACCCGAAAAAAATGCATCATTCGATGCAATCATTTGTATTGAGGTGTTAGAGCATTTGCCGGAGCCGATACGAGCTATAAAAGAATTATCAAGATTATTAAAGCCTAATGGCATCTTAATAATTACAGCTCCGTTTGCTAGTTTAACTCACTATGCCCCGTTTCATTTCTATTCTGGATTTAATAAGTATTTTTTTAATAAGTTTTTAAAAGATTTTGGGTTAATAGTAACAGAAGTAACTGCCCAGGGAAATTACTTTGATTATATGTGTCAAGAAATTGGTAGATTTCAATCGGTAGCACAAGGATATTGTAAGACATCGTTTTCATTAGAAGAGATTTCTAATTTTAAATTAGTTGCTAATTCACTAAAAAGGATATCTGCATTGGACACAGGCTCAAGCGATATTTTGTGTTACGGTTATAGATTTGTTGCAAAGAAGGGATAAAATGAATAAAGATTTATTTAAAATTTATTGCCCGAATCCAAAAGTTATATTAGAGGCTGGATGCCACGACGGAAGAGATACAATTGATTTCGCTAAAAAATTCCCAGAAGCGATGATATATGGGTTTGAGCCAGTTCCCAGATTATTCAACAATTTATTAGCAAAAACTAAGGAATATAAAAACATTAAAATATTTAATTTAGCGTTATATAATCACAATAATATATCTGATTTTTATGTATGCTCTGGTTTTGCAGATGCTTCTAGTTCTGCGTTAAAACCGAAAGATCACTTAAAATGTTTTCCTCAGATATTATTTAAAGACGAAGATAAAATACAAGTTCAATTTACAACAATAGACAAATGGGCGCAGGACAATAACATAAATAATATTGATATAATGTGGCTGGATATGCAAGGCGTAGAAAAAGAAACGCTTGAAGCGTCTCCTAATATTTTGAAAACTGTTAAAGTTATACATTCTGAAATATCTACCCATGAATTATATGATGGCATTTGCTTATATGGCTCATATAGGCAATGGATGGAGGGTCAAAGGTTTCAGGTTATCCAGGAAGACATGAATAATCGAGACGCGCTATTTATAAGAAAATAGATTGACATATCGGCTCTTTTGACTTATAATTAAATTGAAGTATATACGGAGGGAACATGGCAATACATTCAGTTACACAAACGATAATAGATAAAATAAAAAGACAGGCCACCGTTGGCACTGATACTGATTCTGCTATTGCCTATAAAATAGGTGATACATTTGATGACATCTATAATGACACTGGCGTTGAATTAGAATTTATTGATGAAACAAGTTTTGAAATAACGCCAAGTTTATCCGGCATCGAGAATGGTTCATATCGCCTTGCTATATTTTATAAAGTAAAAGCATTTTATTTAGTTAAAGCCAAAGAGACGGCAACTGCAAAGGCGGTTAGAGTTAAATCTGGTCGTGACGAAGTTGACACAACTAAAGCAGTTGGTGGTTATGAGAACTCGATTATAGATAACGAAAAAGATTATAAGAAATGTGTTAATAAGATTAATTCATTATTAGGCCCAAGGGCAATTGATGTAAGTGAAAGTGATGTAATCTAATGGCAATTGTAGAACCTGAACTTCTAACAGATGATATAATAGAAACATATCAATCTAATATCACAGCGATCAAACATCAGCTTGGAACGCTTGCTGATATCGTTTGGAATGAAGAAGAGGCTAAATGTCCGAATTGCTATTATGACTCTGTTAATAAAGTATCTACGAATAGATATAAAACGGCTGGCCCTATTGCATTTTCTGGTGGACATACATGTCCTTATTGCTTAGGCAAAGGTATGCTGACAACGACAGGCAAGTTGAGTATTAAGGGAAATATATTTTATCCTGGCCTATTTACGCACGATAGAGAGCCAATGCAAGGCGGAGTGTTTGATAATCAGAGCGCTAATATATCATTCCTTAAAAGCGAGTGTTATGTTAATTCTGGCACATTTAGCGGTAAGGTAGTATTTGATGTAATGCGCTATATGGACTTTGATGAGCAGAAATGGATATTAGATGGCATGCCCATGTGGACGGGACTTGGAGAGAGATTCGTAATTGAAGTTAAAGTTAAAAGAACGAATAAGGTGTAATTATGGCCGATAAATTTATGCTATTTGAATCTTTCTTACGAAAATATCAGATGGGAAAATTTGTTTCTCTCGATTTAAGTGGATTAAAGAATGTTGTTAAAAAAATGAGAGATGCGTTTCATTCTGTAACGGGCCAACAGAGTAAATTAATGAAAACAATTAGGGCTGGCAGCGAAGCGGCAATGTATGCAGTAACATACAAGATTTATACTGAATATAGAAGGCGGCTAAAAGGCAGCAAGAATCCTATAGCGAAACAAGTATTAGATGTTCTTGGCGGGGTTTGCTCTGAAATGCAGAATAATTCGTCTAAATATTTTAATATTAAGCCAGAGGGTAAGGACTCAATAATGGTTCGAGCAAGACCATTTAATATGCAAGTTTATAACACGCAAACAATGAAGATTAGACAGATGTATTATCGACCGGCTGGCGTTGTTAAAGCAAAAAATAGGGACATTAAAATACAAAGTATATTTGCAGAGAATCCTCTATATGGTTCAAAGTCTGGACACCTTGGAATGGGAGTTATATTTGAATTTGGTCGTACTAGTTCTGGAACAATACGCCCTGGGCAAGAAAAGAAAAAGAAATATTTTTCTGTAGTTGATAATAACGCAATATTAAAACAAAAAAAGAGTGGGAAGAACAAAGGCGAATTAACTCTTGGAAATCAAAGGTCGGCATTGTTAATTCCAGTTCCAGGCTCAAGCAATGAATATGTCTTTAGAAAAAGGTCTAAATGGAAGAAAGCAAAAGGTATGCATTTAATATATGAAGAAAACAATGTTTTAAGACAAATGTATAAAGATTTATTTGCAAAAACATTATCAAATTATTTAAGAGCATCTGGGTTTGACATTAGGGTATCATTAGCATAAAGGATATAAAATGAAATTAAGAAGAATGGCAATAATAAATTTATGTTTTGAAGTGAAGCGTATTATTGAAACAGTGATAGGCAGAGATGACTTCACATATTTATTAGAAATGCCAGATGATGATAAGCAGATCGTATTTGCCGCTGATTATGTCGAAGATATTAATTATAAGATGCCCGTATGTGTTGTTGATGCAGATTATTTCGAGATGGAGCCTATAGAAATAGGTGGCTCATTCTGGGATGTAGCAAGTGTTACAGTTGATATAATCTGTGTTAATAAGGCAGAAAGCATGGATATAGCAGAACAAGTTCTCAATGGTTTAATAGGTAGTCATAATTTTTATGACTTCAACACAAACGCAGATATACCCGATGTCAATGCGACTTATGACCCAAGTTCATTGCCGGCGGTTATAACAACTCAATGGGAAGTAACGAGCGAGGAAGATTTTTCTCAATCGGTACTTAAACTAACCAATACCACCGAACCTAACTATGCGAAGCGCTATCAAAGCACATTAGCAGGAACAATTCGGTATATCAGAGACTAATTTAACAAAGAGGTGTTAAGATGAGTGTAACAACCCAAATTCAAGGTAAGGGTCAAGCGATATTCATGAATAATGATATCGTAAAGAGAGTACAAAATGTTGACCTTGGCGCAGATCTTGCAGTTGAAAACATAGAAGAATTGGCTAATGCCAGCTATGTAGAAAAACTGGAAGATTTGCCTAAAGTATCCATATCAATAGAAACCAATGATGTTGGCTCGATGGCCAACTTAGTAATGCTTAAATCAGGTACGCAACTTGTAGGCGTGAATCGTGACGCTACTGGTATTTATATGGGAACATATTATAAACCAGGCTTAGTAGACAGAATAGACGCAGCGGCTTCGTTAACACAGACCACGAATATAGACAATGACCCCGCTGGATATCTTATCGACCGTGTTTATGTCAATGGCGTAAAACAATACGATAGATTAACCCCCGTTACCAGTGGATTTACCGCCGCTGAATTAGACCAAACCGCTACTAATTCGGTTATGGTTCTCACTGGCGGAGTTACCCCTACGCTTCATGATGTAATAGATATTCATTATCATGCTGTTGTAGCAGACACCTCTACTGCCGTATTAGGCGTGGTAACTACTGCGTTAGATAATGACCCTGCCATTTATACCGTAGACCAAGTGTATGTAGATGGAGTAAAACAGTTTGATAGACTCGAAGCGGTTACTGGCGGATTTACTGCTGCCACTCTTAGCACTGCTGCAACTGCCGTTTTGACTTGCACTGGCGGAACTCCTCTCGCTGGTAGTGAAGTTGTCGTTGTAATAACGACTACCTCTGTTGCTGTAACCGAAACAGTTACAATGGCTGATCCCACGTTTGATCTCGACCATCAGAGATGCCCGTCATTTGTATTCAAAGTAAGCGAACCGAATACGACCGTATTAACCAGAAGCTGCCATATGCAGGGCGCCTATCTTGACTCGATAGAGTTCTCATATGAAGTTGGCGGTCTTGCAAAAGAAAGCTATCGCTTTTCTGGCGACCATAAAGTATGGTATCTTGGCACTAAAAAAGACATAGATATTGACTTTGCAACATTCGCTACGACTGCTACTGCAACGACCAACGCGATTGCGACAGGCAATACTCTTGTGGCGGTATTTTTAAATAAAGAAGAAGTAAAGAATGTAGCTAAATCGGTTGATACCTATGGTATCACTTGGGCCGGAAACATTTTAACGGCAGCAAGTGGCACTCCCTTCCTTGCCGGCGATAGAATAGAAATAGTTTATTACGTTAATACTCCTCGTGCATTTCCGAAACTTACCTCTACCAACACCGGAACTCGTGGTGGGCTTCGCAGGGGTTGTATTAAAGTGTATGCATGGCAGCATGGCTTTGCTGGCGAAAAAGAAAGATTGCTCCGTTGCCAGAGCGTAAGCGGCTCGTTAGATTTTGGCAGACAGGAAATATACGAACTTGGCACTCAGCGTTATATCGACAAACCGACTACCTACCCGCTGAATGTAAGGTTTGATATGACCTTCAATCAAGCCGACCTTAAAACGATGGCAATAGCACAGGGTAAAAATGCTGCTGGTGAATTTGCTGCACTAACCTCTATGGACGTTAAAGACTTCATAGATAATTGCGACGTTCAGATTGAAGTTTATACTGATGCTTATACTGCTAGCGCTACTACGCTTGCTAAAACGATAACTCTCTCTAATTGCAAAGTTGTCACCGAAGGCGATACGGCCCGTGTAGGTAACTCTGCCGGCCAGTGGAGAGCGACTCTTCAGACTGACAATATAACTTGGGTCAGCAGCGGAAATGCTCTTGACGTATAAACAATAACAATAACCTTGACATTCGATAATTAAATCGATATAATGATAGTGACGGCAGTGTAAAATCTGTTGTCACTATTATTATTTTAGGGGTGAAATGAAATGGAAGAATTGAAAGTCGTTACTCAAGAAGCGAAAGACATGGAACAGTTATCAGACACTAAGGCAATATTATTCAGTGGGGCAAAAGAGATTACTTTTGACGGTGTAACTATTTATGTAAGGTTTCCTCGCTTAAAGGAAAAGAATATTTTAGATAAAGAATATTCACTCAAATATCTCAAAATGATAAGAGAGAAACAGTTCCCTACGATGAGAGCATGGCGCAAAGAACTTGAAGCCAATGGCATGTGGACAGAAGCCGACGAGAATATATTCACCGAAGCGCAAAAAACATATATGGAAGCGTATAAAGAATGGTATTCTTTTAAATACGAAGATAGAATAGATAACCCTGCATTTGATGATGCAGACAATCATTACACTAAAGCAACGCTTAATTATATGAAATTATTCACTGATAGAGAAAGCATGTTCACTCATACTATCGAGAAGATAATAGAGAATGAACAGATTGTTAAACAGGTAGTTATGTGCGCGTTTAAAGACGCTAATATGACTGAGCCTTTATTTAAAAATGAGAATGAATTAGAGAGTTATCCCAATGGCGAGGCCGTAATTAATCTTGTAAGAGATTGCACTACCTTCTGGATGGGAGTTGGTGAGCGTTTTTTAGAGCAATTGCCCGCGAGTATATCTGGCAAAGAAAGTACGAACTAAGTCGTAAAGATTTAGGCAGTATGTTCGATGGGTGCGTCTCAGATTGGGATTTAAATAAAACGCTATTCTTAAGTTGGTGTAAGTTTTATTATGAATTGCGTGACATGACTCCAAAGGAAAAACCAAGTGCAGAGGTCATTGATAGTGACTATGAACTTGATAGACATTTGGACGATGTTATAATGAAACGAAAGGCCGAAGAATTTAAAGATAAATTTTGATGTGAGATGAAGAAAAGGGAGAGAAGATAATGGCTGGACAAAATACTTCAACTATAGATGTACTCATTAAATCTCAGTTGGACACTTCAAGGGCTATTGCAGACTTAAAGAGACTAACGGAAGAAGCGAAGAATCAAGCGAGTTTAATAGGAAAAGCGCTTGAACTATCTTTCAGTAAGAAAGGCAGTTTAAAGAGCAGTATTTTCATTGATATGGTTTCTGCTATTAAACAAGTTGAATCTGCCGTTAAATCATTGCCTCAAGCCATGTCTAAAACCTTTTCTTCTCTCGAACAATCAGCCACTAGAAGTAAGAATGCTGTTGATGAAGTATCAAAATCAATGGATAAAGTCGCTTCTAAAAAGACCAAAGCCAGGGTCGATGTTGAAGTAACTCAGACAGTAAATGGAAAGCAGCAGCCAATTGGATCGACTACGAGTGCTATGGGAGTTCTCGGCAAAAGCCGAATATCAAAATCAGGGGAACATCTATATTCTGAGTTTCAGGACACACAGGCAGAGATAAGGCAAAGAGCATTGAGCGCCAAAGAAAGTCGTAAATATCGGCAGCAAATAGAAAAATTAGAAGCAGCCGATAGACAAAGGGTAACTCCGTTATCTGCTCATCAATATGCCATGGATTTGATGGCAAGGCAACGCGCAGAAAGAATAACTCCATCTCCTAAAACATATACAAGTAAAGATGTAACAATGCTCCCACAGGGCTACCTCGATAAGAACTTCGGCACGGGTGGTCAAGTTGTCCCAAACATACAGGCATATGGCAAATTCTTAGTTGAGCAAATGGGCATGTCTGTTAAACAGGCGATGAATAAAGTAAGGCCATTAATACAGAAAGAAATTCCTGGCACTGGCGGGAATGCTGGCTTTAATACATTTGGCCTAAATCTATCAGAACAGCAAAAAACCTTAGAAGCGACATCGGCTTATTTAAATAAGATCGCTGGTGGCACATCTCGCCTTAATGAATATGGCAATAAAATGACATGGATTAACGATATAATGCGTAAGCAAGGCGATGCTGTCTTGCGCCTTGGTCGTTACTATATATCATTCTTCGCGATTACGTCAACTATACAACAATTTACCGAAGCTATGCGCCAAGCTGTTGCGATGCAAGACCAGATGCTTGAACTTAAAAAGTTCTTGCCCGAAGGCTCTAATATTGGTGGATTAAGACAGAGCGCATATGGTATGGCTGCTGAGTTTGGCGTTCCTATTGATACAGTGTTAGGTTCATATGCTGAATTTGCTAAGCAAGGTAAAGCTGCGAATGAAATCATAGATATGACTCGTTCAGCGCTACTTGGCGTTAATGTAGCATCAACTGATTTCGCAACAACTGTTACTTATCTAACTACCGCTACAAATGTATGGAAAGATCAATTCAGTGATACAACTGTATTAATAGATAAATTAGCATTAGTACAGGCTAAATCATCTGCATCATCTGAAGTGCTTATCTCTGCAATGCAACGCTCTGGCTCAATGGCTAAGACAATGGGCGTTAGTTTAGATCAGTTGTTCGGTTATATCGCTGCTGTATCTGAGAAAACACAATTAAGCGGTGAGGTAATAGGTACATCGTTAAAGACGATTATTGAACGCGCTCAGAGAATGAAAACACTTAATCTGTTGCAGGGCATGGAAGAATTTAAAGGACAGCAATTTGTATCTCCTATAAGTGGCGATATAATGGGCGCTCCTCAGATATTAGAAACGGTAGCAAAGAAATGGTCAATATTAACTGATGTTCAGAAGAAATTCATAGGCGAACAGATGGCCGGCTCAAGACAACTTAATGCATTTATAGCCTTAATGGAAAATATGGGCAGAGCAGCAGAATTAACGTCTGGGTCAATTAACTCTTTAGGATATGCTCAAAAAGCAAATGCATCTGAAATGGAAAAGTTTAGCAAATCATTTCAGAGATTTAGCACATTGATGTATGAAATGTCTACTGCCGTGCTTCTTCCTTTAATTGGACAAGTTACTAATCTTGTAAATGCATTCTCTTCTCTGGCGAGCATGGCCCCTGGCTTATCAGCGGGAATTGCAGGAGCGGCTACTGGATTTTTAGCATTTAGTGGCGCAATATCCCTATTTAGCACATTTAGAAAAGAAATAGGTCATGCTATGAATGCTGTGATGGTTTTCTTTTTAACGATGGGCAAAGCAAAAACTGTTGGCTCTGGTTTTGTGCAGGCGCTTGGGAATACTGGCATGTGGGCAGGGGTTGCTCGTAATTGGACTATAATGTCGAGCGGATTGTCTATGATTGCCGTTTCTGGCACAAGGGCCGCTGGGACAATGAGAGCGTTATGGGGCGCCATGAACTTGGCAATGGGACCGATTGGATTGGCAATTGCCGCTGCCGCGATGGCTTGGTCCTCTTATAGTTCGATGACTGAGTCTGCTGCCGAAAAACAGAAAGAAATGAATGATAAACTTGCAGAGGCGATTAAATTATTTAAAGAACTCTCTGCTGCTAAGAGCGAAGACCAAAGGTTAGAGATTTCTCGTTCTATTGCCAAGGGTCTTGGCGCTTCTGGAATGGCTGGAATGAAAATGGAGAGAGACCCGCTTTCGGGCGCTCTTATTCCTGCATATTCAAAAACGTCTGATTTACAGTATAATAAAGAAATTATGGCGACTAAAAATGCTGGCATTTCTGGCTTACCAGACGCAACTGCTAATATTGTTGATTTAGGGAATGTTTTTAAAGAAGCTGACACTAAGCTAAAAAGGTTTGTGGGAAAAACAATTGAGGATGAGAAAGAGGTCATTCGGACCCTACAGCTTATCAGAGGGCTAATGGCAACAAATCCTGACGTAGAGTGGGCAGTATTAGAGAGAATTAATGAAATAGAGGCATCTAAGAAAAAATATACAGGCAGAGCGCAGGACAAAGATGTTACAGATGCCCTTGGTAAATTAGACGATGAAGAGCTAATTCGACTTAGAAATATTCAAGCGGCAATGTCTGGAAAAACTGAGAAAGGAAGATTATCTAAGGATTTTTTTAAGTCTATTGGAAAAATACCGAACTCTGCATTTACACAATTACTTGGCTCCGATGATACTAGTTCTAAAATAACAAATATTATGGCTAGCTCTCAAGTGTTACAGCCCGAAGTTACTAAAAATAAAAACGAAGAGTTACAGGCAGAGGCAATGCTTCGTGTTAAGAACCTAGAATATGCAAGAGAAATGGCTAAAATTGAAGTTGAAATGCGACAGAAACGCATGACAACTAAAACGACTTCTGCGGATGATTATCTCGCACAGTATGCATACGCACAAGAACAGATATTAAAATATCAAAGCGAAGAAGAAGAGGCGCGAAGAAAGATTAATCTTGCGATTAAAGAAAATAACAATGATAACAAAATCGCCGCAGAATCTGCCCAAACTGATGCCAAGGAAATGATTGCGACCTGGAAACAATATAGCAATGAAATAACTGGCGCAAGTGATAGTATTAGAGAAAATAATGCTAAAATTAATGCTTTATCTGAGTCTATTCGTGGACAATTAGATGGGGCAATTAGTTCTGCAACAAAGGGCGTAGACACGCTATCTGCTCATTTACTTGATTTAACTTCGCGATCTTTTACGATTAAAGTGGCAGTTGAAGCATTCTTAAGATCAATGCTTCCAGGCTGGCTATCTAAAATGCTATTTGGGGAGCTGCCAACGCAATCTCCAGCGCAGGCAGCGCAGTCAAATTTCGAAGCATGGACAAAACGACTTAAGGAAGCAAAAACGCCGGCTGAAAAAGCAGAAATATCTAAAATGGCCCAAGAGTCATATGCACAGGATTTTAAGGCGGTTAAGGGGTCTAAAGTTGTCGGACCAGGAGACGCCAAGGGGATAGCCGACCAGATACAATACGCCAAGAATCAGAAAGCGCTTGAATATAAAGAGCCTTCCGGTGGCGCAGCCAAACGTGACCGTGAATCAACAGCTCATTATAATGCACTTGAGCGTATCAAAAAAGCAGAAGCAGACCTTCAAAAACAGCAGCAGATGTCTTCGTATTGGGAAGGCAAAATGCCCGATAAATATCTGCTCAAATATGACGCTGAAACGGCTAAATATGAATCTGAAATGCAAGCTAAGAAAGCTGCTCTTGCCTCAGAAGAAAAGAATCTTAAACCTGATGAAGTTAAGAAGTTTAAAGAAGAAATAGCAGTATTACAAGAGAAGATAAACTTACAGAGCAAATATCGAAAACAGGCAGAAGAAATAGCTGCATTTGAGAAATGGGAAAGCGATAATCGTGTAGGCATGGAACGTCTTAGAACTGAATTGTCTATCAAATCAGAAATCTATGACATGGAATATGCTGCTTTATATAGTGCTTCCAGATCAGACGAAAAGAGCTACATGGAATGGAAGATTAAATCTGCTTTAGTTGAGCTTGAAGCACAGCGAATGATTGCGATTGAAACTCAGAAGATAGTTGCAATGCAGAATGGTAAAAATGAAGCAGAAGCATTATCTATTGCAATGTCAACAGAAGAAGTTCAATTGCTTGACCTTAAGATAAACAAAGAAGAACAAATGCTTGGCCTTATTGATAGACAGCTTGACCTTAAGAAAAAGCAGAGAATAAATGAACAAGTTAGAGAAGTTCAAGGCATGCTTTCAACTGGCATATTTGACGCTTTATCGATGAAGAATAAAAACGAGCGCAAAAAACAATTAGCTGAAATAGCAAAAGAACTTTCCAAGTTAGGCGAGGACTCAAATACAGCGGCTTATGGTATTGCTCAAGCTGAATCAACGGGTAACATTGACGCTATTAATTCATCGAGAGATAAGTGGAATGAAGTTAATCGTCAGATCGAAGAAGCCCGTAAGAAAATGGACGAGGTAAATAATTCCACCAATAAATGGAAAGAAGTGCTTGAGAATATTGGCGATAGCGTTCTTAAGAAATTAGCAGATAAATTCGCTGAAATGCTTATCAATAAAACTGGATTAGGCGATATGTTCGGTATGATATTCGGTGGAATAGACGGCATGGGCGGCGGCGGGAAGAAAAGTAATGCTCCTGCGTTATCTGACCCTCGTTCTGCTTTAGGTGCTCTTGCAATGGGTGGTTTGGGAATGGGCAAAAGAGCAATGAGCGTTACTGATATGATTATGCCTGGCATATCGAATAGTTCCGTTCAGTATAATATTAATGCAGCGGGTGGCGCTGGTGGCGCCGGCGGCGGGTTAATGAGCATGCTTGGTGGATTTGGCGGTGGCAGCTCTAAATTGCTTCCTGCTAATTATTCAGCGGCTGCGAGGAATGGATATACCGGCAGAGGCGTAGATCAGATGAGCAGTGCGAAGAAATATGGCACATCGCAATACTTAACATCAGCAATGCTTGGATATGCTATTGGTTCATCGACGAGTAATAGAACAGTTGGTGTCCTTGGTGGCGCTGCTGCTGGTTTTTTAACTGGTGGACCGATTGGTGCGATACTTGGCGCTATCGGCGGATTGCTGGGGAGAAAAAAGAATGGAGATGAAGCGCCGCCAGTACAGCCGGTTCGAGAGATGTACCCTCTGTTCCGTAACGTTGACGCTCTTGATCGCAACACAAACGCTTTGTTAAAGTTGTCTGATGGTGTATGGAACGCCCCCAGTGTATTTGACCTTAACAAAGTACAGGCTGAAAGAAACATGACTTCACCAACTTTTAATATTACGATAAACGCTACGAGTTCATCGCCTAAAGCTATCGCATCTGAAGTGAACGCAGCAGTTAGCAATGCGTATCAATCGTCATTAGGAAAGATTGCAACATCAACCTCTAATTGGGGTTAAAAATAATGTTTGATAATTCTCTTCTATATGTTATAATATAATCATGAGGGCTAAAAATAGTTTGAGGATAGTTAATGAAATCATATAAAATAGAAATACAGTTAACAAATAAACAAATTATAATGTTTCGAAAATCAGTTGGAACATGTAGGTACACTTATAATTTATTTATTAAAGAGAATAAAGAAAGATATTTGCATGGAATCCCATTTTTAAATGCAATATCTTTTTCAAAATGGCTCAACAATTTTTATTTGCCTAACAATCCCAGCCTCAATTGGATTAAAGAGTCTTCGACGAAGGCAACAAGGCAAAGTATTTCTAATGCAGAACAGGCATATAAAAGATTTTTCCGTGGGCAAAATAAATTCCCTCGATTCAAAAAAAAGAAAGATAACAATATATCCATGTATTTTGTTCGTTCAAACAGTAAACATGTTATTGGAATAAAAGAAAAAAGAATAAAGATTCCAGTCTTGGGTTGGGTTAAAATAAAAGAATTTGGATATATCCCTTTATCTTGTAAAATAACTAGTGGCCATATTATAGAAAGAGCGGGGAGATTTTATATGGCTGTTAACACGGAAGAGTCTTTAGAAATTAAGAAGAATAATTATAACGATGGCATTGGAGTTGATTTGGGGATAAAATATTTTGCAATTGCCTCTAATGGCCAGATATTTAAAAATATTAATAAAACAACTAAAATAAGCAAAATAGAAAAAAAATTAAAAAGAGAACAAAGAAAGTTGTCTCGCAAATTTAAGAATAAAAAGAAAGGAGACGCGGTTGGAAAGAATCAATATAAACAATCTATTAAAGTCCAAAGATTGTATTTAAGATTGTCTAATATAAGAGAAGACCATCGGAACCAAATAGCAAATACTTTAGCGAAAACCAAGCCAAAGTATATAACGATAGAAAATCTTAATATTAGGGGAATGATGAAGAACAGACATCTATCAAAAGCAATATCTAAACAAGGATTTTATAGTTTCATACAGAAGTTAAAATTCAAATGCATTGAAAACTCTATAGAATTAAGACAAGTCGATACGTTTTATCCTTCAAGTAAAATGTGTAGCAAATGTGGTAAAATAAAGAAAGATTTAAAACTATCAGATAGAGTTTATAAGTGCGATTGTGGTTTAACTATTAATAGAGATTTAAATGCATCATTAAATCTTAAACAAGCAATAAAATATAAGATAGTAACATAAATATTGCTTATATATATACCGTGGGCTACACGGGAATTTGCGCCTTTGGACTGTTATACAAACGATAGTAGAGCAATCGAGGTCGGACAGGTTGAAGAAGGAATTACCAAAATAATTAAACAAGAGGTAGTATGGCAGCTAAATTTAAGATTAATAATGTACAACTGGCTTTAGGGCCATCAAATATAAATGAGACCTTGCCTCAAGACGGTGAATTTAAACCCTCAAGAGGCAAGGCTATCGTGCTTCCTGGCGTTTATTACAATGGTTCTCGTGTTATCAATAGAGAGCAACAATGGGTGTGGGATTTATTAATTGAAGACACAGCGACATTCAATACACTTGAAACACTTGGTTTTGATGGTGATACAATTGAATTTGATACAATGTATGGTGAAGATTTAACAGCCACGCCTACGCCCACATGGACAAGTTATTCAGGTCAAGTATCTGATTGTATATTCGAACTACACGAAGGCATGGTGTTTAAAGGTGATAAACGCGGATATAGATGTACTCTTGTGGTTAATTGCCACGATTAAAGGATAAACTATGGCTTGGAGTTTTATTGATGGTGTAACTACATATACGCTTGCTTATGGCCCAAAAACGGTTGATTATATAATCACCAATAACGCCATGAGAAAGAAATATAACGTAATCAAAGTGCCAATGAATCGGAACACTGCTGATTCTTTGTCTCATTTTGAGATTTATCCTACCTATACAATGGATTGGCCATTAGTTACATCTGCTTTATATGAAGATTTAGCCTCAGTTCCAATGCATAAAACGATTATACTTGTCGATGGAATTGTAGGGCAACAGTTTAATATTCAGATCACGAATAGAGCAATTAATAATTTAAAGACGATAAATAATAGCGAAGTGATACGGTCAATAATGATTTCGTTCAGGATGGTGGCATAGTGCAAACTAAAGATAAAACCTTAGTAAATACAGTCTTAGCCCTTAATGACGCTAATTACGCTAAAACAGCAAGGCCAGCATATTACATAGAGATTTATGAAGGCAGTATATATGAATGGCAAGCTGACCCCACAACTGCCGTATGGAATCGTATTGATTGCTCTACGCTTAATTTAAATTTTCAACAAGGTCAATCTAAAACTATATCAGCATCTCTTCCGATTGAATTATTTAGAAATGCCGGTGGCGCACTTGAATATGATTATGATACTGGAATTTACACAGGCACAGATGGCTCTAAATTATCAAAGGGATTTTTAATTAGAGCTTATTCTGGCTATTGTGATTTTACGTCACCTTATACAGAGCATGTTAAGTTAAGGTTTACGGGTATTATTGAAAGTATAGTTCCGAACGATGATGGCATTATGGAAGTTAATGGCGTTGATTTCTCTGTTATCTTCATGAATGTGCTTAATTATAATTATCCAGATATCAATTCATATAGAGATTTGCCATGGACCGATTCAACTGCAACTATAACGGCGCCTATAAGCGCAACTGACCAGTTTATTTATGTAAGCGATGCCACTTTATTTAGCGTAGGCTCTAAGATTAAAATAGACTCTGAGGTAATGTTAGTTCTTAATGTTACGATAGCAGAGGCTAAATTAACTGTTCAGAGATTATCTGGCGTATCTACACATGCGATATCCCCTGCAAATAAAGTCTATTTAGGCGATGAATATTTAGTAATGCCTGATGACGTTTATAACGATAGCCTCTTAAATAAATATGTTCCTGCTTATGATAACTGGCGTTTAGATTATGCAATAAGAGATTTATGTATTAAATCTAAATTTCCTCTTAATCTGCTTTCAATAGCATATAATGATTTTGCTACGATAAGACTCGGTAGAGCAGATAAATATCCGTATATGCAATCTAAATCTATATTTGAAAGATTATTACAGGCTAACTCTGGTGTGGCCCCAAAAATGGACAGGGATTCATATACTGGCGATGGCACTACTGGCTACGCTCCTGTTATAGAAAAGAAAGTATATGCCGGCATAGATGAAGATATGCTTAATGACGCTAAGTTTAAATTAGAATTTGGTCAATCATTATGGGATGCAATATTAACATTGACGGAAGGCTTTGGCTTTAAGGTGTTCTTTAATGAGCAGGGCGTACTTACAATCAAAGCGGTTCGTCAATACACCTGGCTCGCCCCATCAAATGGAACAGAAGAAAGCCAAAATAGTGAAATAATTGAGAATCATGTATGGTCATGGACAGCATGGAATATTAAGGCGCTGTCAACGCATAGATATACATTTGATTTAACCGTTGGAACAATACCAACCGCAGCAAGCATCCGCAATCTTAGAGTAAGATTTATAGCAAATACGTCAAATACAGATAGTGCGACTATTCAGTTAAAGAAATCAGACGGTGGTACATGGACAAATGTTGGCGCAACGATTACAATCCCTGCGTTGAAGAAATATCAATACTATGAAGCAGAAATATATAGGGCTACAAACGCTGATACGGCATTTGTTCCTGATACTTATGGCGTTGTAATGGTAGCGCCATTGCCAACTACAGCTCCTTATTTTAATGGACTTCTTTATTTAGACAATAATGATGAAGTCATATCATTTACTTGCGATAACACTTTAAATGCGATTGTATCATCGGCAGTTAATTCATCTGCTGAAGTAAGGAATCAAATGACCATCATAGGACTTCCAGAAAGCCCACAGCCTATCATATCAAGGTCAATTGACACTACATCCATATATAATGGCAACAACGCCATTAAGGGCGGCTCTGATGGCACTATAACCTTTTCAACCGGACATGTACTTATGGACGGAAGATATGACAAATATGCGTTATTAAAAACAAGCGCCCCTGCGATTATAGAATTATTAACGAGCAATCTTAATTTAATGTTTGTTTATTTAAAGCCACAAACAACTCCTTTAGGTGCTATTGTATCCTTAAAGGATGCGACAACTCATATTGTATCACATACCGTAACTGCTAATGATTTAACATCTGGTGGTATTATGTTTAAACTGCCGGCGCTCTATACTCAAAGCACAATTGAGTTATATTGTGCTACTGACCTATATATATCTGAAATTGAGTGTTACGAATACGATCCTGCATATAATTTTGTTGGACATAAAAAAGAAACGATAGTTGTTAAGAAAAATATATCTGATAAAGCAACCTCAGATTGGATATCACTCACACAATTAGAAATGCATAGACGTAATATTAAACAATTCTCGATATCCAGTTTGAGCAACCCTTATATTGAAATCGGAGATTGTGGCGTTGTAGCGGCCCCCGAAGTTGGTGCATTTAATGACACGCGCTTATGGATTACTGGCATCAGCACTGAGATAAGCAGAATAAGTTCAACTGATACATTAACAGTTGTTGCTTTGCCCCCGATGCAATCTTATATCAAACCTCCGGTTCCTGCAACACAATTCCTTGCTAATAAAGCATATGGCTTTTCTATTACAAGGAAACAAGTAAGTAGCAATACAGAAATTGCTGAGACTGCATATGTTGAAAGAACGCCTATTAGACTGCTAACTGCGATTGCAGCGATAGATACAACTTTTACGGTTTACTGCGATGAAACATTTACTATTGCAGCGAATACTTTAATACAAGTTGATACTGAGTATATATTAGTTTCAAGTTGTACTGTAACTCTGGATGTTCCTTCTGGCAAATACCGTGGCGCAATAGTATGCACCCGCGCAAAGAACTACACATTAGCCGCCGTGCATTTAATAGATGCTGTTGTAACTGCTAATGAGGTATGTGCAGATTTCCAACCTCCCGATGAATATTTAACTTTTAACTTCGCGTTAACCAGACAGCAAAAGGTTCAGATCGTTGTTGGCGTACTACATCGCAAACACACTCTTGCCTATGTTATGGAAGAAAAGATATTAGACGCTGGCGTTTATAAAAGAGAGAATGGCATACGCTGGGACGGTGGAATTAACTTTGCTAAAGTATGGCCAGAAAGCGTTAATAAGATATATTTAATGCCAAACGATAGCTTCAATTATATGTATAACAGGATGTTTCATATCGGCGCTACTACGGGCTGGGAAGACGCTAAGTATAACTTCTACTGGTGGCAGTTTGACCAAGATATAAAAGCAGGATATCCAGATAGCCGCAATGTAGCAAACGCAACATCAGCGGGATGGATTAAGACAGCAACACAATATGATGCTTCGCTTATTATTAAGCCTGTATTAAATGGCTTCTCTGGCAATACAAGCATAATTGCAACAGAGCGTAAAACTATTGCTATTAAGACCAATTGCCATGTGTATAAACTTAAATGGAAAGCCCCCATCCCTGCAACAAGTTATTTGGCTTCATATCAGCCGGTAAGCCTTCCTATACAGATTAAGACAGATGCCGGTGCGTATCAAGACATTAATGACGCTGTTTATTTTGATGCTTATGTATCAACGGCAGATGGCGGCAATGTTAATTTAATGAATACCACAACGACTAATACTGAAACAGCAAGGCGTTGGGTTGTGCCGATAGGATTAAATCAAATTATACAATGGGACTTTACTGATAGCCAGGGAAAGACTGTAACCGCCGGCTCATCGGCAACTGGCACTGGATATAAAATGACGATATTAAATGTATTTGATATTTATGGCGAAGGCGTTGAGGTCATTGTAGACGGTGCTGCAACGAACTTGATTGATGGCTCAATGAAGCCCATTCAGATCGAATATGGCAACTTCTTCGCCAATAACCCGATGTGGACAATAAATAAATGGAGCATTGTAGGACAAGGCAAGGGAGAGCCAAACGACCCATCAATAAGTGCCAATCAAAATCTGCAAAATGGTCCTTGGCATCCATTTCGCAATGGTGGCAACACAACGACAACCAATGTTACTAAGGTTAATTATATTGAGCAACCAACTGGCGGTCAAACTGGCACTGATGGCTATATTCAATTTGCCTTCTGGAAGAGCAATAAAGTAACAGCATGGGATAAAAGCGACAAGAAACTTTCTGCGCCGGCCTTGCTTAAACATGCCTTAGAACAAACAGTTAAGATATCGACAGAAATAGATAACTACTATTTTAGAATGTTTACTTTATCGACTAAGGGAAGCGGTGGCAAAGAAATATCTGGTGTTACTCTCAATCAGATATGGAACCCGTACTTGTTTATAGAATATCGCGATAATACAGAGACCAGAGAATGTAAAATAAAGTATTTTAAATTAACGATAGATGAGACAAGAGACTTATGGAAGACTTGTTCGGTCGTTCTTAGCCGAACTGCTAATTTATCAGATGTTGACATTATACAGGCAGTTGGTGTAGAATTAAGGTGTTTAGATACAGAAGCTCCAATCGCTCTATTGGAATATGTAGCAATGCCATATGGCACCAATAACCCTGTTAAAGAATACCTTGGCATTGATAGCGTTGAGTTTGGCACTGGCGCAGACGTTCCCGACGAATATACCGATCCCGCTGGTAGCCCCAGAACGAGTGCAATATTTTATTTGAAAGATTGAGGTTAAGATGGAAACAAGAAATCTTTATACAAATCTACCTGAACAAATTAATAGACAGATAGAACAGAAAACACAAGTAAATGATGTTAACACTCAATCTGTTGCTACCACGATGCAGGATGGCATTGAGCCACTATATGTGTCTCAACTCAATAATTCATTTGATTCTAACATACCGCCCGCTATGCCTCAAATACAATGGGTAACGAGATTTGAAGCCGGCAAGCCGTTAGTTGAAATGACGATTATATTCTCAGGAAAAGACAAACTTGGCCATGATGTAACGGGCCAGGTTATTGCTGATATATATCGTGATAAAGATAACAGTGGTACATTCGAAGACGATGAACATATCGATAGTATTGACTTACAGATAACAAATAAATTTATTGATAGAGACGTTCCTAAAGATGAAGTCGTTCGTTATAAAATATTACTTAAGAACATGGCGAATAGACAGCAGACATGGAGCGATCCTATAATCGTATCAACATCAGATAATGTAACTCCATACACTCCACCCGTTGGCGTTGATCCTATCACTGGTTTAGATGAAATTGTTGTCCTTACTTCTTCAATTGATACCGCCTCAAACGGAGACAATTGTAACGCTATACTAAAAATCAAACAACATGATGATGATGATTTTAGAATGTTTGAAATACAATATAAAGAGAAAAGTACAGTTATTTGGTCAAAGCAACCTAATGTTTTGGCAGGAACTGCGCTAACCAGTGGATATTATTATATTCCGATGCTTAATTTAATAAGGGGAACATTTTATGAAGTCCAGGTTAGAGCGCAAAGAAATTCGGGCAATGTCTCTGATTGGTCTACATCAATACAGTTTATTGCCGGCGATTTTGTAGCTCCAGAAAAACCAGAGAACTTCTATGCAGTTAATATAAGCGACTCAACTAATTATATTCTTCAATTGAACTGGAGCGTTCCGTTAAGATATGGCAATAATGGGTTAAAAGGATTTAAAATATATCGTTCTGAATATAACAGTTCATCAGATCAATATGTCGATGGTACGAGAACTTTATTAACTGATTTAGATGCGTCTGCGGCTCCAGATATGGTTTCATGGTCATATATTGATGGAACAGTGGCGAATAAGTACTATGGTTACGAAATCTATGCATATGACAATAGTACAGCAGAAAACTCATCAGCAGCTACTTGGACTTATCCAGTATTAGCGGCTTTAATTGTTGACAGTAGTGAAATTACACTAACTCAGACAGGAAGTAATTTTCCTGTTCAAGTTGATTGGACATATGCGGGCGGCTATCATGGAACATATTTAGCCTTTAGAGAAAACCATGGGGAAAAAAGGATATTATTTCAAAAAGACTTTGCTAACACAATAAAAACATATACTATTACATTACAAGATTTTAAAGAACAAGATGCAAAGGACTTTCTCAACATAGATGCTTGGGAGACAACACACAATTATTCTATTGAAATAGGGTCGGTTTACAACGCAACAAATGCTGGCGTTAGAAGGGCAAGGATTGCAAGCGAGACTTTATTAATTAATCCTAAACCAGCAGATGTACAAGGGTTCACCACGACATATGACCCAATAAGGCATCAGATTGATTGTAAGTGGACAAAAAATACAGATGCATTTTTAACAGGATATGAAATTAAAAAAATATCACAAGCACAATATGATGCTTTGCTTTTAATCATAGGTAATACTCCGACAAACATTACAGATAGAAGGGCCATATGGGATAGTGCAGAAAGATTAAATGACACAATAAGACTCGGCAAAGATGCTCAAAGTTATATCTGGCAATTACCATCCGATATTGATCCTAGTCCGTCATCTCCCATTGCTTATTTCTTTTTAATAAGAGCCGTTGGTGATTTTTTTGTTGATTATAAATATGCATCGACTACTTTGTCTAAAATAGTATACTCGCAAGAATCAGCAGTTGGAACTGCATCCGTTTTGCAGCAGCTTCCCGCGCCTACGGTAGTTGGCTCTCCAACTTATAGCTCTGCTAAACTCGATGGTAAAGTAATGCGTCTTAATTGGACAATGAGTTATGGAACTGCTGATTTACAAAGACAGTTTAAAGAATTTTGGTTATTTATGTCTACTGACCCTGCAAATTTAGCCACAGTTAATATAGCATATAGGGCTTGGGTTGGTCCGACGAATAGCGCCGTAATAGAAAAAGATGAAACAGGGACTGTTTTAAATTATGCAACACAATATTATTTTATGGTCGTTGCGGTAGACTTTCATGATGTTCCTGGCGTTGCCTCTCAAATATTTAGCAATGCCCCTGCGTCAACTTTAGCCATATTGCCACAAGCAAGTATTACTGGCGCAACCGTAATAAGGTCTCTCCCTGTTGAACTTAATAGCTTTAGCGAAACTCCGATTAATGATAGTCAGTTAATAGACGTTTATAATACCAGATCAATGCAATTTACGATACAAAATGAATTTACTAAAGGCATATATGTAGACAGAATAAGATGGTATATCTCTACAAGTGGAGGGCCATATGTTCTTGCTACCGAAACAAGATTCGATAAAGAAACAACAAACGTATCTATGCTCATTCCTGCTGGATTTAAACAAGCGTATTCTTTCCCTTCGGATAAGGTATTGTTTCAAGTTAAGGCCGTTCAATATAGACCTGATGGAACAGAAGGAAGTCTTATCGCAACCACGGCTTCTCGTTACTGTAAAATAGATACAGCAACGCCGAATCTTGATATACAGAAGATATGGTATAAAGAAGATAATACAATTGCCATAAATAAGAATGGTTATATCAACAAAAAGATATTAACCAATGGAATCGATATTTATTATAGAGCGTATGAAAAAGACGCTAACTCTGGAATCAATAGAGTTGAGTATAATTATAATAACGGAATAACATGGACTACTGCAACAGGATCGCCAATTAATATAACAAATGCGATGCTTGGCGCTGATACGGTTGATGGTGTATATAAAGAATTTGAAGTTAAGATAAGAGCGTTTGATAATGCAGAGAATAGCATTGAACAAGTAGTTAGATTTAAGAAAGATACAGTTGGGCCTTCTTCCGCTGATTTACCTACAGGGTTAACATGGGCATTCGGTAGAGATATAAAATTATCATGGATTAATCCGGCAAAAGTAAGCAGAAACTTATATGATGGCCTTAAGTTATTTATTGGCGCTACGTTAAATACAGCGAAAGAATATACTTTAGACTCCAATCCGTTTATATTTAAGCCAACCGCATCTCCTGTTCAGTTATATTTAGCTGCATATGATATAGCAGATAACTTAACTTATTTAAATGAGGCCGGAGCCGTGCAAGTAAATCCTTATTTAATAACGATAACCAATACACCTCCTGCGGCTCCTGCTAATTTAAGACTTAATTCAATGGTCGGTGGCGCAGAAGTATTTTGGGATGCAGTTACGCTCGACACAAGCACTCCTCCAAGAGTAGAAGAAGTAGAGAAATATTGGATTCAATATGCTATTGCAGAAACAGAACCAGCAATTGGCAGCGGAGATTGGAAATTTCCAGGTTGGAGTAATCCAGACCCTAATAATCCCAAATTATATGAAACATTCACTACTAAAATAAATATATCATTATCTGCCACTGAAATGGATTTATTCACGGCCAACACTGCATTAAAACTATGGGTGCGTGTTGATGCAACAGACTATTGGGGTGCAAGAAGCGTTCCTTCTGTTGCTAACAATGTGGTACCTAAAAATGTCACTGCCGTTGATATGGGCAATAATATATTTAAGTTTAAATTATCGTCTGATTTGACTTTAACTCCTTACGTTGGCGCTGTTCAAACTGGCTCAACTGAGCATATATTAGATGCTAATTATCTTGATAATGAGTTCGTCACATTTACGATTGCTTCAACGACAAATAACTACGTTAAGATAGATTTGAATAAAGTTGAATGGATATCTGATATCAAACTTAAATTTAAGCATACGACAAGCAATGTTAGATTTGTAATTAAACTTGAAGAAATAACAAGCACAGGGACTCAAGATGTATGGCTACAATGTCTTAACTCTGGCGATCATACGTTTAATAATGCTGGCGATATAGTTACATCAGCAACTAAGCCAGATGCAGATAGATATTTTGAATATAGCACAACTGGCTCTGGAGTTGCTGATATGGCCCTGCTTCATTATGAAAACTTCTCTACTGGCAAAGCGATATTAGCAAAATCAGTTGCTATATATTTTTATAGTCCTGATTCAACTGTGGTTAATTTGGTTGAATTTCAGCCTGTTATAACGAGCATTGCTAATATATTTTATGGCTCTGAAATAAATCTGGATTTCTTGTTGTCGATTAGAAGTAAAGCAGACGCAAGTAATTATTGTTATTTGACTAAAAGCGGATTGCAGATTTATCAAAGCAATGTTAATACCTTTAGTGCAACTACAACTGGTGTTTCCATTCGTAACGCAGTTGGTAATGGTAGAGTAGAAATAAATTCGACTGCGTTTAACGTATTCGACGCGAGTAATGTTAAAAAAGTTGAGCTTGGATATTTAGATAATGCCACATATGGATTATGGGCCAAAGACAATATATACCTTGGCGGAACGACATGTGCATTGTCAAATTTAGTTGTGACGCCAACAGCAATTAATCTGGGGTATAGGACGACTAATATTTATGATACGCAAATAAGCTCAGGAAGCATAACCATGTGCTATAGCGCTGCATATTCTTCCCATCAGTTTTACTTGAATAGCAACTATCTATTATTTCGTGATGCAACCACAGCCGCCAGGCAAGTAATGATTAGTGGGCAGTCATATTTAGACGGTATAGGCATAGGCTACGTAACCTATGGGGGGTCTAAATATTATTTTGATACAATTATCCAAAGTGGGGCGGTATATCTTGGATATCATGCGGGCTATGCAGAGTATCATCAGTCCTACAACGTCAAGATTAATGCTACTGGAGTTTATTTAGGGCATAGCGGCAATGTTGTTAGCGACGTTGCTCACTATAGGGCAAGGATTTTAGCAAGCGGTGATATTGGATTAGGGATATATGTTATAAATGGCGCAACAACCGTTTATAATACTGTCTTAAATGGCACGGACATTAAAATCGGATGTGTCGATTATACAAACTTATACTATAATACAAAATTGACATCGTCTGCTATTTATCTTGGGCATGTTTCCTCTGGTACAACGTATAAACTAAGCCTTACTGCTAGCGAGATTGCCATGCTTGGATATGACAATACGGCCTTCTTCAAAGTTGGACAGTATCAAATAAATAATAATAATGTTAATACAATATGGGCGAAAAGGTTATTATTATGTAACGCCTCAACGGATAACCCGCTTACGACAGATTCTGAAAACTCAAAAGCGGTTATTGTTTGCACTGATGCATATAGTGCTTTACTCGTCACTAACACCTACAGTAGTGCGGCTTCCTCTGCTATAGAAGGAAGAACTATTTATGGAGTTGGAGGCGTTGTCGGCGGGTCATATACCCAATCTAACCCTACGGACGAGAATGCCGGGATTCCTGGTGTTTGGGGAGCAGGAAACACCTACAGCACCGGCGTAAAAGGAACATCAACTCAATGGTACGCGGGACATTTTGCGTCTGTCTCAAATCATGGAATTTTTGCAACGAGTAGCGCTTCCGGTAAATATGCAGTTTATGGGAAAAACACTACAAGCGGGGGCAATGGCATAATCGGCCATATCACGAGTGGAACCGGATCGGCAACCGTTGGAATATGCGAGTCTGCGACTGGAACGGCGGGATATTTCTCAAGCCTTGGCGCTGCGATATTTGCATATGGAACGGTTCAATTCCAAAATTTATCGGCGGCGGGTACGGGGACAGATTTAGTTATTGACGCGAATGGATTTGTAAAACTTAAGTCATCCTCAATTCGATATAAAGATATTATCTCGACAATAGAAGACTTTTCTATGGATAAATTCAATTGTTTAACTCCATATGCCTATAGATTTAAACAATCTGGTGATTATGACATAGGATTTATTGCGGAAGATATTTTAAATGTTTTTCCAAGCTTAGTTAATTTTAATAACAATGGACAGCCAGAGTCTTTAAAATATGATCGTTTCAGCGTCTACAATGTGCTTGCCACCCAACAACACGAGAGTAGAATCAAAATATTAGAAAATATGATAATAGAACTTAAAAATAAGATTGACACATTAATAAAAACAGAGTAAAATAAAGGTAGTATAATGCTATTGTAAGGAGTAATTTATATGGATATCGTTACTTATAAATGCGATGAATGCAAATCATTAAATCAAACTGAGGCTTATCGCCAAAGTCCTAAAAACTTTGATACTATTAGAATTGATGTTAATTCTAATATTAGTTCTCCTATACCGATCCCAACATATTCTTCTATGTTCAAAATATGTAAAGAATGCCAAGCGAAAGAATCTAATTTTAAAAAATCATTAGAGGCATTAATAGCGCCTTTAAAGCAGAATCAGACGGATATGGCAGCAGAACAATCTGCAATAATTAATTCATAATTATAGGAGTGGTGATTTAAATGAACGGGAATAACATCGAGAAAGCCAAAGAGATAATTAAAGAGACAGCATCATTTATTAGTGGTATTACTTTAGAAGAAAGTAAAGCACCGGATAAAGGCGCTATTGTATTTAAGTTTGATAATGGCAAAATGCTCTCTCCTGCGATTCTTGGCGCTGCTGATTTAATGAAAGCGAAACAAGCACTTGATTTCGTTATCAAAGATATCGAAAGAGCAAGAGATTTTGAAGCATTGCCAGATGATGTAAAAACAAGTCTGACGCAAAAATAAGATGATTAAAAGGCGGTAGCAAGATGTCTGAACCTAATTTAATATCTGCGTTGTTTCCTGCTTCTATAGATACATTTCCGAAGCAGAATAACTCGTATAAATATGGCGGGTTAACACTTGCCGCCGATATAACTATTGACGCAACATCAATCGGAATAGTCTTGCCAACGGGTAAGACTATTTCTGATGTTGAGTGTCCCTCATGGATGAGTATTGATGAAGAAATAATATGGGCTGAAAGTATTGCTGATGTTGGTGGTGTTATTACACTACAAAGTTGCACAAGAGGGCGCGGCGATTCAACAGCAATAGAGCATTATGCCGGCGCGTATGTAAGACAGCCTTTCACATCAGGACATTATAAATTATTATGTAATTCTATTACTGCAATTGAAACAGCTTATCTTGGCATTAATCCCACACAAATACAAGTTCCTATTACATCAGACCCCTTCGCTTATACATATTCTGGCTTACTTGGAGCCGTATATACATTGGCATTATCAATTACAAATTCTGGTAGTGCGGATATTTTAAATCGTTCATATACGATTAGCCATTATTCAGGAAGATTGCCAAGTTATTATGAAGGCTTTACTTTTGAAACAAACCCTGATAGTATATCTACAACAGTCGATAGTTTTGTAGCGGGAAGCAATGAGTTTAATATAAATATAACTGGAGCCAATAGTGGCGTAATGTTAATAGAATTCAAACGCGAAGGAGCGTCACATTAATATGAAAAAGATATTATTTAGTTTGATTATAATTATTGCTTTACTTATCAATATAAATATAGCAGAAGCGCAGTATGCTCATCCAGGCACTGCGATTAAAACTACCAATGGCAATGTGCAGAGCGATATTAATGCATTATATTCTAATATCGGCTCAAACACTGTTGAGATAGGCTTAGTAACCGCTGAAATAGAATTAATACAGAACAATCTTGATACAATAGAATCTGCTTTAGATGATCTTATTCTTAACGATTCAACGCAAGAATTAGAAATAGCAAATATCACTTCTGAAATATTAGCGATACAGGGTAACTTAAGCACTCTTGAAGATTTAGTTAATGCTAATATGGCATGGACAACTAATGAGATTGCATTAATAACTGCTGAAATATTGGCGATTCAAAACAATCTTGGCACTTTAGAAGATCGTATTGTTAATAATCTCGATACGATTGAATTAGAATTAGCAGATATAACGGCTGAGATAAGTTTAATAAATGATAACCTTGACACAATATCTATTCTTACAGAGGCAAATAAGGCCAATTTAGACACACATGAAACGCTTATAAATCTCAAAGCAGATAGTGCAGAAATACATACTGATATAACTCAGGCGTATGTTAACGTAATGGAATTTGGCGCAGTTGGCGATGGCATAGTGAATGATGCTACTGCAATTAATAACGCTATCAATTCACTAACATCTGGTGGCGTTGTGTTATTCCCTGCTGGATATTATAGAATAGCATCACAGATAACGCTTACAAGCAAACATGGAATTACGCTTCGTGGCGTTGGCCATGGCAAAAATACAACTTACTTAGGTACTAATATATATGCAACCGGCTTTAACGGTCATCACTTCAGATTTATAGATTGCGTTGGCATAAGCGTTGAAAATATGAACTTAACTGCAGAAGGGCAAGACTCTTCTTTTGGTGTTGGTGGTTTATATTTTAGCTTATCAAGCAATTCAAACAACCCATATCATTCATTTAGGGATTTGTTCATAAGTGATATATCTAATGGTGGTATCGCAATAAGCACACCGATTATGAATAACTTTAAGAATGTAACAGTAAGGAAGTGCGTTGGCGATGCTTTTAACGTATGGAGCGGAACATCAACTTCATTCTTAAACTGCTATGCGAATAACGCGACTGAAACAGGCTTTATACTTACAACAATGACATATTGCACACTGCAAGGTTGCGCGGCTGAAGGTGCTGGCGTAGGTTATTATTTTGATAATAGCAAATCAATATCAGTAATGGGCTGTGGCGCAGAGGCAATAGTAGATAGAGGCGGAGCCTATAATGGCTATGCCTATAGAAGCATCAACGGTTCAAACGCGATAACACTTTATGATTGCTATGATAGAATATCTGAAACCGGCTCTTTTGATGAAAGTGCTGGCGGTATTATTGATTATATTAATCATAAAACAGATAGCAATGCACAGATAACTAAAATACATTCTTTGCCAGCATCATCTTCTGTTTATACAGATACGAGTAGCATTGGCGCAACGACTGTTCAAACTGCCGTTGATACGATTGCAGTAATGTTATTAGCGCATGATATTGATTTAGACTCGATAGCAGTTGCTATCAATAATCTTGATTTGAGATTAGATAGTGCAGAAGCTAAAATAAATAATATTGATTTAAGATTAGCAAGCGTTGAAGTAGTGTTTGAGGGAGGTTCCACCGGAGAAGTCATCACTAGGACCGATGATGGATTTATGTGGGCAGCTCCTGCACAGGGTGTTATCGATCACTTGCTGCTAACTAACATAGGAACGAAAACGCATGCTCAATTAGAATTAGACATTGATAGCATCGAAAGTTTGTTAGTTACTAATTACTATACAAGTGCTGAAATAACAAATCTCTTGGCTGCAATCCCTGACGAACAAGTTATTGTAGATTCTTCATTTATTAAGATAACTGGAACTACTGTTCAGGGAACATTATTATCAATAGATAATATGCAAAATATTACTGAATATCTTAATCAGAAAGGCTCAGTCGCTGACGCATTTGTTAGCATATATACAAGCGGAATGCAGACTGGAGAATGCCAAATATTCCTTGATGGCGTGTTACAGCGCCCAGGGTTCGATTATTCTATCGATATTGATGAGGAAACATTTGGTTTATTAGTGCAATTTCTTACGGATATTGATAATGAATCAACTGTTGCGATGTCTGCGTTAAGATGTAATTTCTTTAATTACTCCCCCATAGACTCTGGCACTCATATAAGGATAGAGAGCTATACTGGCTCAAGCGATATATGGACTGGCCTTATTGTGCCGACAACGGTAGAAAACTTGCTTGTTACTGAAATATATGCCTATGCGTTTATGAACCCAAATATTGGCTCTATAACGCTTCCAGAGGGATTGCTTACGATAGGCGCAAATGCATTTTGGACTGCCCCAATTACAACAATTAATATTCCTTCGACAGTAACAAATATACACGAACAGGCATTTGACTTATGTTCATCATTAGAAACAATAACAGTTGAAGAGGCTAATACAGTATACGAAGATGACGGCTATGCTTTATTAAGTGAAGATTTAACGATATTATACGCGGTGCCATCAGCGATAACAAATTATGGCATGGTTGCAACAGTTGAATCTATTGGCAATTATGCTCTAAAGGGTAGTTTAATTGATTCGTTTACTATACATTCTGGGGTAACATCGATCGGCAATTTCGCATTAAATTCATGCTATGCTCTTACTTTTATTGAAATACCCGCAACTGTAATAACAATCGGAGAGTATGCATTCAATCAGACTCCATTGACAGATATGACCTTACATGAAGGACTTGTAGAAATAAAGCAAGGCGCGTTTAGTGCATGTAATTTTCAAGGTGATATAGAGATACCAGCCAGCGTTACTACAATTGGCGATTATGCATTTTCATATAATACATTCTTAACAAGTGCTACATTCGCTGGCGATGCCCCCACAACATTTGGAACTGATGTATTTGTAGATTGTGATGCGACCTTTAAGATATATTATCCAGCTGGCGCATCTGGTTGGACTAACCCATGGAATGGCTATACAACCGAAGCGTATTAATTTAAAGGAGTATTGAAATGAAGACAATAACTAAATTTTTAATAGGGTATATTCTTTTAATTAGTATATTATTCGGCATGATATGCCCTATTAACGCAGAACCAACCTATATAAAAGGATCGGCAATTAAACCAAATACATTTTATGATTATGCAAGTGGATTAAGTGCGGAGATACTCCTTGACCAGATCAATCCATTGGCATTACCCGATGATAGCACAGCATGGGGATATAAAACAGCAACAGGATATGGATATTATGCATCAAGTTCAAGTTCTGGCGCTACTGTTGAATGTGTTTTAAATCTTGAATATACTGCGAGGTCTCAAGGTGATGCTGCAAGTGGATATTATAGAATATTTGATTACGATGCTACATCATCTATTATTATAAGTGGTACTGTTGGAGTTACACAGAACGGCTTATTGCAATATGAAACTACACACTATGCACTTAGCACATGGGATGATTCTGGCACAGATAAGCTAAGAGTGACAATGACATATGACGTTGATGAAACAAGTGATGTACGAGTGTCATATTATGAAACATTGCCCTTGATGGCGGTAATACAATCGACTAATGTATTAACTACTGATGGATATTTACAGGATGATTTAGATGATAGATACACTAAGGCTGAAGCAAACGCGGTAACCTCGGAAGAAGTGCTGGTGCATAATGAAAGCTCATCAGCACATAGTAATCGTTTTGACACGCTTGAAACACAAGTAACTAAAATCAATCCAGCCACCATAGGCAATTCAAAATACTATGGAACGAATAGCGGCGGCACTTCTGGATATTATGATTTTCCGGCGGCAAGCCAGGATTTAGTAAAAATCGAAACTATAACCAGAACCAACGACGCCTCGACTTTAACATTTAGCACGGGGTTTTCAACGGACTATAACAGTTATAAAGTGGTTGCACTCTTTGGGTGTAGTGATGCTGATACGCTTTTGCGATTTAATGGTGATACGGGCAATAATTATAGTAATAATGGTGTTTATACAAGCGGTAGCACAGTCGGGGCGTCAATTAATACAAATGAAGCTCAAATGAAAATAGGAAAAGACTCGCGGGAATATAATGCAATTGAAATAACAATCAGCAATATAACGACAACATATCACGGCGTTCTTTTCAATGCCATTGGCGTCGATTCTGGAACGGGCGCCGGGTATTCAACAACTGGCGGCGGTGTATGGAAAAGCACTAACGCCATATCATCAATAACTATTTTTAACGGAGGCGCTAATTTTACCGGAACTTTTACTCTCTACGGCATAAAATAGGCATATAAATAAAGGAGAAATCACATGGAAAAACTATCATTAATATTAGCAAATGTGGCAGAGCATATTTTGAATAATTAATAATAGGCAGGCATGTTCTCCATTTGACATTCCATAAAATAAATGCTATTATAAATTCAGTATAAATATTAGGAGGAAACTTTATGAAAAAAATCATATCTTTATCGATCTTATTCACTTTAATCTTTATGGGCATTGCATTTGCAGCTACAGTAGCATCGGCCGATGTAACAGCAACAACTGCTACATGGACAGATACATTGCTTAAAGGTGCTATGTCGATTGCTTTACTAGCATTATCATGGCTTGCTAAAGTTGTTATCCCTATTATATCGCGTAAAGGTGATTCGATGTTTGATGCGTTATGGGAGTATTTAGCAGAGCAGTCTAAAAAAATAAAGAATGAACGCATTGCAAAGCGCCTTGTTGAGCTTACAGTAATACTTAACACTTGCACAGATGATTTACTTGGTATTGCTGGTAAGGCTAAGGTTGAACGTAAATCCGATGGTTCTATTGTTATAACTAATTTAGATGAACTTAAAGCAGAGGCAATGACAATAGCAATCCCTAAAGTTACTAATTCAACTAAAGATTTAGCTAAAGTAACTGGCTATGATATTGAAGCTGAAATAGAAAATCAGATTAAACTTAAAGTCGCTAAGGTGGCACTTTGAACTATATAATCATTATCTAACAGTGGCTGCTAACGCTATCTTAAAAGAGGCGTTAGCAATCGCTCGTAAGAAAGCTACGGTTGATGGCAAGGGCAATTATATAGCAACGCCATCTATAACAGTGTATAAGGCAGAAAATGCAACAGTTCGAGTTGGTAAGTTTTATCATAGCGGTACAGGAGTTTATATCGGCGCTGAGGTCGAAATAGGAGATAGTGGCAGACAGACAATGCTTTATCCTGTTGATACAACGCAAATTAAGCATGAATTTAAATTTGAATACAAGAATAAGGACGATGATAATGGTTAAGAAGATAATGCTCTGGATAGTTAATACATTTTGGAATTTTATCTATCCTGAATGGACAGACGCAGAAGTTAAAGCATTCTACGATAAGTTTAGTAACTATTTTGAATTAGCTTTATATCTACAAACATATGGCTTTAAGTATAAACCCGACGGTATGAATGTATTGCCCATTCATCGTTTAGATACATTCGCAAGGCCATCACAGGTATTAGCCAGAAAAATGTATAATTGTAGCGATGCAATGCGGCTAATATCAGAATTTATTCGATATAAGAAGTGTGCTGATAGCGTTGAAGAGATATTCTTATATAATGGCGAGATTGGTAATTGGCACTACATTATGATAATATCTGATAGAGGTAAACAATACATACAATCAAATATCTTTGTAAACGCATTAACGCCAGAATCAATGGCAGAGTATAAGAGTGATTACAAGCATTGGGATGTTATTGATACATGGCAGAAATAAAGTTATAATAGGTGACACATTATGAAATGTCCACATTGCAATAACGATATAGTTATAGATACGATTACATTGAAAAAGGCGGTGACTCCTGTGTTAAAGATAGATGATAAACCTAAAGTGGAGTTAGTTATTAAATCAGATTTAGGAGATAAAGTTATAAAAGCGGGCAATGCTCGTGCAAGAGGAACTAATCTTAATATAGACAAGATAGTATTCCATTCTCAGGGCGTTCCTGATAATTTTGGCGACGTTAAGGCATTGTCGAGTATATGCAATTGGTTTACATCATCAAGAGAGCATGGCAAATCATCTGCTCATTATTTTGTTAATTTTAATGGCGATATTCATCAACTCGTTCCTGACGATGCAGTGGCATATCATGCCGGCACTAATGGAAATAAGAATAGCATAGGCGTTGAATTTGCGGGTAGCACTAATAGAGAACATTTTACACCAGAACAGGAAATATCAGGTAAATTGCTAGTGCTATATCTTAAGTCAAAGCACCCTGTTAAAATAATTAACACGCATACAGATTTTGGTAAGCCTGGATGCCCGTTTATTGATGGTAGTAATAATCCATTTATAAAAGAAGTGAATAAATTACTGTGAGGCCATTATGAAGATACAAAAGTCAAACAACAATAAAGGACACGGTTATGGTATTGTTTTCCCAGATTGGCTTGCTTATCTGACCTTTATTGGTTTGATAACATTGCTTTCTGGATTTTCATTCTCAGTGATTGTTGCTATAAGATTAATCGGCATTCCATTAGAATATAATACATGGGCGCTCGTATTCGGATTAGATTGTTTTATCGTATTAACATTCATGGCATGTGAGCGTTATGAATATTGGAAACTCGAAAGAGAATGGAAGAAGAGAACAGAGGAGAATAACAATGAAAATACAAAATAGCAAATCCAACAAAGGACATGGTTATGCCGAATATTATATAGCGATGTCTTGGTGCGCTACCTTAAAATGGCCATATCTTATCTTAACATTCCCTGAAACCTTAATGGACAAAATAGGACTACCTCCTTTTGTAGCAATGATGGTGGCTAAGATAATGCCATTGTTCGTTAATATACAAACTAATGATTATGCTATGTTCTATTTTATGATCGCTCACATGATAGCATGGCTAATGATTTATGCTGGAATATATATTGGCTATAGAGTTATTAAAAGAAAAAGGAAGAAAATAAATGATTAAATTAATTGAAATAATGATCGGGATATTGTATCGAGATTATTTAAAGGATGTGTGCAATTATGATGAAGCCGCCTAAGGCAATAGTGTATTTGTTTACCATTGGTGTATTAATTATGGGAATATATACTAATGGATATGCACAAAATAAGATAAGCGATGGTCAAGTTAGGGAAAGTTATGCTAAGAGTGCTGATGTTTATACCAAAGCAGAGGTTAATTCTACCGTTGAAAATGCAATAGCGGCGATACCGGCGGCAAGCGTAAATCAGACAATTACGGTAACGGCAGGCGAGGCTCTTACGGCGGGGCAGGTCGTGTCTTTGATAAACGAAAGCGGCACGATGAAGGCTTACAATCAGGCGTTATCGGTCAACATAAGCCCAAATGGCGCGGAGAATGTGTTCAATGCGGCGGCAACGAGTTATTGTAATGCAGTTGCTCTTGATACAACAAGATTTATAGTAGTTTTTCAAGATGCGGATTCATCAAAAAAGAAATTTCTATATCTAAGAATTGTGAAAGAGAAGATGTTTGTTCTATTATAACAAGTGCGATGATGAGAGGAGTATTGTGTGAACACCAAATCAAAGGATTGCTCCCGCTCGAACACGAAGAAGCCATTGTTGGAGGTCTAACTAATTTATTTATATCTATGGCAAACAATAAAAATTTAGTAAATCAAATCTTAGAAACAACGAATTAGAGATGAAAAGGGGAAAAAGAAGAAATGAAAATGCGTCAATTATTAGATAAATTCAGATATGAAACTTCCTCAATGAAATTTTGGAAGAATAAAAATAAACAAAAAAGCATAACAGAAGAAATTAAACAGCCAGAGCCTGATATAATATTAGTCGAATATATTCCCGTCTCAGAGCCTAAGAAAGACTCGTTATACATGGAGTTTATGCTCTGTATGTTTGCTATGGTAGTTATATTTTTAGTGATGTTATCTGTAGTTGATGATGTTAGAAATGACCATGTGCAGAAATATCATTTGAACAATGTGCAAATAAAACAGACAAACATAGTTGACTCAATCACCAAATGATGTTATAATTAGAATTGCAGTAGAATGGTTTCGCAGAATTTAAAGTAAAGGAATTAGCAATGGCTCCAGAACAGTTTGCACCATTTATTGAATACGGCTCTAAGGCAGGAACAGCGATAAGTTTCGTATTTATCATGTATCTGCTTTATTCTGCATTTCAGGTATTCAAAATATTCATAGAAAAACACTTTGAACATGTTACTAAATTAGAACAGATTATTTCTGATAACGAAAAGAATAGCGACACTGCAATCCAGGCGCTTACTCAAACAATAAGCACATTAAATAGCACGATACAGTTGAATAATCAAAGTATGTTACAGGCTTTATCAGAGTTTAAAACGATGAATACAGCAGTAGCAGAAATTAAACAAGCAACAAGTCGCTGTGGTTTAAAAGATTAATAATGGAGGACATCATGACATCTGAAACAAAGAGATTAATACAAACATTAAACGATAACGCAGATCGTAATTTAGCAGAACAACTTGTTAATATTGATTCATCGCGTAAGTATGTATTGTTCGCTGATGATAATCCTGCTGTATTATCGCTGATGTCTGTGTTTATGCAGAGTCATGGTTTAAATAACTTTATATTATCTGAGAATATTAACAGTGCAATGTCGGTAATAACAAGGTTAAATGGAGGATTTCATCATATAGTTGGTATAGCAGTATTAGACATTGATTTCGGTGTAATGGGCGGCAATATCAATGATTTAATTAAGATACTTATCAAGAAAGATGTTCCTGTCATTGTATATTCAGCAATGAAACATTGGCAGAAATATATATTACCAGAGTTTATAGGACAAGTATCATTTATTCAAAAGGGAAGTAAAAACGAATTAATTGACATATATCAAAAGGTAGTAGAATCAATAGGGTTATCGGCTAAATAAACCGTAAAGGGGCGACCATATGACAGATGTAATTATCCCAAAATTCTTAAGCTGTCTTAAATGCGGAAGATCATTCGAACAACACAGATATTTTTTTGAAGATTATAAAGAAAGAATATGCAGATATTGCAAACAAGGATTAGAGCCAGACGATACCAGAGATTTTTACTTAAGCACAGACGCTGATATCGAAAAGAGAATAAAGAAGTTTGAAAAAGAGCAGGAAGATCAATCTCGCACTGTTGATGCGATAATAGAAACCAAAATAGAACAATCAAATGATATATTATCAAAAGCATTGGCAGAAAAGAAAAGTAAAAGGAAAACAAATGCTATGATGATTGATGATTGCTTGATTAAAGCAGCAGATGTAGAGGCTAAGATTAAATTAAAAAAGGGGCGTAAACGGGCATGAAGTTTGTAAAAGATGGCAGAAAGTTTAAGTTTAACACCAATGAATTTACCATAGCTGTTGGCTCAGATTGGCATGTTGGCTCTCCTGCTTCAAAATTAGATTTAATTCAAAGATTTATTAAACTTGTAGAAAGTAAAAATAACTATTATCTTATTGGCCTTGGCGATTTACTTGAGTGCGCGATCTATGGGAGTAAAGGCTCTGTTCATGAACAAAAATATATGATGAGCGACCAATATAAAATAGTTAAAGGATTGTTGAGTCGCGTTAAAGATAAGACTTTATTTATGTTATCTGGCAATCATTCGAACCGCGTTGAGAAGGCTACTACGCTTGACTTAATGGAAGTTCTCTGTGGCGATGTTGGCGTAGATTACTATGGCCCAGAGTATCATTTCGCACTGCAATGTAAACATGGTAATGTGATGGAGGGCTATGCTGGGCATGGCGCGGGGGGCGGCGGGACGGCGGGCAGCAAAATAAATCGCTTACAGGCGATGCATTTCCGTAGTCCAGGCGCGGATTTAATCATCTCTGGTCATACTCATGATGTTGCTGATTCTGAAATGCCAATATATTATTTAAATAAAAAATATCAATTAGTTCAAAAAATACAATATTATGTTTGCGGTTGGTCTGCTCTGGCATCTGATTGCGGATACGCCGCGAAGGCATATTTTAAACCGCTATCAAATGGCCAGAAGCTAATACATGTTAAATTTAACAGAACTACTGATGATTTTGAAATTAATGTAGAAAAGTTTCGTTAATTTAACTGAATTATCTTCTCATTTTGATTACATACATCATACCATTTTATCCCAAGTTTAAGAGATTGTTGTTCTCTAGCTCTATCCCAATCGTATATGCGAATTGTTTTATTATTAACAGATGGTTTAATTTCTAATGCTACTATTCCCTTTCCTAAAGCATGAATTAAGCCTTTTGGGATTAAATAAGTATCTCCAACTTTAGGAAAGATAATATTGCAAAATGGTACAATAGTTTTATTTTGATGAGCGTAAAACTCATTAGTAGTTCGGGTATATTCTTCTTTTAATCCACCTATTATAAATGCCCCAGGTTCAATGTCTAATATCTTCCATATCTCCCAACTGTTTGGATGGCTCTGTATTGATAAAGGTCCATCTTTGCTATCTAATATTTTGATTTCTATATTAGATTCACCAGTCAATTTGAGAATCATTTCGTTACCCCAGATAGTATCGTTGTGTTCTGTTGATTTAGTTCCAAGGCAATCTATTTTTTTTCTGATATCCATTATATTTACTCCTTTGCCCAAATATTATAGTCTAACCATTCAATTGCATCATTCCTGTATTCAAAATGATTTTCTATATCATTATTTCTAATAATTATCCAACTCTGTGTTGGCTGAAATCTTCTCATTTTAATTGTCTCTTCGGTTCCGTCAATGGTTCTTCCAAACATTTCGATGAGGTCGTTAGTTTGTTTGATGATTCGCATTCCAATTCTCCTTTAACTCCATTGTTTATCAATGCCTGTGTTATCTGTTCAATTAGTCTATGATTAAGCGCCCATTCCATAGGATGTGATTTACAGCGTGGCGCAAAGAAAACTATATAAGCGCTTTCATCCATATTGTTAATCACATCGTTATATTTAATTACTCCATCTTTAGCAAAAATATTTGGGTCATAGAACAGCTTATCAGGCATCGCGACTTCTGATATCCATCCGCACTCGCAAGATATAGTTATCTTATCAAAGCAAATATTTCGTTTGAAATGTCCATTGTCAACCATACGATATATCTCTTTGTTTTTGTAACTTAGGCTTCCCCCACATGCCAAACAATGTGGAAGCTCTTTGTTAATCGCTTGAAACAACTGCAAGATATGATCTGATGTCATGCGTACTGCACCTTCTCTAACATTCTTTTCGCCATTAGTGCCTCTTCAAAGTCTTTGCCATTTTCAAATTCAAGACCGCAGCCAAAACATCTTCCTAAACCAGATGATATATAGACGGTAAATGATGGTTGTGTTTCTCCATGAAATGGGCAGCAGCACCTTAAATATTTGCCACTTATTACTTGTAAATCTAAATACTTTTCATATATTGCTATTGAGTCCTGTGCGTTCATATCGTTATATGTGATCGGTTTAAACTGTTCATCAGCTTCCATTTTATTATAATCTTCTGTTTCATGAAACGACCTTGTGCTTTGTGTTAGTATGTTTGCGATAATATCTTTAAATCCAGTCTTCATTTCAAGATATAGTTGATTGATATCTGTTTTATCAATTCCATTGTTTGGAAGACTAGCTATGCGAACATCCATGTGCCCTTTTCTGCATAACTGATAGGCTGTATTCATAGCGCCCTTAAGTCCAGCGCCATTAGGGTCAACATCAAACATGATATAAACCCTTTTGATTTTAAGTAATTTGTCCATTAATGATTTCTTCTTGCGATTGCAGCCGGCCAAGCCAATAGCAGGGAATTTATTCTGTATAAGCGTATAGCAATCGATGAACCCTTCGGTAAGGATAACATAGGGTATTTTCTTATACAGTATATCCTCGTTTATAAGGGCATCATTAGGCCCAGGTACGTTAAGATACTTTCTTGAAGACTTATTGCCTAAATCTCGCCCAGAAATGAATACTACGTTCGGACCAGACTTGGTTGGAAAGACGATTCTATTCTTAAAGAAATCTTGGTCTTCCCATTCATTGTCATATGCTTTGCGTAATAAGCCGGCGCCGAACATAGTTTCTTCTGATACACCTTGAGATATAAGGTGTTGCTTGAGCCCTCCAGATTTGGGGGCATAACCTATATCGAAAAAGTCTATTATTTCCCTACTGAGACCCCTATTAAGGAGATACTGTTGCGCGATCTGGTTTTCTTGAAGTTGTTTCTTATAGAAGCGAATTGCCTCATTTTTTGCGTTTTGCATCTGTATTGCTCCTTATAAAGTTTTTCGAACTCATATAATAAGATGGCCATACTTTTTCTTGTATAAACACTTAAGCCATTATGCTTTTCTTTTATTTGGTCAAAGTATACATCAGTTAGTTTAATGATTTGCGACATATCTTTATTTATATCTTCCTGTGCGTTCATCCATTTTTTAAGCTCAACAATATTTATTTCATTATTGATGATAGGCTTATTATAAATCACATCATGAAGAAAATGCAAGGTCGCTAATATCAATACTATTACGATTATGAACTCCATCATTCCGCGCTCTCCTTCGTTCTGGGCTTAAAGCAATAGCAATAAATGTCATACGTTTTATATTTTTCTTTTGTTATTACAAACTCACTATCGAGTAAGTTAAGTAAATCATTTTCCAAGGGACTATATGGTAAAGTTAAAGCCATATCAGATGAATTAATTGCTATTGTCCTTTTGTTCTCTGCTACGCTTGCCGGTGAGAATCTGTATGATACTACTTTGCCCTTAAATCTGTCAATATAAACTTCATCGCTTGCTTCATTGTCATGCTTCTTCTGATATGTTCCAACTACAAGTATGCGCCCGCCTTTTGTAAGCATTGATTTCATTTTCTTCCATTTGAGTAACTGTTCAGAAAAACTTAACTGTTGATATTCATAAGAGCCATAAAATAAGATAATATCGTATTTCATCAGCGGATGCATCGGACCGTTAAATGCAGCCTTCATCTTCCCGAATGGATTGCTAAAGAATAATTGATGCCGGCTTAATCCTGTTAAAGCGCCAACATTATCATCGATGTTATTCATGGCTAATATATTTGCGTTTTGATACTCTGATACAATCGGCCTAACCAACTTATCATATACTTGCAGACTTAAATCATAGTTAAGATTTAACTTATTTTGAGTGCTATTCAAAACATATTCGTTATCACCAAGCGGAGCGTTCATCATTGCCATTTCTTTAATAGCATATCTTAATGTTTCTGGTGATGTTGCTATTAAATAATAACCATGGCCCTCTTCATAGATAAGACCCCAATTGCTATCAACAATGCCATTCTTTATAGGCTCAACTTTGCGTATCTGGTCGCTCCATAGTTCTTTATTCGGTAGATATCCGAAAGGGCAAGGCGACACAGTATAGCGTGTTAGAATGTAGTTGTATGAAGCATTCCAATGAACACAGCAACTCATCTTGCCATAGATTGATTTAAGCGCCACTGCCATTTTAAAGAAATCCATTGAAATATCATAGGCCGATTTAGTTCTGCCTGTTTCAGTGCCGATATATCCTTCATAGATCATAGCAAATGTTTTATTATCTTTCATTTCTGACATCATGTATGCCAATTTACTACGGTCATAAACCAATAGCGACATATTAAGATTGAAATTATTTATGACACTTTGATATGAATTATAAATATCAACCAATTCATCTTCTGGGAACTTTTTGGGCTGATATAATTCGACCTCGCATTCGATTGCTGCTGTTATTTTAGATATATAATCAATGACGTTTTCAATGCCATATATTGAATGAGTGCTAAAATGATTATCAGTTACATAGAATTGCTCTGAATCCTGTATAAATCTAAATATAGACATACGAGCATAGAATATATCAATTGAATCAGCGTTAGCAGCTATTATATTTTTATATGTCCAATCAGACTCCCCTTCGTTAGATAAAATATCTGTATTAAACATAACGAATTTCTTCAGACTTAATCCGGCCAATGAAGGGGGGATGCAGCCATCGGATAATGCTATAATTGTGGCATATTTGCCGTAATTAGACTTAACCCAATTTTGTACTACATCTTGGTCTTCTGACACCAATTTATATTGAGCGCCTTTCTCTTTAAAAGTATCATTGAAGCATCCAGGCGAAGATACAATGTGAATGACCTCTTTAGGATATTTATTTATTATTGCTTCTGTTAATTTCTTGTCCTCAATGTCGATTAGATGAGAGTATTTATGAGGAGTATGAGCGATATAACCACCGATTATTAAAATCATTTAGCGCCTCGTTTTTCGATAAGCTGCATATCCTCATCTGAAATATACTCAGCTATAAACTTATCATTTTCAACGGTATATATTGTTTTGTTAAGGTTTTTATACATCTTTTTGTCGACCTTTGTTATAACGCCTTCATCTTTATCCGTAGATGTTATTAACCGAACCTTATCTCCAACTTTAAACGAAAGTTTCATAAAATCACTCCACTTTCTTCTAATGAATCTTCATAATCAAGGCCATATCCAGTCCAATATAAACAGTGTTTACAAGGACGAGGGCATCTATTTTTTGGACCGCAACTAACATAAGTAAGACAGCCATTGTCATCGCAATTATATCTACTACAGTCGCATCCACACTCTGCTTTTTCTATATATTGGTTTATTAACTTCCAGTGTATTTTCATAGAAATATCTCCTTATCATATGACCAGACTTCATATGAATACGGGTCTCTTATTATATTTCCTACTATACCCTTCTCTTTCAACTTGTTAAGCCACACCTTGCAGTCCTCTACTGCTTTATTTACGTTTGCCTCGATTAAATATGCTCTTTTAACTGGTTTATTATTTAAGTCTTCATATCCAGGTGCGTTAAACTCTGCTACATATTCAACTTCCCAAAATTTAATCATGATAACTCCTTTAAATGCTGGCACTTATAATCTTTTGTGCATAGGCCATCTTTTAAATATAAACATGAATCAAGTTGACATCCATATTGTTTGCGTATATGCCTAAAGTTACTACATGTTAATTTGCCAGTTTTATCCATTGATATATTAGACGTTATTCCCGCCCTGCACATGTTAGCGTTATATTGAAATTGACAGAAAAAATTTGAGCATGTTATATTGTTATTGTTCATACTACACCATTCCTAATTTATTGATTCAATATTAACACAATATTTTTTAAAATCTCTAAAGGGTTCACATGGAAGAACAATATTTCTTAAACAATTAATACAGCGACCATGATCTATAACTTCTTCTTTTCTTTTTGCATCCCAATAAACTACTATCCCGATATTTCCATCACAATGTTCACATTTGGCATTCATTAAAATATACATGCTACCACCAACTTTCCTGTCCTAACGTCATTGCGCTTGGTATTATTTTATCTGCTACTTTATCTCCAACTATCTCTTTTACTTTATGCTGATTCTTAATTAGATCGTTGATGCTACGAATGCCATTATCCCATAACATTTTGGACCTTGCACCACCAATGCCTTCTACCTTACATAATTCTAATCTTTCAGGCGGAACTCCATATTTTAAGCGAGTTGCCATCATTGACCAGAAATCGCCCTGCTGCCATTTTTTGGTTCTAACATCAAGTAAAGATAGTGCGCTGATTATTCTTTCGCTATCCATTTTAATCTGTTCAATTGTGTTATGGAAGAATTTAACTTTAGACTCCTGCGCTATTGCTGATTGATATGCATCGCTATTAAGTATGAGATAATATCCTAACGCTATTTTATCGCTACCTTTTTTAAGAGGAACATTGAAGAACTCATATGCCATTGATATTTCTTCCTGCGATATCCATGCTTTCTGTTTAACTTCCCATGTGGGGATGTGTGATAAAGCCTGGGCGAACAATAAATCCTGCTGATGTAATGTTAGGCTATTTTCTCCTTTAACTTTATAGAATATATCAAAGTTTTTCTTCCATGCTAACAAGTCCTCTGGGAGAAGATAGAAGCACACTCCGATTATGCCAGTTTGAGTTATCGTGTAATTTTCTCCATCAACATCAAGAATAATACAGCCGCACTTTAATAGACGATTAAATACCTCTTTCGCTTCATAAAACTCCATAGCGCGTGTCTGATAGCATGCTAATGTTTTTTCATACCACTTTATTAAATCTTCTGGATTTTTTATTTTTTTATTATATACTTCTGCGAGAACATGAAACGCTAATGTATCGGCATCTTGTAGCTGTGATATAACCGATTCGCCTTTTTGAACTCTTTCAAAGTCGCGTTTAAAGTTCTTCCCATCTTTAATAAATATATAAGCATCGCCAACTTTATCATATTTGGGGCGACCAGCGCGACCAATCTCTTGAATTAAGTTTGTTGTAGACACAATCTGCTGTGCGCCATGATTCATATCAGATACGATCACGTTGCGGGCGGGCAAATTTATTCCGGCTGAAATCGCCGTGCTAGCGACCATATGGCGAAATTCTTTATTACAAAAGGCTCGGTATAGTTCGTTTCTTTCTTGTATAGACAGATCGGCCTTAAAAAATTTAGTATCAATACCGCTTTCGATGCATTCGTTCATAACATGTGCGCCGTATTTCTTTGCTCCAATAAATGTCAAGAATATTTCATCAGGCTTGTGATTTACTAAATGCTTTGTTAACTCCACTTTGGCTTGTTTTTCTGATGTGGTTGGAGACACTTTTATATAATGCCTAGTAACAGTGCATGGGCGATAATTACTTTTAAACATTAATGTTTCTCTGTTTGTAATCTTTTGAACCCATTTCTGTAAATCTTCAATATTAGGGGCGGTTGCGCTGAACATATAGATTCTTGATTCTGGGCATAACTCTGCACATAACATAAGTGCCACTTCGAGTTTATCCCCTCGATTTCTATCCCCGACTAAATGAATTTCGTCGATGATAACCGCTCCCACAGAGAATAGCCAGCTATATTCTTCTTTATCTGGCCTTGCTACTCTAGCTACACTATTTAACATTTCATTTGTAAGTATTATTAAATCGCAGTTATTTAAGTTAGCCATAGTTGCCGATGTTTTAGTGAAATCGCCAGTAAGTATTCCTATTTTATACTGAGCGAAATCATGCTCTAAATCTTCCCATTCACTTAACTTTTCGTTTGACAATGACTTCTGTGGAGATATATATATCGCTTTCTTGCCTTTGGATATTGCATAAGCAGCGCATGCTTCGATAACCACTGTTTTGCCGCTTGCTGTGGGGCTTGACACCAATATGTTCGCCCCGCTGTCTATGTGCGGAATTACTTTGCTCTGCATCGGATTAAAAGATTCATAATTAAACTTCATATATTTAAACGATGATGTAGGTATGCGATCTCCTTCTGTTACCGTATCTTCTGTTTTTGAATACATGACTGATTCGCTATGCTCTAACCCTTCGATTGGTTCCCATGTTATATTCTCTTTCTTCGCTCTTTTAACCATTTATTCGCTCCTTACAAATCCCTATATCTTGTTAATCAGTTCAACCATTCCTATATTAGTTATCTGACTTATTATCTTGGCTGCATCCATATAAAGAAATGATTTATCGTTTGAGTTATCTACAATCATATAGTATGGATAATTGTCAATTCTTACATCTCTCTCTGATACATCATTCTCAAGTAATTTCCAGTTAGCATATCGTTTGAGATCGTGACCCAGGCGCTTAAGCATTGATACATCGTTAGCATATATATAAACAGGCCATGCTTTATCTATCTTCTCATCACGCTGTAATAGTTCGGCGCCATACATTTCGTTATTATATCTGCAATCGTTTATAATGCCTATGCTATATTCGGATGTCTGCTCTTTATACCACTTCTGTATGTTTTCCCAATTCTTATTAAACCAATATAAATTATCTTCTTCTCTTCTTTTATTGCCTATTTTGATTAACAAATGCCTGTTTAAATCTTTATAAACATAGTCAGTGCATAATTTATCATAATCAAGATTATAAACCTCTGCTGCTTCTTTACGAACCGCATCGGCAAAAGGACATAGCTTTGTACTGATGTTAAAGTTTTTACACATATCCATGATATGCCATGCAAATGTATCTTTGCCAACGCCATTGCGCCCTCTGATAACTATTAGATGAAGTTCTCCCATATATTATCTCCTCCATATTTACTATAATATCATAATTTAAATAGAATGTCAAGAACATTCTTAAATATTAGATAATTCTTTTATTTCCTTCTGCCATCGTATATCTGGGAAGTTTTTAAGTATAAATCCATAATCATTCGAGTCAAGGCCAGACCACATTGTTGTTCTGAATTGATACGGTATATTACTTGTTCTTATCATAAAGGCGCTTTCATATAGCAATGATTTATCTCCATGATAGCCAAACTTCTCATAGTTATCGAAATGGCCCTTGACATCCATGGCAATCATATCAACGAGTTTGTCTTTAATGATGGGCTTTAATACTTCTGGCATTGTTCCATTGGTATCTAATTTAATTTTCTTTTTGGTACATGACCTTAGGTGTTTAAGCATTAACAAAGCGTCCCGACCATACAAAAGGGGTTCCCCCCCTGTTATTACCAATCCGGTTGATGGACTGCATATCATATCATTAAGAATATCATTAAATTGCTCTTCAGTTTTAGATTCAAGGAAGTTCATATTCTTTGCATTATGGCAGTAGTCACATGACAGGTTACAATACTTAAGAAACAATACGCCAGCCACTTCTCCAGGATAATCGACTAATGATGACCTATGATAACCAAATGCTTTTATATTGCGTTTAAAATCACGATTGTATTCCATTATATCTCCTTATTCAACTGACCCGTATTCACATACAACATTTAAGTTACAATAAAAAGGCATATCTTCTTGAACATTCTCAATTATATGACAATTTATTTTATCATTTAACTTTATGCCCATAGCCGTTAATAAATCCTGTACCGTTGCGTTTTTATTATCCTTTAAATTTAATAGTTCTTGATTAATAAGATTTCCGCCACTCTGATATTGTATGGTAAAGCATAATGACCCAAATTTATCAACATCGAATGCTGTCATATTTTTCATATATATCTCCTTAAAGAAAGGGGCCAAGGCCCCTCTCTGTTTATCTATGTCCACCCGTACTACTTATGTTTACGTCAATATTAAATTCATCTTTTAATATTTTTTGAGCAATGCGCTTCCCTCGTTTTGATAAATAAGTACATGAATTTAAACTCGATAATAATATGTTTTTAAAGTGAGGCATATCGTCTTTAGATATTATTAATTGATAATTATTATCGTTATTTTCTGGCATAATAAACTCCTTTATTTATTCTCTTTAAGCCATTTTAAATATGAACCTTTGCCAGATATCTTTGATATAACCTTATCGCCTTTTACTTTAGCGAGGCATGGAAGTTCAACAACGTCATAGTAGCACCCCAAAGCTAATCCCTCTGATGTTTGAGTATCAATGACCTCTAACTGTATCTGTTTCTCTGCGAGTATATGTTTTAAATCATCACATTTGGAACAATTAGGCGTTGAGAAGAACAATATCTTTTCAATGTTATCTGATTTAGAATTATAAACGGGCATATCAAAGTTGACCCTTGTGCGATCTTTAAGCTCTGCTGATTTGCCTTTGCTCCACGACCTTATTGGGCTGTAATATCCTGTTATTCTCCCTATGCCATACGCTGCCGTTGACCCGCAAGATGGACATTTATCAAATAATCCTCTAGTAGCCTTATGGCAATCAGGACATATGGTGAACTCAGGGCTATCCGCCGTTTGAACAGTATTTGTTTTCTCTAACGTATATTTATATAAAGTCTTTAACGACTGTGGGTCAGGTTCTATATCAGAATGCCAAATATGAGTAATGCTACCAGCTTTTATTAACGGGTCAAACTTAGATTGTTTAACTATTCGGGTTAATATATCAACTTTAGCGTCATATGGAAGGTGAACACTATTTGTATAATATATGTCCCCACTTTTAATATCGCCTTTGACATATTGTATCGCCTCAGGGAAATGTTTTACGTCAGCCAGTGCAGATCGCATGGCGAGGCTTTCTCCTGGCGTCTGTTCAATTGCGCATTTTAGATTATATTTATTTGCATGCCGTTCCATTGACTGATATAAATATGCCATGATATTAAGCCCTAAAATCAATGCACTTTCAGATTCATGAAGCTGCTCTTGACATAAACATTGAACCATTTCGTTAAGGCCGATCATACCTATTAAAAATTTAGCATCCTCAATCTTTAAATATGGTTTTCCGTCCATGCCTTTCGCCAGAAATCCCATTGGCCCATTTTCTCCAAGGGCCATTAATTTGCATATCTGGTCATATTTATTTTTATGTGCGACCATAGCTAAATCCATGAGTCTGTCAATTTCTTTATATATATCATCCATTTTTTTGTATTTATAGGCGATTCGCGGCAATATAATGCTACAATTGGCCCATGCGCTAAATCGCATTTCCTCTGGATGTAAAGATGCCTCTCTTACTTGTTCATCGGTTAAAGAGGATTGCATACGGCAACACTCGGATATCTTTACCTCGTCTCCTCTATCATATATAACATATGCAGACCCTCGCTTAGAGTTTAATTCACACATTAAGTCAACTAATCCATCATCGGCATTAAAACATCGATCATCAACATGAACATCTAGCTTCGGGAATGGAAAGTTTGCGCCATTCGCGTCTCCTTCCATTGCCACCTCAAATATGGCCTTTAAAAATAATCTGGCCTCTTTTTCATATTCTTTATAGTTTTTTCCTGTATATTTTCCGCCTAGTCCAATAGCCGGAGTATTCTCATAATGCTTAGGAACATGAAAAAATAAATTAAAATCGCTGAATACAACCTGAGCGCCACGATTAGCGGCTAATTGTGCAAAACTAAAAATAAGATGCTGTGCCACTTGTTTTATCTCTTTATATTCCATGCCTTCTAAGAATGGGGCGAAGAAAACATTTACTGCATCAGCGCCTATCGCGCCTGCGAACAATCCTTGCAAATAACTGGCAAAGCATTGAAAGTGATTTACCAGAACCAACGCATGCTGCGCTGGATTAGAATGAATCATATTGGGGAGTCGCAACCCATATTTCTTTATATATTCTATTGAATTGCCGCTGCAGTAGGGCCTTAATGCGAAAAAATCGGCGTCATGAACGTAGATATCCCCGTGTAAATGAGCCTCTGTTACCTTTGGGTCAATGCATTCTCTAAACGCATATTGTTTTAATATCTGGCCGGCAACGGTTAGATTTATCGATTCAGCTCCGAAACTAGTATTACTGTTTTCTTTATTTTGTTCCTCGATAAGCTGCCTTATGTCTTCTACTGCTATCGACAGGCTATTATATTTCAACCATTTTTCATAATTCATACTACGCAATATTTCATTTATTAACTGACGAATATAAGAAGATGAAATGGTAGTAAGCTCTGACTTAATAAGGGTTTTCTCTACATTATCCGCTATCTTTAAAGCTTCGACTTCATTTATATCACAGCCTTTAACTAGGGATTTTATAATTACTGATTTATCAAATATTTCATAAATATCATTCGTGTTGGATTCAACCATCATTTGAATCTGGGTACTGTCTTTTTTTGTTCTTCCTCTTCGCTTTACCTTAATCTCTGGATTAGTCATTTCATTCCCTCTTTCGTATGAAAAAGCGACTGATATTTCACAGCCGCTTTCCCAGTTATTAATTTAAAACCAATTGCCTAAAGTTGAATTATATTAACCATGTCAGGCTGAAAGAGTGAAGAATGAAGGCTATGTCCGACAATAATTGCCTGTATTTTGGAGTAGGATAATTTCTCTACTAAGTCCATTATGTACTTCGCCTCCATCACTTCTACATCATCAACCATTATGATATTATACCCTGAAATCTTTGCTATTGCAACCTGAATTGCAACGGAAGCTATTATTTTTTCTGATGAACTCAACATATTAACTGTCTTTGAATTAACAAGAATGCCAAACTCTGTTACTCCATGATTCTTTTCAAAAACAAAACCAAATTCTTTTGCCTGTTCGTTAACTGCTTCAAAGAATGAATCGATATTAGACCCAACAGATGAAGCAACGATCCCATTAGTTCCTTTGCCGGTTATCTCTAAATATCTTTCTAAATCAGCGACGCGCTTTGTAATTCTATTTTCTTCTTGTTCTAACTTCTGTATCTCATTATCGAGCTGTTCCATTTTAGCGAAGTTAATTAGAATAAGGTCAAGTTTATCTATTTCAAGTTTAAGTTTTAAATTATTTTCTGCTGCTAATTCGTTTTGCTTTGTATTCATTGCAACAGCGGCATCGAGTTCTTTCTGTGCATTGCTGACAGCAAATGTTGCCTGTCTTATTCTTTCCTGTTGTTCGGCTTTAAATTTATCCTCTGCTTCTTTATCTAAAGCGATCAGTGCCTGGATTTCATCTTTTAATTTAGCATTCTCGGCAACCAATGACGTTATATAGGCATTTATCGCACCAGAAGATGAGCATGGAATGTTTTCTGATAACGGACATTTCCCTGCAAACCTAGAACATTTATCTATGCTATTCTTATTCGCCAACCTCTGTGCGTTAATGGCATCTATACGAGATTTAAATTCAGACATATATGCCAGCCTCATTACATCCTTGAGCATTTCGCTTGTTGACGTTAGCTGTGCGAAGAAATTCTGAGGAACTTGCGACATCTGTGTATATAATTTCTCAAGTTTTTCTTTCTGTGCAACGACATCACCATGTGATGCTACGCTATCACCAAGCTCTTTAATCGCTGCTTCATTATTCTGTATTGTTGTTTTAATCGTTGATAGTACATGTTTCTGTGATGTGCGCTCATCGTAGAACTTCTTATAGAATAATGGTATTGTCGAGCTTGTCATACCGTAGAACTCATTAAGTTCTTCTGGCTTTAGTTTATATGATGATAGATCAATAGCCGCATCGCCAGAGAAGTAATTAAATAATATCTTCTCTTGAACTTCCGGTGACATTAAGAAGAAATTATAGTTATCACAGAGCATTGTTAATACATATTTATTAAAGCCTTCTGCCTCTAACGCATCAATGTCTTTTTTTCTTGATACCGCTTTCTTAATGCCATCATAAGTTATTGAAGCCGGCTCAAGTTTACGAACTATTTTGTGTTCGCCTTTGTAATCAATTACTGCTGATATCTCTGCTTTGCCAAGTTCAATTGTTGATATTAAATCTTTCTTATCACGGTCTGAGCAGTCACCAGTTAAGGAAAACTGTATCGCGTTCTTTAGTGTAGATTTTCCCGCCCTATTAGGACCAGTGATTATATTAACTTTATCCGACAAGTCAAACGAAACATCTTTAAATTTACCTATTGATTTCAGTGATATATTTTTTATCATGGTCGCTCCTTATGTTAAGCAGGGGCCGAAGCCCCCGCTATGTTTGGCTATTTATTTAATTTATATATTCCCACTTAAATCCTCCGCATGTCATTTCTTTATTTTTACAACATAAACTAATTTTATGCGGATATTTAATATTAAAATATCTCGCAGCTTCTGCTATAGATTTAAATTCCATGTTTAAACTAATATTTTTTACTTTCTTCCTACACTTATTCATTATCTCTGGATGTCGTTTTCTATGGCATGAACAACATAACTCGATGCACTTTTTTCGTTCTTCCATTAAAATATCAATATTAGTGTTACTATTAACTTTAGGGCCAATAGTAAAAGATTTAGTTGATTTATCAATATGATGTAGATGCGTGGTCCCCTTATATCCACACTCTTCACATATGCCTAAATATAAAATAGATTTATTTCTATCTGATGTTTCTTTTTTCCATTTTTTCATCACTTCGCTATATTCTTTTGTTTTTTGTTTCTTATATTCTCTAAGGCGTTCTTTATGCCTTTGATAAAAATCCTTGTCATTTTGCCTGAATCTTTCCAAATTTTTTTTTCGATACTCTCGTCTTTTTTGAAGTTTTTCTTCTTTAGTTAATTTTATCATTATCTTACTCCTGAGTGGCCAAATCCGCCAGAATTTCGATCTGTTTCAGATAAATCATTCGATTCAACAAATTCAACCATAGGAACTTGTTTAAAGACAATCTGTGCTATTCTATCGCCTATATTAATGACGAATGGCTTACTGCCACAGTTCTGTAATATAACGCCAATTTCGCCACGATAGCTTGAATCAACAGTCCCTGGCGCATTTTGGACAGATACTTGCGACTTAGCGGCTAATCCGCTTCTACTTCTTACTTGTGCCTCCCAACCTTCTGGCATTTCAACTGCAAGGCCCGTAGGCACAATTGCATTCTTGCCAGCCTCGATTGTTAGGTTAGCAACTGATTTTAAATCAGCGCCGGCATCAGTAGAAAATGCTTTAATTGGAATCTGAGCATTAGGATTTAATTTCTTAAACTTCATAGTTACTGGTTTTTGTGAACAACAAGTCATTATTTCTCCTCTACTACATGAGATAGTTTATCTGGAACATATATTCTTATTATTGAGCCTTCCCATTTCTTATCGATAATCCTACATGAAGGCAATGTAGTAGCGATCAGTTTATCATCTTCTAATATGCCAACATATTGCATGGCATCATTCGGCGCCTCATATAAGTTAGTGATATCGCCCATAATCTTATTGCCATAATGAAATTCATATGCTACAAAGCATACTTTGATAGGAAATTCAATATCATTACGATACTTCATTCTCTGTATTTCAAGAGCCTTGTGAACATCTTTAATATTTGCCTCGTAGTTTTTATTCTTAAGAACTATTGGCCTATTTGTTTCTGGGTTAACAAATATCTGTTTATTGTTCTTAAGTATTAATGGTCTACCATCGATTTTAAACTCTAATACCTTGAATGTTGTATTGCCATTAATTCCGAACTTCTGGAAGATATCACAGCAAGCATCGTTAAGACAAGAACTATTTTTTATCTCCAAAGGTCACCTCATCTTTTATGTTTACGAATAAACACCCGCAATCTAAGCACCCTGCTTCTGCGCCTATCTTCTCAAACTCTTTCTTACGACGTTCATTCCTGTTTAAGAAACGATAATGCTCGTGCTTACATTCTTTCTGTGCCTTTGATTTAGGATACGGAGCCAGTTTGTTAATGTCCTTGTTAATCACTGTTTTACCACCATCCTTCGTTTTTATCGTTAACGGAAGTGCTATCGCTTTCCTTGCTATTTCCCTGAACTTCTTCATTTGCTACCACTTCTTCTGCCATCTTTATTTCTTTTTTAGGCGGTTCATATTCACCTTTAGTTATTTCCATTATTAATCTATAGTTGACGCATTCGCCATCTTCTTTCATACATTTTCGCTTAAAGCCGCAGAATGAATGCGCCATTTCTAATGGAGTGGCACTTATGGCTTTCTTCTCGATACCATCAACAGCCATACATATTTTGTATAACGCCGCGTTGATATCTTCTCCATCAATGTCTTTTTCATAATACTCGACTACTATATTTTTCTGTTTAAGTAATACCGCATATGCTACTTTAAACTTATAATCGTAGCCACTATCTTTTAGTATATCTTTAAGTGCATAGGCATATAAAGGTAACTGCATAGCCGTTTTAATTTTATCTTCGGTGTATCTGCGCCCTGCTGTTTTATGGTCAAGTATTATTATATCGCCATTCTTGTCCCGAACCACTGCATCAGGCCATACTTGCAAATAATGGCTATCGAGATATTTGCGTGTTGATGGGTCTTCAATAGGAACACCAACGCCAAATTCTTGTGCCGGTATCATATTGCCATCGTTGCCTTTGATAGAAAGTAATTCAAATTCCTGTTCAACAAGCCATTTAAGCGCAACTGTAATGGAGCCAAAGCTCATCTTCTTAATGTCTTCGTACTCTTTACTGTCAAGATTATGATTCTCAAACTCTTTAGCGAATGCCTTGTGCCATTCTGGTATTAATACTTTATCGATATACTCTTGATTAACTGTTTTATAGAAATTCTTATCATTATAAGCATCAAGTAATATCTTTTCACAGATCGTATGATGAACCTGACCAAACGCAAGGTTATCGCTCCAAGGCTCTTTTTCTTTAAGAATATATTTGAGCGCCCATTTAAGTGAACACATGCTATAACATTCTACTTTAGAATTGCTTACATGCTCCATTCCATTTTTGTACCATTCTTCCTTCTTAGGCATTATTATTTTTGTAAAATCACGGTCTCCCATAACACTCTCCTTAATCTTTCATAAAATCCGCCGGCATGCCCTGCGCTTTAAACATTCGCTTGGCAGACATACCGTCTTTATCCACTTTAAATCCCTTTAATTTACATCCATTGCCTATCATCGCATTGATATTGCCATATATTGTAACTTCATATCCCTGGAATCTACCAAAATTATCGACTGTATCCACTCTTATCTTATCGAAGTTATATTTGCTAAGGTACTGTATGTCTTCACATGAAAAAAAGAAATAAGATGATTTGCATTCCATTATGTCAGCTCCTTATACTCATCTAAAAGTTTCCAAAGTTCTTGCACATAATAGTCTTCAAGACACAAATTTTCTATGTCTTTAATAAGGCTTTTGATTGATAGTTTAACATTTTTCTGCACAAAGGTCAACAGTTTTTGAGAGTTATTATCAACGCTCTCATGCAAGCGGTTGAGCATTAACTCGACTAAATCTCTTATTTCTTTCTGGGCCTCTGGGCTTGACCTCTGTTTATATATATGAAAAAACTCTTTTAGATTCATTACCATTCTAAACCTTGTTGGGGTTGCGCCAGGCAATACGCAACGGGCGTCTTCCGGCTTAATATCGTCATCTAATAGAGCGACATACATGTCTTGAGCATAAGCAAAAAAAGAATGAACATTAAACTCTCCATTCGCTAAAGCGCATGATTTTTCTACTGACTCTGGAATAATAAAGTCTATATCATCCCGATAGGTAACATATCGCTGGCTCTCAACATTTGGGGATGTATGCCTATATCGCGTTATCTGTGCCAATAAATTTCTACTTACATTTTTGACAAGGAAGTCGATATTAATTGATTCAAATGGAGTGCCATGCCCCATTTTCCATAAACTAATACATCTATTTAAATCCTGGTCGGCTGTTGATTCTTTTTCATCACGGCGATAACACACTCTCGCAAATTCAGCGATGTATTTAGTTAAATTATCTGTTGTTATACTCTTGATAACTACTTCCATATTTCTTTGGCCTCCTTATAATCCATTATATTAAACCCTTTAACCAATGTTTTATCTCTTCCGATATACTCGTTTACTTTCATCTGGAATATAAATTTACTCCCTATTGTTAATTTATCTGCATTAAACTTATTATCCCAACATGTAGCATAAAAGCCATATGTCATTGTTTTAGGCTGTACTCGCAATGAATACATGTTGTTGCCATTCGCTGTTTTCTTTTCCTTTACATCTGTTACTTCACCATACATAAATACTATATCGTTATCCTTTAGTGCATCTTTCTGTCGATAGCTATGTATCGTTGTCCCAAGGATATAAGGCATATATTTAAAGTCAGGGTCACTTGGACTATATCCAAGATACTCAATTTCATGCGCTATTTTTTCACGGTCTGTAAAATCACTCATGTCCATTATTGGAAACTCATGGGCATGACACATATCTAAAACAGGGCGCTTAGGCTCTTTAGCAGATGTTTTCTTTCCTTTAGCTGTTGCTATTTCTATTTTAGATTTATACTCGCGCATCTTTTTGCTATACTCTGACCATTCTGCTTTAAGTTTATGATAACTGCTAACCGTTTCAAGTAACGAGCGACGATTAATTCCTTTAATTAATGTATCACAGGCGCCAGATAATATCATCGCTTCATACTGAGACTTAGGCATATTAAACAATAAATCAATTAAATCGTTATCACTTTCCATCTTAGTCGATTTAGCTGCCATTTGATTTGACATATCCATTATTGTATTTAAGCCAAGATAGATTGATTTATTCTCTTTATCTCCATATGTTATTGCCGGCGAGAACCTTATGTTCGGCGTATGAATCGGTATCTTCATCCTCATACATTCATGAATATAAGGAACAACTGCTTCACGCTTTCCATCATTGTTAGCATCTATAACAGCGGCCATAAATTCAATAGGATAATATCGTTTGTAATACGCGGTTGCATATGAATTGAATGAATATGCTACGGCATGAGATTTATTAAATAGATATTCGCAATTAGAGAAGTAAGCGTCCCATATTTTTATCGCTATATCCCCTTTGCCAGTACGCTTAACATATCCATCAATAAACTTCTGCCTCATTGTTGGTATTTTGCTTTCCTGTTTCTTAGCAATAATCTTTCGTAAATCATCTGCTTCCTTAAGATTAAAGCCACACAAGTCTTTTGCTATTGCCATCTGTTGCTCTTGATACGCCAACACATAATTAGTCTCGTGAAGTATTGGTTTAAGCAAGGGGTCTTCTAAAACTATTTCATGTTCTGCTTTTGTTCTGTTTCTCATGTATTGCTCAAGGAACATTTTGGCACCAGGGCGTCCAAGTGCAGTAAGAGCGCATATATCTGCAAATGATTTAGGTTTAAACTCAAGACATAATCTCTGTAACTCTTTGCCATAATCAAATTGAAATACACCAGACGTTTGTCCGGTTGTGAATAGATTGAGAACCTCTGGGTCAGTCTTATCCAACATCTTCCATGAGTGCATCGTATGTTCTGGTTTGTTAATGCTCTTGATTGTATCATTTATTATATCAACTGTTTTAAGTGCCAATATATCTAATTTCATAAAGCCAGCACGATCTAACATCTTCATGTCCCATTCTGTGGTTTGCTGTATTGCTGACATTGCTTCATTCTTAGATTTATTTGTCATCGTGGGGCATAAATTTTCTAAACTATCAGACGCTATAACGATACCAGAGGCATGAACTGATTTATTAGATATGCATCCAACAATTGCCATACAATCTCGTTTGATATCCTCGGTATATGGATTAGAATCTAATAGTTCATTGACTGCTTTAATAGTAAATAGTTCTTGCATTTCTTTTTTAACAACAGATAAGTTAATTTCAGATTGTTCTATAACATCTTCTTCCTCTTCTTCAATATGGCGGCCATCTTTTAATGCTTCATTAACTTGTTCATATGTAACGCCATAAAATTTACATACTGATTTAAATGTTGATTTGGGGCGAAAGAAAGAGAAATTACATATCATTGATGTTTTATCTATACCATATTTAGTTACAAGATATTCTATAACATTTGCTCTAAGCAAAGAGCTGAAATCGATGTCGATGTCTGCGAGACTGCCTTTTCTCCCTGCATTATAGAATCTCTCCCATAATAATCCATATTGAACTGGATCAACGCCATGAATATCCATAAGATATGTGCAAAGGCTCCCCGCCGAAGAACCCCTGGCCACCCCTGTACCTATTGAGTTTTCACGGCACCACTTCATTAAATCCCACACAATTAATAAGTAATCATAGATATTTGCCTCTTCAATATCCTTTAATTCGTGTCTAACTCTATCGATATATTCTTGAGCATTAGGCTTATCGAGGATTCCCTTTTCTTTAATACCAACATGACACAAATATCTTAAGAATTTTAACGATAATGGCTGTGTTTTATGTTCTGTATCTATTTCTAAGAAGTGATTAAATTCTCTATCGCTTATTGCCGTCATATCATAGGTCATATTCAGTTTTGACCTATCCGGATAAATAGAGAATGTTTCAACTTTATCTGCCATTGCTTGCCCGTTATCTAATGCTTTTATTAATGCTATTATATGTGGTGCATCTCCTTCTTCGACGCCTTTGCCTATTTCCTTATGGTTCTCATCCCATAGCTTATATAACTCTTCCTCGGTCATAAACCAGAAGTCATGACTATCGAACGCGAATCGATATTTTTTCTTTGCTCCGGTTCCATCTTCTTCTTTATTTTCTGCCTCTGCATTTTTCTTGGGGTCAAGTATCGTGGCTCTCATGTTAATTCCAAGTAATGTTTCTTGTGCCTTCGCCTCGGATAAGTTCATATAATGTGTGTCTATGCCAATAATATAAGGCAATTCGTGTTCAATCGCTAATTTATAAATATTATTGTTTATTGTTTGCTGCGATGGTAGTGAGTTGGGCTGTAATTCTAAATACAAATCATCTTTAAAGATTGATTTAAGGCGCCCTAAATTCTCAATGGCTAAGTCAGGTCGTGAGTTCATGATGGGCGTTGCTAACGGCCCTGCAAAGCATGCTGTCGTACAGATCAATCCTTCTCTATGGTTTGCCAAGTCATCGAATGAAGTTAAAGGAACATAATGCGAGTTAATATGTGATAGTTTAAATAGTTTGAGTAAATTATTCCAACCTGCTTTATTCTTGCATATCACAATAATATGCATGCGTTCTTGTGAATTTGTGGTTAGTTTAGTTTCTGATTTTAAGTAGAACTCGCATCCAATAAGAGGCTTAATATCGTTAGCGATACATTCATCGTAAAAATCAAGAGAGCCTCCTATTGAACCATGGTCTGTAATTGCCAATGCTTTATATCCGCGATCCTTAGCCGATTTAACTAAGTCTTTAATACGAACAAGAGAGTCCTTAGCGGAAAAGCATGTGTGAATATGAGAATGTATCATGCTTGCTCCTTTAAAACAATGACGGCTTTTCTTCTATTACTTTTTCTTTCTTCCTCGATATCTTAACAACTTCCGGTTGCTGTGTTTTCTTCCATATTACATATTGTATCTTCGTCATTTCAAGTATGGCCGGCTCGTCATAGCATACGTTAAATATTTTATTACATCTCCTGCAATACACACAGACATTTACCTCTGATAAATCTGGAAACATTATTGCACTTACTATACCAGACTCGACTGAGTCCTGCCATGTATTTTGTTTGCACTTAGGGCATAGAACTATATTTTTTTCTAACATCATTTGCTCCTTAAATAAAATAGAAGCGAGATCGCTCTCGCCTCTATCTCTTATTTGGTTATTAGATTGACTATACGCCCCAATGCTGATTATTATTGCCCTGCGGATATACGGGCGGCTGGGCCGGAGGAAGTGCCTGTTGCTGATACTGATTCTGCGGAGCATACTGCTGCGGCTGAGGCTGCTGATACTGCTGAGGATTAAACTGCTGCTGACCCTGAACGGGAGGCTGTGCGGGAACTCTAGGATGCAGATAAGTCGCGGCATCATAATTAGTTCTCATATTCGGCATTATAATAGAAACCTGACCACTCTGATAATTAGCGATTACCTGAGCCTCAAGATTCTTTTTGAAATCTTCATTTGCTACGCCACCACGATAGTTGTTGTTCCATTTGCCTTCGGTTGTTTTCCACGGTGCATTAGCGATCTCAAGCCATATGCCACCATCTTTTTTGGTTTTCAATTCGCCTTTAAGATATATAAGGTCGTTGAAAAGCATCATTACATTAATTTTGGTGCCAGCCTGTGTCTGTTTAACCTCGAAATTGCAAGCGGTAAGGATTAACTGGGGTTTCATCTGGTTGTTCATTGTTACTCTCCTTCATTAAATTGTTTTTGATACGTTTTGAAATTATTTTGTTTTTGTTTAGAGTTCTGTAAATTAATCATAGACTCGATATAGATTATATCTTGCTGAATACATTCTTCAATTACTCCACTCATTGTATTGTGTTTCAGCCATATGCTAAACTCTCTGCCGAACCTATCCTTCTTCAATCCAAACTTAAGATAACGATACATATTCGGATTATCTGTCTTCGGATTTACTACCTCTGGAGACCAGAGCATCATAACTTTATCGCTATTCTGCTCAATACCAGAGGCTCCTTTTAAATCTGCCAAGCCAGGTTCTCTTTGAACTATTGAGCCATCTGTTCTCATTTTGATATCATCTTTACGATGTAGATGACTAACCAAGAATATTGTTACTTTATATTTATTTGCTAATATTTTAAGTTCTGATGTAATCCAATCTATGCGTTCGCGCTCTGATAACTTAGAGCCAGGCATCTTGATTAACTGTAATAAATCGATTACAAAGAATTTAAAACCCTTAGGAACCATTGCTCGTATTGCGTTTGTTATATCGGAATAGTTATATAAATCATCTCTTATGAATATTGGTGTTTTAGCCATTTGTATTGCTGATTGCTCTATCTCAAGGAATCTCTCATCTGGTATTTCTTTTCGTATAAGCTGATCTGCTGTTATGCATCCGTTGAGGTAATGAACTATTCTGCGAGATAGCATTTGCTCAATTGGCATTTCAAGTGAAAACATGCAGCACGGCACATTATACATTTGTGCGATATATTCAAGAATTTGCACGGCGATTAGTGTTTTACCAACGCCTGTATCGGCTGCAAGTGTTATAAGTTGAGATAATGCAATGCCACGAGCTGTTATTAAATTATCAATTACTCTAATTCCTGTTTTATATATATCTTCCTTACGGTTGATATATGACATGAAATCGCCGGCATAAAGGCTATTGTCTTTAACTTCGTATTTGGCTAACCCCGTTAAGGCGATTGTATAAGCGTCATTAATATTACTTACAGCATCCGATAGTGATTTGCATGCTAATAACGATTGTGGCAGCTTCTTTGTAAAGAATCTATGCTTATAATGCGATAGCAGTGCCTCTATTATTTTAGGAACATCTGAGATTTTAAACACGCTACGTTTAACATTGTAAATCGGATTATTAACAGTCTCTTCTACTATCGAATGCGTAATTTGCTGTTGCCCTCTTAATACAGCCTTAATTAACTTTCCAACTGCGCTATTGCTTATCATTTCATCCGGTATATTTGGCGCTATTGATTCTATTGATGTAGGATAATCTGATATTAAGCACAGTAAGTCAACTTCACTCTGTATTACGGGGTCGCCAGATAAGTCGATAGGACAATCAGCGATCTGAGAATTTATATCTACTATATCTGGCATTTGTTCCCCTTAAAATAATACTTTAGGATCACTATTGTTTACAGGCTGTGCATTCTGACGTTTTATAAAATCTGATGTTGCTCTTATACGCTCAACACCAAGTTTTTTAAATATTACTTCAGTTATGCCAGTTGCCTGTGATATTAAAGATTTCTGTGCTTCTTGGTTATCAGATACGCCGATCTGTCCGAACAACGACATTAACTCGCTAATAGCCGATGACCTTTCTGATGATACATTGGTTGGCAAAGGCGCCATAGTAGCGACAGGCTGTTGAATTACAGGGGGCTGAACATACTGTGGTTGAACGGGCTGTGCATACTGCTGAGGCTGTGGCTGATAAGTCGGCTGTTGATATGGCTGCTGTTGGAATGTGTTCTGTGCATACTGAACTGGAGTCTGTTCGACCGCTCTTACGGGAGCGCCAGATACTCTCCACTGTTCGAATGCTGTGCCGATGCTTTCATCCATAATAAGCTGACCGCCAAACATGCCAGTTCTATCTTTAGAAGTAAAGCCGTAATGGTCAAGATTAATATCAAATACAGTAGTAAACTCATATTCAATGCCATCGCGGATAATCGGGGCCATACCAACCTTACGAGGAACTTGTTTGCCCTTTTCATTCGTTTCCATAACATAATCCTGTTTTGCCCTCATGGTGCAGATTATCGTGCATTTTGACTGAAGTATCGCATCAATCATTCTCTGGAATATCGGCGTTACCTGTTTCCATGCCGCATATGAGTTACTTGAGTTCGAATTGTTGACTTTATCGAGAGCGCCACCAGTGCCATTCCATGAGTGAGAAAGGCTATCAAGTATTACAACCTGATAGTTTCCCTGTTCGGCGCACTGAATCGCCTGTACATATCTTTCTGGTGCATACGGAGGACCGAAAGGAATAACATCGAACTGACCTATCTTTTTTGATAAGCCCTTGATGTCTGCGTTTGAATATAATTCTGATGAGCTATTTTCTGTATCGATGACGAGTATCTTTGACCAGTCTTTTGTAATGCCATAAGCTATCATTAGTGCTGATAATGTTTTACCTGAACCCGATGGGCCAGATATTGCTATTTTAGGACATACCTGAGTTCTTTCCGCTTTTCTAATTTGGAAATTCATTTAGTTCGCTGCTCCTTTGAAGTTAGCTTTGCTAACTTTTAGATAATTCCTTCTTCAACCTGTCCTGCCTCGCATCGCTACTACAGTTTGATATAACAGTCCAAAGGCGTAAATTCCCGACAAGCCATCGGTACTTGATTATAAGATTTCTTTAACATGCAATCTTATAATCGGTTGCTTGTTGTAAATTAATCGCCGCGTTCAAATCACGGTCAATAATTAACCCACATTCACATTTGTAAATCCTATCTGAAAGATTTAAATCTTTCTTTATTTTGCCACAATTACTGCACAATTTAGAAGATGGGTAAAATCTGTCAACCTGTCTTATTTCTATTCCGTTGAGATAGGCTTTAAATTTTAATTTTTGAATAAATCCGTAAAGCCCTTGTTGCGAAATAGCCCTTGATAAATGCCGATTCTTCATCATGCCTTTAATGTTAAGATTTTCAATTGTAATATAAGATGGCTTGGTTCTCACTATCTCATTCACAACTTTATACTGATAGTCTTGCTTTATGTTTGTTATAGTTTTATAAATTATTCGAATCCTTAATAACTGTTTATTAAAGTTGCTTCCTAAAGTTGCTCCCTTTTTCTTGTTTTCATATTTCTTTGAAAGTTTGCGCTGTTCTCTTTTTAATTTCTTATTAAGTTTCTTAATGGCTATTGTTTTGTTAATGTTTTTAAAAGTCTTGCCATTCGATAGTACGGCTAATTCTTTTATGCCTAGATCAATTCCTATTCCAGTATTAGTATTATTATTCTGTATTTTATGTTCTTCATGAGTTACAACGGCAACATAAAACCTCCCTGCTTTCATTGAAATATTGCCACTTGTTATATCTTCGGAAACAGGGATATATCCATATTCTTTTAGTCGAACCCATCCCAAAGTTGGAATTTTTATTTTATGTCGCTTACAAATTATTGGTTGTTTGTTATCTGTTTTAACAAAATACATATTCATGCTGCTTTTACGACTTTTAAATCTCGGAAATCCTTTCTTTGTTTTTAAGAATGCTTTATATGCTTTCTCTGCATTCACTATGCTTTGTTTTACAGATTTACTCGAAACTTCTTTAATCCATTGTTTGTCTGGACTATTTGGAATGTATTGACTGTTTAGCCATTTTGAAAAAGACATCCCAGACATAAAAGGCTGGCCATATTCATAACGCTCTTTATTGATATCAATAAAAAGATTATATACAAATCGACAAGTTCCTATAGTTTTTAGAAATTGTTCTTTTTGTTCATTATTTAATTTTATTTCTGTTTTATAACTTTTCATGATATTTAGTTATTTTGTTTCTGGTATCTGATAAGCCATGTCGTTTAATACATTGGCGTGAGTTATATTAAACTCATTAAGCGCCTGAATGACTGCCTGTTGTTTGCTTAACTGCATTGCTTTCGCAATTACGTCAAACCTTAAACATACCGCATTGCTTGTGTTATCGTCTTCCGGTATCTTAATATTTACTTGCACTTTGCTTTCCTCCTGTCATTGATTTGCCTCCATTAATCATATTTTACCATAGATGTTTCTAAACGTCAAGAACTTTCTTATTATTTTTTTAACTTCTCCTTCCAAATAGACTGTCCATAATAACTACTATAGCTAATAGTAATATTCCAATCACATTCGCCTCCTACTCAGTAAAGTTTAATAATATATCGGTTATATCCTCTTTGAGACTATATAATGCCGATCTATTATTGTCTTCAAGTTTATAATATATCCATTTCCATACCTGGTTTACCAAACATATAAAAACTTAATCTTATACATTTGGAAGGAGACCTTTCTTTCTCCTGACGTGGAGCCCATTCTGTTATACCTTTATTGCTATAGATCAGATTCCACCGCACGGACGACCAATTCTCATCCACGACTACCCTCCGGCTTTGCGACACCGGATTATGATTATATGCCGTCAATTACAACGGGACCAAATCAACCGCAGTGAGCGGAGGCTTGAGGAAACAATCTTTCAAATAATCTAAAGCTTTTGTTCCAATACTCTTCGAATATTTTCTTCCTTCAAGGTTCCAATATCCCGATTTCTTGGGGTCTTTAGTTATATTAAAAGTTTGCCGTTCTCTAAAACCCATTCCCCTACGCGCTATCACTAACGCAGCAGATTCATGAGAACTCAACGAGAGCATTCCTCGGTATTTGAGTTGACCTAATATACTTGTAAACGCTGGATTAACTTCTTCTACTAATACGCCATGTTTAGCGGCTTGAGTCTTAATTGCTTCTGTTAATTTACGATAAAGGAAATTATGTTTCATTCTCTTAAATTTCTTTGTTCCTTTATTATCTTTTTTAAAGTTTAATTTTTCTATAACTATAGGTTTTCCTTTATCAATGGCGCTATTTACTATGTTCTTGGCCGCTACTTGAACGTCATAGTCCCGCTTTTCCTTTCGAGCAAATTGAATCCTTTGGAGTTTGGAGGAATAATGATTGATAAGGTTGCCATCTTTGTTGGTTTCAGAAACTGCAAGCTGATCTGGGTTAGTGTCTATCCCGATAACGCCTTGCTTTTTAGAAGTGATTATTAATTCGGGGGTTTCGACCTCAAATGAAATCACTATCTTAAATTTATTATTTTTATAGATAAGACGAGCATTATAGCACTGTGAAATCCATCCTTTAAACTTAATAGGAATAAACACAGAGCCTTCTAGCCACTTGCCTCTTATGGCAGGGTCGTTTACATATATTTTGTTTCCCTTAATTCTGATGTTAGGATTTCCATCCTTGGCTGCATCACCTTGTGAAAATAACTGACTGTTTCGCTTTTGAAGCCATTGTTCTTTAGTAATTCTGCCCGTTTGGAGTTCTTCCCATGTTCTCTTTCCGCCAAACAGTACATGTTCTGATATAATGCTAGAGGCAACGGTGCAAGCATCTGAAACATAGCGTTGATTTAGATATTTCATAAAGTTTATTTTAACATACTTCTTGACTGCGTTCCCCGTCTGTTCATACTTATGTATAGCTTGGAATGCAGAATGAATTGCGGAGCATTGGGCTTTCATTAATTCAAATATTCTGTTTTTAGTTTCTTGTTTAAAATAAACTCCGCCATGAACTACCTTTCGCATGCTTGCACCTCCTTATTTTATCTTTGTCAATAAGTTTCATAAATTTTTTATAAGTTTATTATTAGCTGCTTCAACCTCCTTCATCTTTCCTTTGTTTATTCTATGATTTTTCTTAGATTTACATGCGCTACATTCATTCCCTATCTTAGTCCCATTTGTTGGAAATGTTTGATTGCATATAGCACATCGATAATATTTTTGCTTAGATTCTTTTTGATAAATATATCTGCGCTCAATGCCAAATCTTTTCTTATAGCATTTATTGCATAGATTATAATTATCTGCATGTGTTTCTTGATGGTCTTTAATTAATTGACGTTGGCAATCAATACATCTATTCATTTATTTTCTTCGCCTCCGATAGGCATCATACAAATTAGTTATAAATTCTTTCTCTTGTTCGTTTAATGGACTTTGCTTGCCATCAACTATTATCGCGTTCATACTAATAAGGCCAACGGTCTTCAAACACTCATCAACAGACATATCGTATGTTTTTGTTATAGAGTTATAAAATTTTTCTATATCGTGCCATTGGTCGAGCGTCATATTACAATGCAATTTTCGTATGCTATATTTCATTTCTCATCCTCGCTCTCAACCTTTTCTACGATTTCTCTAAATGCTTCTTGCGAACAGTAAAGCACTTGATTTATCCTGTCAAACCTTGCAAAGTTTACTTGATTTACATCACCAGCATGATATGGTATCTTTTTAACAGATGACCATTCTTTTTTCTTTTCATCATCGACTACTGTGATGCTTATAAAAACCATTTTCATCTCTCATCCTCGCTTTCTTTATATACCCTTAACTCCACATTCGAGAAAAATAGTATTAGCTTTCGTGTCATTTTCGAAAGAGCATCGCTCCCCATGTTTCCCAGCAAATCCATAATCATAAAAATATTATAATATTTCCATAATTATTTTATATTTAACTTTTTGGCTATCAAAAGCAATAAGTCTCCAGAATGGGTTTTTTATTTCTAGTCCACCACAAATATCATAAGGCTCACCATATTCGGCTCTAATCATATTTAGTTTTTTTAATAACCATTTATTATGCGCTTTAAGTGTTGTTATCATCTCTCTCCCTCGCTTTTTATTATTCTTCCTTCTTTGGAAATGATTATTTTTATTTATTTTCCATCTGGATAAGATATCAGAGCTATATGCTTATTGATTGATTTAACGGTTATATACTCAGATTGGTCATTCGTATGCACTGGAAAACTTAATAAAAACATTATTAGAAGAATGGTTGTCATCGTTTTCCCTCGCTTTCTTTCTTTACGCCGTTGGCACAATAAAAATCATCATCGGTTTGACTAACTCTTTCGTCAAAAGTTTTGTTGATACTATAATCCCACATAGGGCACTGCACCAAACCTCGTTTGTAACATTCCTTACAATATATAATCCCCGGCCTCTGTTCCAGCTCGGCCTTGAGATCGCGTATTGTTTTCCATAAGTTACGCCCATCTTTAAAAGCAGAACATTTTATTATACCATCGGCACCAGAAAACTCTATCTCTTTAGGCGCATCACATTCAGGATATTCTTTTATACAATAATCACAAAGATTAATTATTTTTTGGTAGGATTCAAGCTCTGCCTTGAGGCGGGCAATTTTACCCCGATAGTCTGCTATTTCTTCGCGCATTCCTTTCTCACCAATTTCACATGATTTAATAATAGTTTTTAAATTTTCAATCTCCGCAGCCATGCGCTCGGACGCATCAAATGCAGGCTGAAAGTGTTTTATAATTAATGGTTTACTCGGCCCTGGGTATCCTTTTATTAATTCATTTATCTTGTCTTTTATTATCTCAAGGTTTTCATTTTTCATATTCTTCACTATCCTTCATTATTTTTACAAGTGCCTCTTTGTAATCAATCTTATCGCCATTAGTAAAATATTTCTCTTTGTCTATCAAATCTTTAATGCTATCTTTTATAAATTCTAACTGTTCAATCTTTTCCTCTTTTCTCCACTCTTTAAACATTTCTGTGGCTTCGTCTTCAATCTCGCTATCAAGCATGTCTAATATATCAGATTTATTATCATCAACAATCTCTTGAAGGCTAAGTCCACATTCACAATCTGGACATTTTACTTTATAATTCATAATAGTTTACTCTCCTTTTACATATTTCATAAACATCTTTTAGTTTCCATTCTTTTTTCGGTAGCTGTATTTTATATTTCATTCCATGATCTAATTTAAATAAAGCTTTCAAATCATAAGTATTACTTGCTACTCTTATAAATGTTGAGTTCTCGACGATAGCAATTTTATATCCATAGTTATAACATCTACTAAATATATATGTTAGATCAGCATTACATACATTATCAGAGTTAAAAACAATAACGTTGGTATTGTTAACGTCGCTGATAAGTAATACATCCTGACCGCTTGTTATCTTTCTATTGGCCGGCGCTATTACTTCATCATACTTATCTACTGTTGCCATGAGTTCTTTGTAAATCTTGCCTTTAGCAAAATTAGCCTTAGCTAAATTAACCATAAGTTCAAGTAACTGTATTGATGTGCCATTAAGTCTTGTTATATATACTGCCTTATGAAAGTTAGTTGCTAACTGGTCGCTATAGAATGACGCAGTATCGCATTTGATAGCTATATCAGTTAATCTATCTTTCTGCCTATCGTTAAGAAAGTCGCCGGCACATAATAACGCTGCTGATATAATTCCATCTGCGTCTGTACCGAAGCATACAAGATTGCGAGATAACTTTTCAAACTTCATGTTCTTAACTATCTCTGCACAACTTCTTGTGTTAGCTAATATCAAATTCTTTGAAGCATTATATTTATATCTAGCTTCTTCGCTCCAATTCTCGAAATGATGGTCAACCCATAATATATTCTGATTAGAGCGCATATACTTTTCAATTATGCCATATGTTGCTTGTGGGTCATGGAAATCTGGCCCAACATCCAGAACATATATATCTGTGAACCTATTATTAACCCTATCGTTTAGTATCTTGCGTATCGTTCCATTGCATACAGGCATTAGAACAATATGCGTATCAACCTGCCATGATTTATTTTTTAACTTCATCTTTATTTTTCTCCTCTTTATCTGGAAATGCGGCAGGGCATAAATCTCTCATCTTATTATATAATCCTCTTGAAATCATTATATCAGCCTCCTTTAATCCAGGCATTTGCTTGGGGTCAATAACTATTAATCTATATCCCGCCAATGCGCTAATTAATGGAAATAAAGGCATATCATTCTTATTCATCATTTGACTCCTTTTCATCTTTTATTCCAACTTCAATAATTTCAGCGTCTCTATTATCTTTAAGACTATCATCTGCTTTGCTAAGTATTTCCTTGCTATGTTTTTCATAATATCCATTAACCTTTCTTTTATATTCTCTCTGTTGTGTTTTATATTCTTCTGGGTTATCTTTCTTCCATTTGGCTGAATACTCGCGAGTTGATTCGACATTGTCTTTTTGATAATCAGTGGCATATTTGACTCGCTGTTTTGCATACTTATCAATATAATCTTGTAGCCAATTGCATAGATCAATCTTATCGAATGATTCGTTTTCTCTATATTCTGTTATTATTTTTTTGATATCTTTAATTATTCCCATGATTACTCCTTATCTACTTTTAAATTGTATCCATAATTAGGAATATAGGTGATTACCATCCTTGTTTGACAATATAATCCTTTATAATCTTTGTGATTTGTTCTTCAGAGTTGTGGGGACACATAATATTATTTAATGCTTTCCCAGAATTATCCGATGATGGAACAAGTTTAGTTGTTAATAACTCCGCTATTCTGTTTGGTGTTTCATGTGATAATATCCATTCTGTATATTTTGGTGAAATTTTGTGTAACGCCCATGCTTTATAATGATCTGGTGCTTTCTTATACGTTGCATAAAATGACAACCATGATTTACGATATTTTTTCATTAATGCTCTGACCCATATTATGCCATCAAAACAAGCATTTGCCTGTTCTAATATCGCGTTGGTTAATATTAATTTATGTTTCATATTGCTTCTCCTTGTTATTTTATTCAGGCCCCGCTCTTAAATATCTTTCTTTATCAAACTCTTCATTCAACTCCTTTACCTTAAAATTATCAAATACCACAGGAAACATTGCCTTACCTTGTGTTATAAAGAAGAACTCTTCGCCTGTATCTTGATTATAGAACATACATTTGACATCATCATCAATTACATATGTTCTCTTTGCAGCTTCGATTCCAAGGTTATTAACAATAGATTTGCACGATAACGTCGATACTGTTACTGTGCAATTTATTAGTTTACGCGCTATTGCCTCTGCTTGTTTAAGTGTTTGTTCGTTATATTCTGGCATAACATAGTAACTGATCTCGTTATGTCCTATAAACTGCTGCGCTAATTCTTTTGATGTTTCAGCGAAAGATGTAGGTACATTCTCAATAAATACCTTCTGAATTAATCCAAGTTGGCCAAGCAGATTAAACAATCTATTCGCTGTGCCTTTATCTTTGCCTATAATCGAACCGAAATATCTATTCGACAAGAATGTAAGCGCTTTGCCCTTATAATATAACTCAACTGGCTGTGATTTATCGAGTTGATATTTAATCAAATCATGTATCGAACTTCTATTCTTTCTCAGTAATTTATTAATAGCAGGATAATCAGCACCGTTTAAATCAAACCATGTATTCTGGTTGCCTATAAGTTTATTAATCTCACGATAGTATTCTTCATTACCTGTAAATATTTTAACCGCAGAGCATAGCTGTTTAACGAAATCAGATACGCCCACATTACATAACTTGCAAATCATCTGTATATTATTTAAGGCTCTACCATGCACAGCGCAATTACTGCTATGACAATAATAAAGCCAACTATTATCATCAGCTCCGCGATAAACAACTGCGCTTTCTTTTCTATCTTCATGGAAGATGCACTTAACCGACTTAGACGCGCCCAAGTCAAACATATCATTCATATCAAGACTATTAATATATAAAAATAAATCTTGATTACTCTTAAACATATACTTATCTCTTATCTTATTATATTCTATGTCTTCTATTATATTATCTTGTATATAAGATATATATGTAGATATAGATACAGGAGATGGGGAGAAAGGGGTATTACTTTCATTATTATTGTTGGTTTTTTTTAAAGGTGCATTTTTGCTGCTATTTTCAGATTGGATAAATCTGGAAGTTAAAGATTCAAATATTTCATCTTTAACCATCGGTTGGTTATTAAAGTTAACCAATGTAACTTCAACTGGATTGTTAATGTCCTTGTTATGGAAAGATCCAGGCAAACGTATTGGGTGATTAGGCGTTGATACAGCCCTATCTAAAATTAAGCCGGTGTCGAATCGGATTATATTGGCAACGGCACTCCAAACGTCCTTGTATGAAGTTTTAGATAGGTCTGTAACTTGAATATATCCATGCGGGCCGCCAACCGAATTAGCTATACAGTTTAATCTGATCGGACATGAATTAGAAGATGCATATTTAATAAGCACATTGGATATATCGGCGCCTGATTTGTATGTTGGATTATCTTTAAGATCGATATCGAAGAATAGATTAGAATAATCTAAGACATCGTTTTGTTTGCGTGATGTTGTTTTGTTAGGAATAAGATAAACGCCCTCGCCATTCGATTGAGCTTTATCCATGCGAAGGAAAAGAGAATCAGATAGCGGTTCAGCCCAAGCGCCAGTGATGTTTGAGCCAATTCCATGCTGAAACTGAATCCGGGATTCGGATAAATTTATTTTATTTATGAAGTTTTTTATTGATTCCCTATTGACATGCAATGGGATTTGTGTTAAGATAGTCATTGTGTAGCAACCTATGGCGCTCTAAAGACCGTAAATCTTTAGGGCGTTTTTCTTTTCCTTTCTCTTAAAATTTTAAAACATCATAAATTTATTTTAGCATATTTTAGAGTTAATGTCAAGAGATTTTATATACTCGCTCCACTGGATTGCCATTGCTTTTGCTATGCCAGCGAATGTCTTTGACCTAAGAACTGACCTATTTTTACTTGGAGGAAGATAGTGGATTCTTTCTCTCTTGTTTTTAGGAAGTTTCATCATTTCGTCTTTAACATTATCTGTTTCTTTTAATTTGGGCAATCCTTTTAGCCATAAACATGTAGATTTACATTCCATGTGGCCAAACATCCATGGTTGTATTATCTGGTCTGGTTTTCGATACATTGAAGACATGATGCCGATTGGATTCTCTATCGCGATATGTTTGCATTTAGCATTAACAAAAGCCATGAAGAAATCAATTGATTTTTGTTGTCGGCCATCAGCGCGTTTCTGTGCAAAATGTGCCGCCCCGCTTGAGCATAGGTCAATGCAAGGCGGGAACGCTATTATCATGTCCCATTCTTGTTCTAATAGCGGAATAACATCTTGTTGCAGATGCCATTCTGGATGACTGCCTGAGCATGGCAATAGGTCGCATGAATATGCTTCATGCCCAAGCGCTCTTAATTCTAAGGTCACCGCCTGGCTTTCTTCGCATGCCACCAAAATTCTCATATTCTCTCCTTATATTTTCTAAAGATACATAAATGTCCTTCGTCTGATATTTCAATATGGTCTATCTCTATGTCGTATCCTTCTTGTACTAAGGACTGATTTAAGATTTTATGTAAGTTATCCTTATATATGAATAATGTATCTTTTGGCATTACATCTATTGATCTAAGCGGTTTTTCGATATATTTATTTCGCCACATGACGCCATCTTCATCTGGGCCTTCATCCCAATCTTTAAACATTCTCATGTTTTATCTCCTTAATCATTTCTTATATCTCTCAATTCTGATTTTAAATCAGAAATCATTTCGTTTAACTCGTATATCATATTATCTCTTTGTTCAATTAAACCTCTAAGATAATCTATTTCGTTTTTTAAATCTATGATTCTATTGCCTTGCATATTATCTCCTTGCCATATTTTCTCCGAATCCATAATTAGGATATTGTCTAATGTTATGTATGTATGCTATCTTCTCTGCATGGACATACTTTGGTAATTCATATGTCTGTTGCTTATTTTATAAGCCCTTTCTTTCGCATTGTTTCTAATCTTTTATTTATCGATTGTTGCGTTTGTCTAATTCCCATATGTGCAATTGATAACTTTCTCTTTTGCTCGTCTGTCATTTTTGTGCCTTTTTTAGGGGATGGGCGCCCAGTGAGAGACTTAGATATTTTTGTTCTTGTTTCTAGCGAAGGCGTTTTTCCTAAATTAATTTTTCTAAGCTTCTCTTTCGTTTTTTCTGAGTGTGTTCTTCCTTTTTGAGACTGGCTCATTTTTGCTCTTGTTTCTGGAGAGCAGGGCCGGCCTATCATTTTGTCAATGGTCTCTTGGCTTAACTTTTTCCCCATATGCGCACTGGATATTTTCTTTTTTGTCTCGTCTGATAATTTTCTTCCTATGCTTCTTTCTCTAATCATCTGAATGTGCTCGGGGGATAGTTTTTTCCCTTTTTGCGATTCTGATATTTTTCTTCTATGTTCCTCTGTAAAGGGAGGGTCTTTTTTACCTTTATTTTTTATACTAATTTTTCTTTTTGTTTCTTCGTGTTGATTTTTAAAGAATATACCTCCTGGTGTTAAATTATAACCGTTGGGCCATATTGTATTAAATTTAGTAATAAACTCTCTTTCAATTTCATCAATTTGATCTAGTCCGTAAGTTCCTATGATATCGTATGAAAAGTTCTGAGAACCATACTGAATTATTGCTAAGTGTATTGCTGTTTTTGATTTACATGTTTTGTGTTGGCATATCCTTTTTTTAAAATTTTTTGTTTGTCCAATGTAAGACTTGCCATTAATTAAATTAGTTATTTTGTATAAATATCTCATATTATTTCACATCCTCATCGATAAAGACATGAAGCGGTGGGAGAAAATCGCTTATTAATTCATTGGTATAATATCTTCGATTGGTTTTTGGATTTCTAAAAGCAATGAGTTTTTTTTCTTTATCCCATCTCTGTAGCGTGTTGACAGTAACATTTAAAATTTTAGCTACATCTTTTGGCTTTAGTATCATTTTTATCACCTCCTTTCTATAATAGCATATGTTTAATTACAAATCAATATGTTTTCGTATATTATTTTTATATTTTTGAATTTTTTTGACTATATTGCCCACATTATTTTTCCATGTTGGAAGTTCGCAATAAAAATGGTTAATATCTTTTAGCATAGCAGATTTATAAAAATATTTTTGCCCAGGCTTGACGTAATTATTCGCTAAATGTTTTGCGACAATATGTAAACACTCTTCTTTGCTTTTAAAAGCAGCATATCTATTTTTAGATTTATGCCTTGCCTCAAATCCAACAAGATTATTCGTATTGGCGCATTTCTTTCCCCAGCCACTTTCCTCTATTGCAATCGCGGATAATGCCTCAGCGTTAATATTATATAAAGATTCGACTTCTTTGAAGCATTTGCCAAGACCAGCCAATCCGCTTTTTGACAAAAAGGCGTCTAATTCTTGTGCCGATATATCTGATTGAGAATTTATATCGATATAATATCCCGTTGCCCTTAACTTAATCTCATTTGATGCATAAGAAAATGTGCTACAAAACGTGCTAATAAAAAGTGCTACTGCAATAATAACTACTTTCTTCAAAATTAAATACCTCACTTTAAATTGAATTGACAGGCTAAGAGATATTATATCATACTTTTATAAATATGTCAAGTGTTTTATTTTAGTCGTTATCGTCGCTTGGAGAATCATACGTAACTCGAATCCCGTTTAAACTAATGTCTATACTTACTATCCATTCTTCCTCAATATCTAAATGTTTGGCGACCATTTTCTCTATGGCGAATCCTGAAATAAATTCTTTCTTTTTCATTTTATTTCTCCTTTGATATCGTTTTCGATTTCATTATGCTCGATTCGCATAGCATTTAGACGCACAATCTTTGCAATTGCCACATGATTTGATAGGTGGCAATGATACGCTTGGTATCTTGCCCATTTTAGTATTACCGATTGATATTTTTACTTTCATTATTTACTTTCCTCCCTGTTGTCAATCAGAAACATAAGATGTAACGATTCTTGAGCTTTTTCTTTTATTTCATCTATTTTATCTATTATGTCTCCGCTGTCATTGCGAAAGGTTATATAATTTTCTTTTTTAACATTCATCCCTCCTCCAGAATACGCTTTTCTGACATCTATAATTGTATTTAATATATCTTGTATGTGCTGATGTAAAAGGTCGTATGCTTGTTGATTCTCCATGCTTATTTCTCCTTCTCCAATATCTTTTTAACCGGCCAATCAAATACTGTATCATCCTCCCATGTTTCAGGACAATTACTTTCAACAAAATATGCTGCATCGCTTTGTTTCTTATTCTCATCATGAAAATAAACTCTAATTGACAGATAAGTTCCAAAATCATGAGGATTCTTTACTATCACAAAGTATATGTCTGTTTTATCAATTAGTTTAGCAAATCGTTTCTCAAGCATTTCTTTAAATTTAATGGTTTCTGCTTTCATTTCCGGCATGTAATCAATGCTTGGATTGACTTGAACACAGTCTACTCCCCAAGGCGCTGATTCGATGTCTAAATAATCTATCATATTAAATCTCCTTTATTATTTTAATTTATGTAACATAAAAAGCATTCTTGTCCCTAAAAAGAATATTATTAAATTACATACTAAAATTATTTCATTAGAGTATTGAGTTAAATTTATCATGTTAAATCTCCTTTAAATCATTATTTATTTCATTTCCCCAATAATGCCATAATTGACTATCTTTTCGTCTTGCAAATAGTTCAATATATGGCGGATAACTTACTTTTTCTATCATGCCTCTCATTATCTCTGGCTTGGTACTATGCTCTTGCCTAGGCGCTGTAAGTCCTGTAATGCCTTGTTGTCGCTTGCCATCTGCTGTTTTATACGGAATATTTCCTTTAACGGCAAACAAGCAATGTTCTGTAATGCCTCTATAGTATTGTCCTAGCCCAAACCTATCTTTAAGCCATGTTATAATTGTTTTATATTCAAATCCCCATTCTTTTATTACTTGTAATGCTGATGGTAGATAATTATTTGTTGTCCACATATATAAGTGACAATTATCTTCTGATATTTCGCTGATAAAATCTTTCATGTTGATGATTTGTTTTATTGACATAAGTGGATAATGTCTATCTGCGCCTCGCTTAATTTTACCGCCCCCAAACTCAGGCCAAGGCGGGTCACAATAAATTGTTTTATATTTCATATTAAATCTCCTTTTCTTTTATTCTTAATTACTATATTGTTTGTATTTATATTAACGCCAGGATTATAAATCGTTACATCAACCTTCAATGAGCCTATCGTTTTAGAGTTATTTTTCAACACAAGCTCATCGCCTACCTTATGCCTTTTATTTCTCATGAAATCTTTAACGATCTCATTAAATTGCTGCGTTGCCTCTGCTATGTTCTCGTAATGCCCAAGCAATCGTTCTGAGAATTTAGTTATTGTTTTTGTTTTATGTGAAGTTCGATGATAGATGCGATAGTCAAAGAAAAACATTATTTGCCCTCCTTTAATATTATGCCAGATATTGTCTGCTTCCATAAAGACCATTTGGCGCCACATTCATTGCATATATATTCGTTTACCTCTTCGCCATTGTCTACATTTGTATTAAGGCATACTACATCGGTGCTAAGACAATCTGGTGTTATGCAATAATAGTCGTTCAAGCGATGCAATTCTTCTTCGTTCATTTGCCTTGTTGGTTCAAGGTTAATTTCGAATGTTTCTCTAACATTCATTCTTGAATATATTGCTTTACTTGCACGGATTAATTCGATAAAGAGCGACTGATATTCTTCTTGGTCTAAATCCATTAAATTATTAACCATTCGCTCTTTAATGTCCATAGGCGCCTCCATCTCTCCAACAGTTAGATAGTATCGCAAACTGCTGAACTTAAGTGACAATACGCCATCGCATTTCTTTTTATTTGCATAGGTCCATATATTAACTAATAATCTATCTAAGCTCTCAATAAGCCCAAGTCCTCCAGCGTCGATAACCTTTCTTCCAAAGCATGTATAATATCTTTCTATTTTCATAATTCCTCCTATTTTTTATTATAAACAAGTCTATCCATTAAATATTTATCTAGGCATTTAAATATCTGATTTTTAATTATTGACTCATTGTTTTCTGCTTCTAACTTTCCGTTTACCCATGTTGCCATAATATGTTCAGCATAAATAGAGAGTGAACTTCGATGTTCAATAGCAGCGTTACTTAAAAGAGAAGGAACATAATATTTTTCTTTAATATGTGCTAAAAGATGAGAGTGCTGTGAATCGGGAATGCCCATACAGCACCAGCAATCTCCTCCGCTTGGAGCAGAAATTTTTCTAGCTATAAATGCTTCATAAAAGCCTTTGATATATGTTTTAATTGATTTAATTAATTTATCTTTTTTCTTAACATCTGCCGTAGAAACAGGTCCTTTAGGGACATAACCCCCCACCAACTCTTTTTAATATAAGACCATCAGAGAAAGGATATTCGGCGCCGATGATATTGTCGAACAGTATTGGTTGATTTTTTCGTTTAAATAAATTAAAGCCTATTTTATTTATAAAACGATTAAACCGATCTCTTGTGGTCGGAGCGCTCCACCATCCGCCGCTATCGAGAATTACTGTGCCATCTTTATGCGCTTGAATGATATTTGTTGTCCACATTTTGACAGTGAAACAGTCATCTTCTCTGAGAATTACGGTCTGCTTGCCATCGAATCTCATCATATTGGGTGTTCTTCCTTGTTTAAATATGTTGTTGATTTCTTGATATAAAGTGTTCATAGCTCCTCCTATTTTAATACCATTATTGATTTAACTATGCTATCATCGATGACGGCCATGATATAATCGTTTCTGTTTAATTTATCAAGAGTGCCAGACGGTCTAGCATTAATCTTGTACATTTTATCTTTGCCCTTGATTGTTAGTTTATAATGTAACTTGCCATTAAGTATGATAGGTTCTTGATATTGATATAAGCCGTAGATATTCAATTATTCCTCCTCATCTGGTATAGTTTCCATATATAATTCCATTGTTGGGGGCATACATCCATTCATGCACCTATAAACATCATGCTCCATGTTGCCTTCCATGCACATATCATAAAAGTCGCCACCACATGTTCTACAATGTCTTACCCATTCATGATTTCTACAGATATCGCACTCCATAATTATTCTTCCTCCTCATTGCCGGCTGCGGTGTTGACTTCTTTTATAAATGTTTCTTCGTCAATATATAACAATATATCTAAATTATATGTTGATATTAACTTGCAAGCATAATAGCCGCTTTCATCTGGCGTGTCAGTCATATATCGATTATCTTCTTGATGCTCTTTGTTGACGCCAGCATATACTTCAAGCGTATCGTTATCTAAATTAATTATATATGCCCATTCGCAGAATAAACTATCTTTAATAAAATCCGTTGAATCAAGAATTAGTTTAAGTCCGTTAGAATAAACCATTGGATTATTCTGTGCTTCTCGTAGTATACAATACCAATCATTCATGCTCCGACTTGATACGTTTAAATCAGGTTTCATTATTGACAGTGCATGTTCTAATTGCTTCTTGCCAGGTTTCTTCCCTTCCTTAACTATTTTTAGCCTGTCAAAGAGTTTTCTTAGCCCATCGAATGATTGTAAATGTTTGATAAACTTTAGCATTACAGCACCTAGTCCGTCAGGATAAGTATCATATTGATTATAAACTGTTTTGGTTTCGCCATTCTTATAAAATCCATAAAGCCCTCTTGTTCCCATAATTACTCCTCCTCGATTTGTATATAATTTTTAGGTTTATCTGTTACTTTAACTTGAATGGGCTTATACTCGATATCCCAACATGTTCCACAATTGCATTCCCAACTGATGATTACATGGCCATTCCCATCATAATGTGTTGCTTTTTCTTCAATATCTCCACCTAAATCACAATTTTTGTTTGGGCATCTGCCATCTGCAACTAATTCTGCAAAATTCATATTATTCCTCCATTTTTGTTATTGCTGTGCATTCAAATGTTAAATCAAATCCCTTGTCACAGTTAGAACATGTCGCCAATACTATACAGGATTCATTTTCAATATAGTTCATTTCGTATGTATAGGCTTTTGATTCACAATAGGGGCATTTAGGCGTTTTTATTGTTTTCTTTTCATTCGATTCCATAACATTCTCCTTTTATTTCAAATGTATAATCTACGTTTTGGCCCATTACAATATACTTGCCAATGGGCAACTTGTTCTTTTCTTGTTTAATGTTCCATTCATTACACTGTGCAACTATGTTGCTTGTTCTAATGCAATGGATAAAATATTTCTTTTGATTCATTAATGCCATTACTTCTTGCCTCTCTTTATTACTGACAGTGAAACCATTAAATCGGTAAGCTCGTTCATACGAATGCTTCTTAAAGGACAATCCTTTCTAAATGCTTGATGGCCTTGTAACACTGGCTGCAAGACGCCTATACAGCTTTCTACTAATTGGCAAAAATATGGGTTATTCCCTCTGATAAAGGGGCATTGGGCGCAACTATCAAGAATTAATTCTACTATTTTCATTTAGCCACCTTCTTATAGAAGTACATTGTTGACTTCTTTGCTTTTTTAAGGTCAGCAAAGAATTGTTTCTGTAAGTCGATATAACATTGCAGCCCATTCCCTGAGAAAGATGTAATTGGCTTTCTGCATTTAGGGCAGATTGTATCGCCATGATTCATTACATAGCTAAAGAAATATAACCCCCGTGATTCGTATTTGCAATGACGGCAAGGGGTATGGCGTTGTAAATGGTCTACCTCATAAGGATGTGTGCTAATTTTTATTTTCATATTGCCTCCTATATAAATAAAGCATCTGTTATATTGTATTTGCAATCTTCTGTGTGGCCATCGCGTTCATATTTATTATTATAAAATAGATGTGTTGTTATGCCCCTTGGGTCATATTGATGTTCGATTGATAATCTGGACAAACTAACGTCTGCCATTATGATCTGTTGCATTTTATCTTCTACTTTTCTTATTGCTTTGTTATATGATTCTTGTGATTTGAATTTGCCATTGCATTGATCTGTGCATATACGTTGATGTTTTTTATGTAATCTGCGTAATTGGACAATTGCCTCAAATCTTTTGCCAGAATAATCTAAATCCTTGCACCGACATGCAAGGATTCCTTTAATTGCTAATTCTGTTTTTAAATTCATATTACTCCTTATTTATACATTACAACAAATGTCGTGCCATCTGCTCGAAACTCTTCGATAGCTAATAAGAGATCGTTATTAATTTTAACTTCATTGCCGTTAGGATAGATAATGCGATCATGTCTATAAACTACCACATCGCCATTGCCTTTACGCTCGATTATGCCTCTTATGCTCATATGTACTCCTCCTTATTCTATTACGTGTATATAGAAGTAAAAGTATAATTTATCTTGTTTGTTAAATTCTCGTGTTCTTTCTTTGCACCTATCCTCATTTAAGTGTGCCTCTATTATTATGCCTGTTGACTTATTTATTATGAGGTATACAATCATTGTGGTGCTCCTTTAACTCATGTATGTTGCCATTTTAACGGTTTCATCATCTATCATTAAACACAGAACGCCACTATAGAATGAATCAGAATGATATCCGCCATAATCCCATTCCCTGCCGAAAGGATGAAAGGCGCCATCTTTTATGCGCTCTGCTGTCATGCCATAGGGTAGCCGCATAAATTGTGATATATCGTAGATATTGCCACGATATTTAACGAACATCTGTTCGTCGAGTTCATCTGGCTTCCAATAATCGAAATCTTTCTTTTCATCTGGAGTTAGTTCAAAACCATGGATGATAGGACATTCTTCTATGTGCCTGATTTCTAATGACATATTACCCCCTTTAATTTTGCCTATAAACCAAATACATAGTGCCATCAACGGTCACTTCATGTTCGTCTCCATCGTATTGCGCTAAGAAATGGCCCCGACCATCAGATGATACCGCATCGTCAACAAAATGGTCGATGTCTTTTATCATGCTTTTAACGATACAGTTGGCGCTCTCGCAAAGATGAAATTGCATATGTTCGAGTACTTTTTCAGTGCTATCTCTTTCACGATAATTTTCGGGTTTGTATGCCATATGTGATACTATGAACGATGGTCTAAATGCCCACAATGAATCAAGTACCGCTTCTTTAACTGCTTCATCTGCTTCTTTATCAGTGCAGACGAGATAGTCATCTGCCATATTCGTAGATATGCTGTCTGTCTCTGTTTCGAGATGTTGGGCGAGTATTCTAAGTTTTAATTCAAAGTTTTCATTAGTTATCATATGACCTCCAAAATCTTTTCTTATTTTTTATCGTTGTTAAATGTATTCTGCGAGATAAACAAGTACGACATAACTCGTTTGGGAATCTCATATTGTATTCGGAATAAATATAGTGAATGTAGATTAATTCTTTTTGGCAGAAATCGCATTTATATACGGCATCTTTGCGGTCAAACATTGGCCTCCCTCCAATAGCACATAGAGATTATCTGTTCTCTATTATGTTTAAACAAGTTGAACCAGTTATTATGCCCGCCAGTCCAGTCTTTAGTATGTTTTGCTGTCCTAACGAGCATATTTGAATATACATCGTTGAAATATCTTTCGTCAGATGCGCTAATGTATAGTATTCTGCCGTCTTGTAGTGTTACGAAGCCAGATATGTCGTGATAATTGACTTCCATTTCAACCTTATCGTTAGGAAATAGTTTCTTGATACGATTGATGGCCTGTCTCATCGTGATTGATTGACAACCAGGGTCATACGATTCGCTGTTTTTTCTACTGCTCATAATATTCATTGCTCCTTTCAAATGTATCTTCGATTACTTTCTGTCTGTTTTCAGACTGTTCTTGGAAATAAAAGTCATAGTTATCTGTGCATTCTCCATTGATAACGAGCGCAGTTAGCGATTCACTCATATACGCTACAGTTTCAAATATAGAGAATAGGTGAATAATATCGCCGTCATCTGATTCTGAAATAAACAATGAGCCAATGTCATCTGGAACCGTTGTTAGTCCCGTTCGACGAAGGATTGCGCTAACATCTTGGCCATCTGATATATGCTGCATAATATGGTCATGTAATATTTGGATATCGCCAACGTAATCGACTAAATTGGCCATGTTATATTTGCGTAGTGCAAGTGTTGACCATATATCAGAGCCAAGGTCTTTAATAGCATTAATAACACGCATCTGGTTATTGCTAAACGGCGCCGGCTCGTTATCGTATACATCTATCAAATCTAAATAAATTTGGGCAAGTTTCTGCGTGCTTTTGTTTGCCAGATCGTTTTGAGTAATACGCAATATTTCGATGAAATCATCTGATGATTTGTCTAAGCGCATATCTAATAATACACTTTTCATTTCGTAATCCTCCATTCAATGCCATAATACATACTTGCATCTGACATACTTCACAAAAGATACGGGTGTCTCCATGGTAATCTTGACCACAATAAGAGCATATCGGGTTGTTATTGTTCATTTGTAATTCTCCTTTATATACATGGCAGATATCCGCAGGGCGGCGATATCATCATTGCTAAGGACATGATTAACATCATTGTTGAAGGTGCCAGAATAGAAATAAACTCGGCAATATATTTCGCAATCATCTTTGCCTCTAACTTTGCGAATCTGATAGTCTGGGCGTTCATATTCGCCATGATATAATGTATATATGCCAGATTTACAGTAACGACCTTTGCGATATTGTATATGGTCAGAGTCTAATAATAATTGATGTGCTTCTTTTTTAGTCATGTGTTCCTCCTGTTTAATACTTAATTGCTAACAAGACCATTTTCTTTAATATGCTAAATTGTGCTTGCGTGATGCCGTGCTGTATTGCTTTTGTCTCCTTATACGTAATCAATTTTATATCCTCTATCTTGAATCTTTGGCAACCGATAAATACAAATTCTTCTGTAATCGAAACGCAATATCTGAAAATTTGTATTGTTTTTATCATGGTTTTAATTTTGCCATCATATACATAAGCATTGCCATATACACGGGCATTGTCATATACGCGGGCATTGCCATATACATAAGCATTGTCATATACGTGGGCATTGCCATATACACGGGCATTGTCACATACACGGGCATTGCCATATACACGGGCATTGCCATATACACGGGCATTGTCATATACACGGGCATTGCCACATACACGGGCATTGCCACATACACGGGCATTGCCATATACACAAGCATTGCCATATACATAAGCATTGCCATATACATAAGCATTGCCAGATACATAAGCATTGCCATATACATAAGCATTGTCATATACATAAGCATTGCCATATACACGGGCATTGTCATATACACGGGCATTGCCACATACACGGGCATTGCCACATACACGGGCATTGTCATATACACGGGCATTGCCACATACACGGGCATTGCCACATACACGGGCATTGTCATATACGAAAACAGTTTCTTCAACCGTAGCTGTTGCCGCAACATAACCACCAATAGAACCATCTGGATTCGTATGGCGGGTATATATGATTTCGTCATATTCAAATGATATAACCTCGATGCTTAGTCTTTTAATTTCATTCCAATTTTTTATTTCTAACATATTAATCTCCTTTATTTATTTTTTATTTGTTTCTAATTTGTATGCCGGCATGCATATTCGTGGCAAATTTGCTGGTTTCAAATACTGCGTCTACCCAGCATTTGTCACGGATTGACTGTGGTAAGTCCATCATGTTGGTTACATTTGCCGCTTTACATGCTGTGTCTATGAATTTTGCGTATAACATCATTCTCGCCTGATGAGAAGGGTTTGCTCTTGATAACATAATTACTCCTCCTTATTATTCTGTGCTATTGTTGTAAGCATAGGCCACAATGCATTGCAAATGACATCTTTAACGACAACATTCGTAGATTTACTTACAGATACTTCAACGGTGTCTATAAGTTTTTGGATGGTCATTTCTTTATTGACAAGGGACATATTAACTGCTGTTTCAACTAATAAAGATTCTATCTGTTTAATATTTTTCGCTATTTGCCTATGCCTTTTAAATGTCGGAAGATACCAGTTCCAACCCTCGATAGCAGAATGGATAACATCTGCTAAATCATCGAGATAAGGCGCATTTGTTTCGATATCTCCATTGTCGTCAACAGTTTCTTCATAGCCTTCAACGATTGATTGGATTTGGCCATCATCAACGGTGACGCTATAGTCGAAACGCTGTTTGTCTGGGTCATATCTGACGATAACTTCAAAAGGAATCCAGCCGCAATAGCAGCCATTATTATCGAGCGCATGCCATTCGTTATGAAACGACAAGCAACCTCCTTCTTCATCTACCCATGTCCAGTTGGTGTCGATACCAGAGCCATGTGGCAACTGGAATGTAGCGCCAGACTCAAGATGTTTTATCTCTGGATGTGATTGGTTGGGGTTTATAATTTTAATCATATTCTTCTCCTATCTGAATGTTGCCTCTAATGAAACGTAAAGTAAACCTAACACTATGAACATAAGTCCAACAATTAACGCTAACATTATGCCTCCTTTGTGATATCTATAACGCTTTCTTTCTTAAAATTCCACTTCCATGACTGTCTGTCGCAATGCGAATCAAACGCAGTTGCGACAACATTACGGCCTGACGGTGTAATAGCGCCGGCCTTATTTATAAAGCCACGCTGAAATAGAATCTCTTTAATTTTATCGATTTCGGCAGTCTTAAATCCTGCCTCACGATACTCGTCTGCCCTTGCAAACGACTTAAGAGAACATATCGTTACGAGAACGAATAACTCGTTTTTACTGATTTCAGGTTTTTCGATAGGTAACATCTTGACCAAAAAATGCTGTGGGTGTAGATAAATGTGCAGACCTAAATCTTTGCCGTTATATGTGACATGCTCGACAAGAAACTTATCAGGCGAAGGAATATATGGAGGCACTGATTTACCAAAAGGCTCAGGTGCTGTCTGGACATCGATAGCGATTAACTCGCCTTCCATGTCGTAGCATGAGAAGCCTGTTCTTGAGCCGTTATCCCAATAGGAGCGTAATGTGCGCGGGACATCAGAGACTGATACTCTGATTTTAGTTCCTGAATAGCCGGTTAATTCTTTAAGTTTGTCATATAATTCGGATTTGTTTAGCCATATTGCTTCCATATTACTTCTCCTTAATAACGCGATACCAGGCGGCATCGCAATGTCTGCACTCATAGAGAATGCGATAGTCTTCGTTACTTGTTTTGATACAGTTATGTTCGCCGCAAAATGGGCAGTATGTGAACATATAAATGCCTCCTAGTCTCTGTTGTACATTGCCTGTGCCATCGCCTGTCTGTACTTATAGACGGGATTATGTCTCAAAACGTATGCCATATATTTATTCATGATTACGCCTCCTTCGCGTTTGCTTTTTTTATAATTGTCTTTGCGCTATCTGCCAAGTCGGAGGAGTGGTGTGGCTCCATTAAGATGTCGTTAAGAATCCCATATTTCTTAAATATCTTAATGGCCTCTAATTTTGTCATAATTATGCCTCCTTTCTTGTGATATATATTTCATGACCTTGTTCAAATGCGCGAAGGATTATTGTGCGAGCATCTACTGAATTTGACATTTGAAAAATTTCGCCTGTATTAATGTCTGTTACCTCAATGACTTTACTTGATCTAAGATTTAACATAACTATTCCTCCTTTAAATTAAAAGCCACCGCTACTTTAATTTAGCGATGGCTCTCTGAAGATGTTCCTCAAAATTAGACGGTTGAGTGGCCGTCTTGACCTTGTCTATTTGCTTAATAGGTCTATAAGGCTGGTCGATTAGTCTTACGATCTGATGAATTGGTTTTACCATGCGATCTGTAACTCAGATACAAGAGTGTTGTTTGATCTAATTGTTTCAACAACGCCACAGACTAGGACGCCATATATCGCAGGATCGTCAGGGCAGTCTTCGATGAAATTATTATAGTTGTTAAGTGTTACCAATGATATGGAATCATGAAGAGTAAGAAATACAGCAATCCCATTTACTATAATCATAATAAACCTCCATTATATTTATTGGTCTAAATAAAACGACCGCCACTACATTTCTGTAATGACGGTCGGGTCTCCGTCGTTATTTTATCTTATCTGCATAATCCTAACGATTGGGTCTTATGCAGCACACATAGCCACATTGTCAATGCGGTCTATATGTGGAATATTGCTCACATGTTACGGTCTGAGCTTGACCGGATTGGTATGCCCGCTATCATCTATGTCCATTCTTATGGTCACCGTCAGGTGTTGCCATTATTATGGTCGACATATCCAACCAATGCCGCATATATCGCGGTCTTCACTATGATAGACATATCAAGTGATATAAATATCACCGTCTATCAATTATGTTATCTACTGGCTTCATTGAAGTGCATTGATAAATACATCGTCTATCAGTCTTCCACTGATATGCCGCATCCGTATCGTCCAGGCGGATTCACTCAGCCGTCCAGAGGATCGTTTGTGCTCGATAACACAACATAAACCATATATCATTAGTCAAATAACGCAGGTCAGTCTAGCATATTTGATATATGGTTTATTTCGCTCATCTACTTTAGATCGTCCACTTACAAGCAATAACTCTTATCGTGGTTATTTCGATTTACTTGCAATTTTTACTATACTTTTTAAGCATAGTCAATCTGCTACAAAAACCTGGTTTTTGCTGCTTTTTGAATTGCTTATTTATTACATTTAATCCGATTCAATAATTGTTTTATGATTATATTTTTGATTGATTCGCTTTTTAATGGTATTATAACGAATCTTATAATCTTTTATTGATTATACTTTTTAATTGTAAATCTTATTAAGTCAATATTGATTTACTGCCATATAGTTATAATCAATCAATTTTACCGCTATATCGTTTAATAACGGTATAGAATCGGCTTATTAATAATAATACCTATAAAGTTAAATGATTCGCTTAATATATGAATATATACTATTTTTTAGTTAATTTAATTTTGCCTGATTCGCTGAATAACGAATCAATTAAATTAACCTTGAATCGGAGTATAAAAAGTATTATTAAAATGTTTTTAAAGATCAAAAATAGAATGGATTGAATAAAAGCCGGTCGAATCGTTTTTCATTGATTCGCCGGCGGGTATAGTAACTACTGATTGATTATATAACCTTTAAACTTAAAAAATTTTGATTTTCCGATTGATAACTTATCGGCTTTATTAAGCGAATTAAACGATTTAATATCAATAAATTCATGACATATAGTGCTTTTCTCTTCGATCCTGATTATGTATTGTGTGTTGCGAATCATTAATTTTTTACCGTCTATGGTAACACGCCCCGTTAATAAATATTCGTTAATTTCAGGAGTAAATGCTATTATATCCGATATTATTGACTTGCCATTGATCCGCTTTTTATCGGTATTAATCAATTTACCGTTAATTTCGAGTGATTTATCGCTTAATAGTACGGTCGATATAATAGCATTGTGTATGTCTTGTATCAATCGTTTTGTAAACGATTCGACCGTTACCGATTCAATTCGCTTTGTTTTTTCCTCTACTGTTAAATTTTTGTCCTCGTTAATTGACTTGATTCGTAAATCTACTTTTGACATAATTTCCTTTAATAAACCCGCCGTTAAATTTACTTCGACCGATTCGTTAACCGCTACTGATTTTTTCTCTTGATAGTTTAATTTCATAATATCCACACTCCAATGTAAATTTTAGGTTTTTATAGATACCTATAAACTATTTTAATTGATTAATTTTTTCTTGTAAAATATCTTTAAATGATTTTTTAGATTGATTATGATTTTTAGAGTTGTTAGACTGATTGTTATTACTAGATTGATTATGATTGAATTTGTTAAATGGATTGTTTTTTGAATTATTGCTATTACTCATCATATCCCTATCAATCATTTTAGATATTTTAGTGACCATTTTTTTTACCACCTTTCTTATTTATTAACCCTTAACTAATTTAATTATACCACACAAGATAGCATATATCAAGTTATTTTTTAAATTAAATAGAATATTTATAATTTATAGATTAATCTCAGAATATAGATTAAATATAGTATTATCAGAATATTAGTATATTATATAATGTATATATATAATATACAATCAATATATAATGGTAGTAATTTTACGTTAAGACCGCTTGACCATATTTGTATCAATTTGAGAATATTTATATCATAACGAGAGAGGCCAATGATATCAAGTGTTATCATCGTATATCATTGAAACATGGCTTAAATGCTGCATTATTAGTATGTTTGAATATTTCGATGTTCTGAAAAACACTGTGCATAAAGGGATATCAGCAGGGAAGTTTGTAATAGGTGAATTTTTTGGAGGGGCATGAGGGCTTAACAGTACACATATATAAGTGGACCACTTTCTTAGTCCACCCTACGGCCATAACGCTTTTCGTAATATTATTCCGCATATCTCTTAAGTGTTACAATAACATATTACATATCTATGTAACCGTAAGTCATCGACATTCCGTTACATTAAAACTGTTGTAAATAGGGCAGGGTTGTATCTATAAATTCTGCTCAAGATATAGAGCGTTACATAATGTAACTGTTACTTATATAGTATGTATGCTCAACCCAACACTTTTAAAAAATAAGTGTTGGGTGAAACCGACACCTATTTCTTCTAAACAATCTAAACTCTCATAACATGCATGGGGTAATTATCGTTAATTATGCCGAAGCATTAATAAAGCGAAGCGTATTAATGCGAAGGGATGGTTAACGATAATTGGGGTCAATACATAGCGATATGCTCGTAATAACACTCATAAAACGCTATACACGGTGTATAGGGTAGTGCATAGGTAGTGTAAGGGAAATAGATGAATCTGATAGCGTAATGCTCTTAAATGGCCTTATTTAAAAGGATAATGATAGGTAGCGTATAGTAGGTGTATAGGAAAAAGAGATAATGATAATAAGTGGTATAAATAACAAAAAAGCCTTACAAGGAGCGAAGTAAGGCTTTTCTGCTTAGGAGGCCGTGTACATCAATGAAATCCAAGAATTAGATTCAGTGACCGGAATAAACAAATGGAGATCAGTCATCAATATAATCCTAACAAATAAATATGATGATGTCAAGAATAAATAGAAAATAAAATGAAATATTTTTATTTTATACAAATAGGAAACTTATCTCTCATTCTTAGTAGTATCGAATCATAGTGGTATGTCTGTAAGCCAAGGTCTGGCATTGTTCGAAAATGTTGATTCTTCAGTGAAGCCATATCACTATCATCATCTATTATTACAAAGGAAACAAAAGAATTATTGCAATTCTTTTTAATCCAATGGTCTATTTCATAGCCACGATAATAGCTATTACCCGTGCAATCAATAAATCTAGAAGTATAGCCTATAAACGGCGCCTTAATGCCATAGCTGCTAAAATCTTTGTTTATCTGTTCAATAGGGTTTTCTTTGTTAAAATATCTTAGACGCCAGGTCGATGATAAGACTAAAGATATGCTTCCTATTTCTTCTGTAAGTTTATCTATAATCTCGTTAAGCGCTGATACATTAATCTGAGATATGGGAGTAGCAGATTCCCATGCCATTTCATCGATATCGTTGTTTAGGACTCCATCAACATCAAGGAAAATAAGTTTTTGGTGAGGAACATTATCTAAACTGCCATATATTTTGATTAACTCTTCTCTGTCATCAAAACTCATTTCTTTTTCCCTTCCAATTCTTTTTTTATTTGTACAATATCTTTGTAGCACTCTGCGAGTATCTCTATACAAAAAATCTCCAGGGAAATCTCTGCTTATAAACTTACATCCAATCATGCCTAAATTATATGCTTGAATTGCTGATAGTTTATCAAAATGCTCTCCAATAATATAATCGTGTAGCTTGACTATTTCAGTGCGTATTCTATCGATCTTTTTACGAATAGATTTATATTGCTTGTTGCATTCGGATAAATCTTTTACTACTGCTTTTTCGTTTAACCATAAATTATGCCTCATTGTTATAGCCTTCCTATGGTTAAATCGTCCCCATTAGATTTAAATACTGCTATTGGAATACAGATAAGAATGGTAAACATAAGCAACGTAGATGCACATATTGCTCCTAAAAAACAAACAGCATATGCAAAAGGAAGGTAAACTAACTTCTTAATAAACGATTTCATAAATCACCTTAAGTCCTTAAATCCCATCCAGCCTTCTTTAATCCTCAATTCTTCTTCCCGTTCAAAGGCAGCATGCACTTCTCTAAACTTTTCATCAGTATTATACTTGTTAATAATTTCTTCTTTCTCTTCTGGCGATAATCCCATTTTGTGCTGGACACAAAATTTTTCTCCTTTATCAACATGCCCAATTCCGCAAGCAATACACAAATAAACTTTACTCATATAAATCACACTCCTTAAATATAATCTTACCACACATTAAAAAGAATGTCAAGGAAATTCTTAAATAAATTAATTGGTGACAGGTCTTAAAACAAACCGCTCCCCAATAGGCGTAGCAACATGCTGCTCTCTTCTTCAAAACTATTATAAACGCTAATTGGTCATAAGATTAAATAAATGTCAAGTTAAATTATTAACTATTTTTATATTTAAACCAAGGATGTGCTAATAAAAGAGCGGAATGCTAACATGAAAGATTTATTACAAACCTATGCCTTAAAATAATCATTTCCTTGCGAAGTAATAGGTCATCGAGTTAAGCCCCGATAAATGAATCCTTAAAAATACTAAATCGTTTTTAGATACCTCTCTGAGCGTTATGAGCGGTATTTAAATATTAATAGAAAAGATAAAGAGATAGAGTTAGAATAAATACAAGAGAATAGTAGAGTAACACTAAAGTATGAGTAGAGTTATGATATGCTCTTATACTATGTTTATGTTTTAGTTTAATAATATTATAGAGTTAATTAATACTCTCTTTCTTTTTATTTTATAAGCTATATGTATTTATTAATATTATTTATAATATCTGTAATACTCTGTATTTAATACTCATAATACTCTGTAATATTAGTAGATATATCACGCGCGCGTATCTATAGCAAATTTAAAAAATAGTGCTCACGGCATGAGCACAAATGCTCTAAGCATGAGCACAAGAGCACTCAGGTAAAAAATAATTTAAAAAGTTCTTGACATTCAATTTAGCATATGATAAAATTAAAAATAGGAGGGAGCGATGAATGAGAAGAAATTTTTAAGGGCGCATATTGAGGAGCATTTATTTAAGGCGATTAAGTATAAGGCGCTTGTGGACGGAACGTCAATGGCGGCAGCGGTAAATTCTATCTTAGCTAATTATTTTGTAAGTAACCAGCAATATTTAAAGATCGTTAGACCAGAGATTATAATCCAAGAAATACAACCAATGGCATTTGAGGATGATGGTGAAGAGATTTGGAAAATAACCGGGGGATGGGTAGAGGAGAAATGATAATGGATCAGAATGAAATGTGGGGCAAGGTCAATAATGAAATGATAGAATATCGATTATTATCCCTTCCTCCATGGATAACAAACTCTGGATGCGTGAACTCTCATATGAGTATAGAGTCTTATTTATCCAGCCTTGAGCCAAAAAGAAATGACATAGACCTTCAAATAATATCAACAAAGAAAACAATTGATTTAAGGGGCGAATAAATGGCCAAAAAGAAAAGAACGCAGAGCATAGATATTTCCAGAGAATGCCAGTATGATTTTTATTATAACCTTATGATGGCCGGCCATGCGTTTCTTCTGGGCGAATATGAATTATCTAAGAATAAGATTAAAGTAAAGAGTTTGGATTTATCAAAGTTATTTAAAAAAAGAGAAAAGGAGATTTAAAATGGGCGAGGATTTTTTAGGGAATATCGAAGAGATAATTGATGAAATAAGAAATGAAAGAATGGATGCAGACTACGGCATTAATAAAATTTATGAAATAGCACAAAAGATGAATGATAATATTAGGTTTTTAGAAAATAGAATATTAAGTAAGTCAATATCACGCGATGAAATATTAGAAAACTTAAATAAACTGGAAGCAAATAATAAAATGCTTAAAGAGTCATTCGAAAAGATTATGGGAATTAAAATATAGAAAGGAGCCAAAATGAAGTTAAGTAATTGGGAGCAGATGTTATGCTTACTTTCTTATGGAATGGCTGCTAATAAATTTCTTAATGGTGGTCCCGAAATGTTTATAGGTTGCATTTCAATAGCAGTATTTATGACAGTAACAAAGAAGGAGCAGAAATGAAATCAAAAAGAGAGTTACCTTTTCCCGATGTTAAGTTAGAAAAGAAAACAATTAGAGAAGCAAATAAATATAAACTTGAATCACTATTTAGTCAGATAAAAGATTTTAACCAAGATATTTATATGCTCTACGATATAAAATACGAAGCCTTGGTTTGGTATAATGGTTGTGAAGGGGCCATTGCAGATAAATTCTTTAAGATCGTTGAGAAGGCAGAAAAGGCAATATTAAAATTAATGTAAGGAGCGATATTATGAGATGCAAAAATTATCATTGCTCTTGGAATTGTGGAGAAGAGTGCGGGTATCCATATGAGATTAGCCTCGATGAAGATGGTAATTGCGAAACGGGAGACACAAGCAAAGTTGGATAACGTAAGGAGCAAACATGACTACAGTTAAATGTAATGATAAAGATTGTAAATATTGTAAAAATTTCGAGTGTCAAAAAGATACAATTGAAATAATATATTCTGGGTATTATGAATTTTTATGCACTGGTGGCAATCGCATTATCGTATCATATAAGTGCGGAAGTAGAGATGAAACAAAGGAGCAGAAATGATTACATTCAACATAGATAAAGAAACGGCGCTTGATTTATTTTTTATAGATGCGATGTCACGAAGATGCGGAAGACCACTGACTTTAAATGAAGCAAAAGAGGCTCATTCACAGATGAGAGACGATAGGTTACAAGAAAGCGTTAATGAAAAATAGCAAAAGGAAGTAATGACCAAGTTGAAGAAGGAGTAATCAAATGAGACCAGAAATCAAAAGAATGAATGAAAGGTTAGCATATTTTTTAACACAGATGGATTTAGGTAACGCACATATTAAACATGCAGAAGAGCGTATCGAGGAACTTGAAAGAGACCTAAAAATGGTACAAAGCCACGCAGGCTGTTTGCTCGCCAGAAATATGGAGCTAAACGATATTTATAAAAAGTATAATATTATAGACTTTAAGTACAATAATCTTATCAAAGAGAATCATAATTTAGAGAATGCAATTAAAGCCTTAAGAGAATCTACTTATCAAATGAATCAAGCAATGAATGCCGAAAATGATAGGCTGGAAAGAAATGAGAAGTTAGAAAAAGAGAATAAAGATTTAACGATTAAAGTGTCATTATTGATGCAGAGCAATAAGGTTTTAGATAAAGAATTAAACGCCATAAAAGAACACTTGTCAACAGATACTTCTCTTAATACAAGAGCCTTCCATCTTTCAATGAGAAATGATGATTTAAAGGATGAGCTTAAGCAAGCCGAAAGAAAAAATAACAAGCTGGCAAATGAGTTAGTTGAGTTAAAGCAAGCATACAATGTTTTAGATGAGCAGTATAATAAATTAGCAAGAACACAGCGCATAAGGGGCCATCATTGCTGTGATTGTGGCGCAGAGATCGACGCCGGCAAATTTTATTGTAAGCCGTGTTTCAGAAAGAGATGTGATTAAATTATGATCGTAGTAAACAACGCGACAGAGCATGCTCGAAAAGAAAGAGAAAAACAAGACAATGAGATGGGGGATGATCTCTTGCTTAATCCTATAATCACTACTGATAAATCATTCGTTATTCTTTCTGGCATGACAACAGATGAGGCAATAATAATCAAAAAAGGTATCATTAAAAGAATACAAAAAGAGTATGGTAATAACTTTACAACATCTGAAACGGTTATAATTAAAGACTCTAAAGTTTTAGCAATGGAACAACAACGCGATGCAGATGTCCAGGCGCGATTTAATTTGTTTATGAACACATATTTGTTTGTTCCTTTTTTATTTATTATGGGATTGCTGGTTCTTATAGTTATATGGGAAATGATAAAAACAAAAATGGGATGGTATTAAAATGATGATAGATGTTTTGCAAAAGCTACACGAAATCATCGTTAACGGCGATTGCACAGGCGCCAAGATAAAAAGAATAGAACTTAATAGCGAGACCATGGAAGTATTTAAAAAAGAAGCAGAAAGAATAGCAGTGTTTGACCGTAGTGAGATTGATGACTTTAATAATCAGCGTGTATTTTTCTTTGGCATTCCGGTCGTTGAATCTATTGGAAACATCAATCCTATTGTAATCGTTAGAGGGCGAGATGAGGAGCAAAAATGAAAAAGAAAAAAAAAGAACCACAGAAAGTATTTGATTTTGATGAGTATCTAAAAAAGCAGCGAGAAAACCCACAATACAATAAAGCATATGAAGATGAACTAAGCAGATTAATGGCAGAAAACAAAAGACTAAGCGATGAATTAGAAGAACTTAAACAAGAATGCAGAGATTGCAGAGCGGAGTGAATATGAAATCAGAAATCAGAAGGAAACAAGTTCAATTACATAACCAAGACCTTGATATAATAATAGCAAATGAACCTAAAGAGATATGGGACAAGGAAGATGGAGACTTCTATCTTTTATTTGTACCAGAGAAGTGGGATGAAGTTATTGCTGCGGCGATAAGAATGGCAATAATCAACCAAGGATTAGTGAAAGATTTAGCAAAAGTAGAAGAAGACAAGGAGTATAACGCCAATCTTTATAAAGAAAAAGACAAGGAAATCGATAGACTTCGAGACGAATTATCAATTAACGATGACTTTATTCGTGCTAAAAGATTTGAAGTTGATGCATTATTGAAAGAACTCGATAGACTAAAGGAACAAAACAATAAAGCAACAGATGCCCTTCTTAGAAAAGGAAAAAGAATGGTTGAGTATAAAGAAGAAATTGCCAGACTAAATAAGGAGATCAAGAAGTGAAAATATATCTTGTCTTACATTCAGATTTAGATAATGAAGGCGTATTTATCGATAGTTTACATGAAACAAAAGAATCAGCATATAAAAGGTTATCTAAGCTAGACTATCCACAACAATGGGTAAGCGAACAGGAAACAGAACGGGAGGAGTAATGAATGAAACCACCCCATAAAATATTAAAATGTTTGTTGGCGATAATAATGTACATGATGTTTAAATATCTTAATAACAATGGGTTCTTCACGCCTATAACAGATTTTGCTCAATATGCTAAATTAAAAATGCACTCAATAGAACATATACAAAAATTATGGATTTAAAGGAGCCTTTAAATGGGAACTAACTACTATTTATATATCGATATTTGTCCACATTGCAAAAAAGAAGATGCAAGAGTACATTTAGGGAAGAAATCTTGGGGTTGGGCCTTTTCGGTGCAAGGGTTTAAATATTTAGATTTATTCGGGAAAGCAGCAAATGATTTTATAGAACATATCCTTAATTATTACTCAATAACCGAATGGGAAACATGGAAAAATATTTTAAAGAATATGCCTAAATCATGGATAATCAAAGACGGAGAGGACAGAGAAGTTACAGTAAAAGATTTCATTAAGTTGGTTGAATCGAGCTATAAGGTCAAGAAGAATCTTAAGCATGCAATAGAATGTCCAAGTTCAAGAGATTATTTAGACGATGACGGATATAGTATAAGTGAAGGGGATTTTAGTTAAGGATAAATAAAAAGAGCGCCGAGAGATCGGCGCTTCTTTTATTATGTTATGCTTTTGTGCTTTCTTTAACACATCTTATTATGTCATGTTTAACTTCGATTTGATACTTGGCATCTTTGCTTTTTATGTAATCAATTAAGTCAGATAAGAAAGGGTATGAGTTCTTTCCGGTGAAACATCGGGCATCATCTATCAAAAGGATATGTTTCTTGTTATTGGCAAAGATAGCGTCTATTTCTTCGAGTATGGGGCATTCTTTATCACCCTTGGCAGTGTCGCCGCCAGAGAAATGACCATCAAGCCAAAATATTGCTTGACCATTAATGGCATTAATGGCTTGCGATAATAATCTGCCACTATCGCCTTCTAAAATATGAATATGCCCATAAGGGCGAAAGAGTAGCCTAGCTCTTTCTGCTAATACTTCGCTAAGTTCTATTGATATGATGGTTTTAAAGTTATCTTTCTGAGCTAATACCATATCACCGTGCCATGTGCCTGTTTCAATAAAGTATTTGCATTTGTATAGGTCTTGGTATTCTTTTATTATTTCTTGTTTCACTATTGGCGGAGGTGGGATTATCCCACCATTAGTTTCGTATTCAGTTATAATTTGGTTCATATTTGCTCCTTATAAATATATTTCTATTATAAAATTATCATTTAACTTGTAAAGCTCTTTTTCCATTGTTGGCTTAATATCTTCCCATTTAATTTTTCCACAACCACACCCAAGTTTTGGAAATGCAATTCTTATTTTATCATTAAAAGATAGATTTAGAGTTTCTACTAGATTTTTTAAATTATTCTGGATAAAATCGATTTCTGAATCTTGTTTCCAATGGTCTTTTGTGGCCAGATGAATAACTCCGTCTTTTAGATCTCCGAGAATGAATCCAGTTTCTTTTAACAACGATAGGTATATTAAGTATAAAAGTTCACATTGTGGCATTCTTTTTTTAAACTCTTTGGCCAATCCAGCGCCCATAACTCCAACCTTATTTACTGGACATACCTTATAATCGGCATGAATGGCGTCAAAGATTGAACCTTTTATATATTCTATTTTATGTATCATACATTCTCCTCATATATTTCTATCTCTACCTGGGCAAAATCAATTAATGTATCTTCTGCTGTAATTGGTATTGCATAATCGACTAAAGGCAATGTTACTTCAATCTTCTTTATAAATACTTGCTTATTCTCTATGAAGCAACGCTTCTTTCGTCTCCATTTGAACAATATATTTGCCAGCATCATCTTTGGTTAGATCAATATAATTTGTTGCTATAAATACTTCTTCTGGGCTGAATGTTATTGCAGAGTTTATCACGGTCAATATCATCGTATGGTACGTTGCTACAAATCCAGTTGAATAGGTCAAAACATATTTATTGCCTTCAAGATGTTGGACGTTGATGTTAACTGCATCTTTTGCTTCATCGGAGAATACATGCCAAACTGTTTCTTTAATGCCTTTGATTCTAATCATTCCACTGCTATTTACAATACGATGTTCAAATTCTAACAGTTGTATCATTGCTTTAACTTCAACTTGTTTGGCATTTATTCTTTCTACATGTTTGATTATCATATAACTCATTAGGAGTGCGATAGAGAGGGCGAAGAACACCGTAATGGCTTCTGACATCTTTTGACGCTTTGACATGCGCTTAAGGTATATCTGGTGATTAGGCGACATGTGATCTTCTTTCATGCTAATCCTTTCTAACTCTATTCTTCATGTTTTCATTTTTGTAGCAATATCCATGTATAACATCATTGACTATATAAACTTCTTCTCTGGTCATTTCGGATGATATACATTTATCACAGAAGATATGCTCTGACTTAGATTGAACAAGTTTTTCTTTCTTTGATTTACAGATGGGGCAAGTGTATTCAAATATTGGCATTTAAACTCTCCATTTCTGGTATTGTAGCCAAAGTAAATCTAAATTTAGTTTTGCCATCTACATTAACGGTTTCAAACCACATGCTTTGTGGCCGGCACCATAATCTAGGTTCTGACATATCAGCGCGACGATAAATAACAACAGGTTCGTTTGTTTCTGAATGTGTAGCGAACGCCATTACTTCATAACATGAACCTTTGTAGTGCTTGTAGATTTGACCAACTCTTATAACGGGTATTTCCAGATCAGCTTTAATTTGTTTGCTCATTGTCATCGTCCTCCGTATGAAATATTATGCAAATAGATGCAGGAACTTTGTATACGTTTTCTAACCAGAATTTAAGTAAGCGCCGATGTTGTATGCTATCTCTTTTCATTTTAATTTCGTTGTTGATGAAGTATTGGTTGGAGTCAATATCATATTTGGTTGACCATTTAAAGTCGTATAGTTTGACAAGTTTATCAATCCAATAATCAACTGTGGCATCCATTGTATCGATATGTTGTATCTCAAATGTATCAAATGATACAATACGATTATCGTTATCTTTAATCCATTTATTACATTCTATTTGGTTGTTAAAGACGGCATATGGAACATTTTGTAAGGTTAAGAGTATCATTGAGCCTCCTTGCTAATTAGGTCTTGTATTTCCCACTCTTCTATTGATGGTTCAGTTGGGACTTCGCTGGGTTGTGACAATTCTGCTAATACTCTATTTGCCGATTCTTCATTTGCATATACTCCATATAAATCATGGTCCAAAAAACTTGTAAACACGAGATACACTTTCATTTTAATACCTCATGTTCTGCGATACTATAATCAGATTTATATATGTCTCTAATTGGCATATCGTTGATTGATTTTCGCGCTGATTCTTCGGTCTCATGGATACTTTCTATATATCTATCTTCGTTGTCATAATATTCTACTACATGCACTTTCATTTTAATACCTCTTTTCGCTCTACTATAAAAAATAGTTCTGGGTTATTCTCTTGTCTTCTCTTGACATATTTATTCGCTGCGTCTTTTGTTTTGAAAATATTCTCAAACTCAAGTGGTGCTCTAGTGGTCCAGTGCGCATGAGACCGAAAAACGACATAAACTAATTCTACTGCTGTTTCCTCTTGTCCATCAAAATAAACGGCATATGTGTTCATTTTATCACCGCCACGATAGGGTCTATTGTTGCATAAATAGATAATCCGGCCATCTTGCACTCAGGGCATTCATAATCTTCCCAGAAGTGCTTTTCAATTGTATGTGGGTTGCTTTTAATGACGATCTTAAACTTACATAGACAATGAGAACATGTTGTGTCTATGTAGCCAAGTTTAGCCTTGCCTAAGTAATTATTTATTTTCTTCATTAGCCACTTCCTCTTTATGTGTCTGGTCGTAAAATATCTTGGATTTATTAGCAAAATGCTTTATGATAGGGAACCATAGTACAATTGATGCTGCTTGCTCGATAGGATTCTCTAAATTAGCAACAGCTTCAATACATATACTAAATACTGCCATTGGTCTATCCATAACTGCGATTGAAAGCAGATGAACATTCTCTAAATCTTTAACTAATTTGACACGGTGTAAGGAAAACATCTCGTATGCTTTAGTGGCAACGCATAAATCAGATACAGCGGTAATATCATTATAGATTTTAATGAAGTTATAATCTTTGTGATCGCTTATATACTTTGCTGCATTGTCAACGTAATCGTTGAACATAACTTCTGCTAGTTGCATATAATCTGGCATTTCCATTTCACTGCCGCCCAGGAAATCAATAACGCTATCCGGTGTGGTTTCTTTCTTCATAATCGCTCCTTAACTCTTCTTAATCTCATTTTAACATATCACAATCGGAATGTCAAGAACTATTTTTAACTTTCCTATAAAATAAAATAAGCCTACGGGAATAGGCTTATAATAATAAAAAATAGATAATGATAATTATTCTTTATTTTCTTTAGCTTTCTTGTGAAGATATTCCATGATGAGCATACGGGTTAGCGTTCCCACGCCAACGCCCATATCATCGGATATCTTTTCAAATACAACATAGTCCTCATTCTTAAGTTTAGTTGAGAACTGTTTGTCTATTTTAAGTAAAGGATCGATCTTATGATTCATTGTCACACCTACCTTTTAGTTTATTTTAATTAACGGAAGGTGAGTGATTTGAACACTCAAGCCATTTCTGACGCAGGTTTAGCAAACCTGTGACTTGCCATTAGTCTAACCTTCCTTGGCGGAGGAAAAGTGGGTCGAACACTTACAGCATTTCTGCCGCATGATTTCGAGTCATGTGCCATACCATTAGGCGATTCCCCCAGTACGGATATCGCAGGATTTGAACCTATACAACCTTGCGGTCGCAACATTTCCAATGTTGTGCCATACCATTAGGCGAGATATCCAAGTTATTTTTATTAAAATAGAGAGCGAGAGATTTGCACTCTCACGAGCTTTCGCCCCATAGTTTCTAAGACTATGATGTCTGCTAGTTCCAACAGCTCTCCGCATGGGTAAAAACGGATTTGAACCGTTAATATCTTGTTTTTGAGACAAGCGTGTCTGCCAGTTGCACCATTTACCCAAGTATGGAAGAAGAGGGAGTCGAACCCTCAATCCCTTGCGGGCCACGGATTTTAAGTCCGTGATGAATACCAGTTCCAACATTCTTCCAAAGGAGAGCTAGGGATTTGAACCCCAGTAACATTTCTGTTAAATTGTTTTCAGGACAATCTGCATCAGCCACTCGCACAGCTCTCCATGAAATAAGCGTGAAAGGATTTGAACCTCTACATGACGGGACCAAAACCCGTTGCCTTACCGTTTGGCTACACGCCTTCATATATTATAAAATATTACATATACAGCCCTGTATGAATAGCGCCTCAGACTTATCAATAGGATAAAGTTTTTTCAAGGATTTTAACTAAATTTAATCTCTTATTTTTAATCTTTAACTAACAAAACTTAAACTTTAAAACTTTATCTTTAAGCATTTATCTTTAACCTTTAACGAGCATTTTGCCGTTGCTCAACGGAATGCATTGGGACATGCGCTGGCCCAGGCGGATAAGTGTTGCCGTTCTCGTATATGTAATATTTTATATTATTTAAATTTCAATGAACGTCTTGGCGTTGCTTTCTGATAAAATAAAATCTATTTCTGATTCAAATTTTGTAATTTCTTCTTCTATCTCTTTTACTTTAGTTTTGATACCCATCGGATCGAAAATATCAAAACAATTCATTTTACGATAAAGACCAATAAACTCATCGAGACTTGTGGATTTTTTATCAGCGCCAACGCTCTGTGCTTGTAATACTCTTTCCAAAGATTCTTCAACTTTTTTATTTGCATCTTTAACACATTTATCAATACTTACCAATTGGCTTACCAAAGTGCTTTTTAGGAGTTTCTTGCTTTCAACGCTTTTCTTTCTTTCGATACATGCAGATACAGATATTTTTTCTCCATTAAAATCGACTATTGTTTCGGCATTAGATTTTATAATTGCTATTTTTATTTTATGCCATCTTTCAATTAATGAATATATACTGTCGAACGATGATTTAACATTAGATGCAAATTCATTTTTATTCTGGTTGTCGTATGTCTTTTCTCCGTCTTGTCTTGCTATCGCCAAAAATGGAGTCCCCGTGATTGCTCCCTGTATTCGTTTGGTTATGGTTTTTAATTCAGACAGCCCGCGAGTCACCGAAATCTTTTCCATATTTGTTGCTCCTTTAACTTTAATGTTATCTTGCCTTCCTATATTCTTATTTTACTACATCAACTAACAAATGTCAAGAACTATTTTTAAATTATTTTATAATTTATTATGAATTAAAAGCGTAGAGGGTTTAGGCAAGTTATTTGTAAAATACTTGAAATGAAGAATGGCTATGGTGGCCTGTTTTAAAAAACCCAACAATAATAATGAAAGTATCCCCCTCTCTACCTCTATCATTTTATCTTACTCTGTATATCTCTGTATATAAGATAGATAATAGATTAAAGTTATTATGATAATAATTTAATCTTATCATGTGTATAGGAAAATTATTTTAATTATTCTAAAAAAGTTCTTGACATTCATTTTGATGTATGCTAAAATAAGAAG